TTAGCAGCACTTCTCGCAGACATGCACTCCATCTTTTTCAGTGAGTGTGTGGGAATCGACCATCATGCCGCACTCATCGCAGGGGTCTTGTGTGACTTCAGCCTCGTTGATGGGTTCGTAGTTGCCCATGCTCCAGGCTGCCAGCTCACGTGGTGTGATTCTCTGGAATGATTCGTTCATGCTGCCCCGTGAGTTAGGGCCCTTGGGGAATTTGAGCGCTTTGTTCTTTGGATCCGCCGGGTTCATAGCACCCATTTTGTTGGGCACACCGTAAAGAGATTCCTCTTTCTCGACGGGCCACCCATAGCACTCATTGACGACATCACGGATGATTTGACGCAGCTCTGAAATCTTGATCTTCATGGAGAATAAGTATGCGTGCCAGATGCATTCAGCGAACGCGGACTAAAAAAGCGCCTGGAACCCACCCACATCCATTCGGCCCCAGCACATAAGCATTGCGTCCGTCTGTTCGATCAATGGTGATGATCACACCGACGTCTTTTGAGGAGAGGTGGTTACCCCCTGGATCACCCACAGACATTAAATGCGAAGGCGACATGGTCAAATCAACTTTCTTGCCCGCAATAGGCGAAAGCATGACCATGTCACCGACTGCAAATTTCACAAAATAATTATTCTTTATGCTTGACTGTGTAGAGGCGTTGAATGGCACCCAGCATAAAAAGTGACATTGTCAACCAGCATGCCTGCTCAAAGTTGATCTGATTTTTGAGTTCGAGCGCGGGGACAAGCGCCACATTCCATGTTTGGTGGAAAATGAAAGCTATGAGTGTAAAGACAATGATTGCTGCAATGAGACTCGTGAGCCAAGTTGCTGTTTTATTTTTTTCTTCCATGAGATGGAAATTATAACTTCACGCGCTGATTGGATCACTCGAGGAATACGTATGGCTAAGTTTTGATCGTATAGGGGCTGCACGATGGTGAAGAAAATTGATAAAAATCGCTTTAGGAAGACCTATTCTTTTTACCGCGCAGTGCCTGTGCTGCAGGCGGTGGGCGGTGACATCACGGCTGTGATAGCAGGCACTGGTCTCACAGGAGGGGGCACAGAGGGAGATGTGACCTTGTCAGTCGACCTAAATGCAGGCCCGAACATCACACTCACAGAAGAGATAGACGGATCAATTACTATTGAAGCTGCTGGTGGCACTGGCCTGCCCGCAAGCCCAGACACAAGTGTGCAATATAATGGTGGGTCAGGGGCATTTGGGGGATCAGCAAACTTTACATTCGCAAATGACACGGTTTATTTGACAGGGTCTCTAGAAAACGGATTTGAAGCAAGAGCAACAGGCGTTTATTCACATGCTGAAGGCAGCGGCTGCCTAGCAGTTGGAGATTATTCACATGCTGAAGGGTTCAATACTGAGGCATCAACAATTGGTACACATGCTGAGGGTTCTACTACAAGTGCAGATGGAAATTATTCACATGCTGAAGGTTATGGGACGACAGCCACAGGCATGTATTCGCATGCAGAAGGTGATAACACCATCGCAACAGGCGAATCCTCTCATGCTGAAGGAAATAGTACTACTTCTACAGAAAAATGGTCGCATGCAGAAGGCGTGAGCACTCAAACACTTGGAGAGGGTTCACATGCTGAAGGCTATAGCACATACACGTCACCAAATGGCGATTATTCGCATGCTGAGGGTTATGAAACACAGGTCGAGGGTGTGGGGGCACATGCTGAAGGCTACCAGTCAATAGCTTTAGCAAATTACTCGCATGCAGAGGGCCAAGAAACCAGCGTGGATGGCCTTGCCACAGGTGCTCATACAGAGGGCTATCAGACAACAGCGGAGGGAGAATGGTCACATGCTGAAGGTGATAATACCACGTCAGTGGGAGAATCTTCTCATGCTGAGGGGAGTAACACCACATCTACTGGAAAGTGGTCGCATGCTGAGGGTGTCAGCACGGATGCGCAAGGCGAAGGCTCACACACAGAAGGATATCAGACTATAACGTCAGGCCTGCACTCACATGCTGAAGGCTACAATACGACAGCGAGCGGGCAGTATTCACATGCCGAAGGTGCAGGAGATCTTGTCACACTACTTTTAAATGGCCCTACAGCATCTGGCGTGGGATCGCACGCTGAAGGAATTGGAACGTCAGCGTCAGGTGATTATTCCCATGCAGAGGGACAGGCTACACAAGCATCTGTCATAGGCGCACATTCTGAGGGTATTTCTACGACTGCGTCTGGCGATTATTCACATGCTGAGGGCTATGACACAACTGCGTCTGGTGATTATTCACATGCTGAGGGTGCGAGAAATGATAGCTTAGGACTCGGCGGACCGACAGCATCAGGGTTGGGCGCACATGCGGAAGGGCTTCTTACCTCGGCTGGGGGTGACCACTCACATGCCGAAGGATATGAGGCAGCAGCAACGGGGCTTGCATCGCATGCCGAAGGCCGTAACACACAAGCGACTGATACAGGCGCGCATGCTGAGGGGAATGGTGCTCTCGCTGCAGGTGAATATTCACATGCAGAGGGCTTCAACACACAAGCGAATGCATACAGCTCCCATGCTGAGGGGAATGGTACAATCGCAGATGCAGACTATTCCCATGCAGAGGGTGCAACAGCATATACACATGCGGGCGCAGAATATTCCCATGCAGAGGGTCTCAACACACACACATGGGGCGCATATTCGCATGCCGAAGGCCAAGCGTGCGAAGCATTTGGCTGGTATTCACACGCTGCAGGTATAGGAACCATTGCATCAGGATCGGGCCAGAATACGGTTGGGCAGTACAACAAGCGCGACAATACTGATTCATTATTTATAGTGGGAAATGGAACGGGCGATTTAGATGCAGACAGGAGTGACATCTTCCTTGTCAATCAAAGTGCTGTCTTAGTCGGTTCCGGTTCACTCAAGTCCGATACGTTCTTCTTTGTCAGCGGTGCGATAGGCCAGAGCACTGAAAAATCTCTATTCACTGGTGATGTTACTGTCAGTGGAACAATCAAATCAGCGACAGGTATAACAGGATCTCTGACTAGGTTGTTTGACAACACACCTTATCTTATTGCTGGGCCTAATATAATAACTTCCACAGGTTCCAATGGTGCTGTGACTATCACCGCCAATGTCGACATGTCAGTCAATGCCGTGAGCGCTTCTGACATGGATCTCTCTAACAACGCACGGTACTTCACAAAGACCGCATCTGGTGGATTAACGTGGACTTTCTCCAATGTTCCTGCGTCAGGTGCGGTGGTGGTTACACTGGAATTAACGAATGGTGGCACGGGCGTGCAACAGTGGCCCTTATCAGTTAAATGGCCGGGCGGCACAGCACCAACTCTAACTGCGTCGGGTGTGGACGTCCTCTCATTCGTCACAGACGACGGAGGAACAACATGGCGAGGAGTCACACTCATGACGGACAGCAAGTGAGCCGGCTATGGTGATGTTGCGATGGTTATTGGCGAGGCAGCCACAGAACAATTTCGGCCTGTGCATAGCAGGCGCAAATTTCGGTTACGTCGTGTTCAACAATGTCGATAAGTACCAATTCTCCAACAACTCACGAACGGCGAGCACGAGTCTTTCAACTGGCAGGGAAGGCGCAGCATCTGCAGGGAATTTCTCTTTTGCAATAATAGCCGGAGGCGGAGTGCCTGCTGGTTCGCCTCCATCATCAGTGGCGGTCGTTTCTTCCTCTGAAAAATTTACATATACCACATCCGCTGTCTCGTCTGTGACGTCTCTTTCGACCGCACGAGCATATCTGGTGTCAGCAGGAAATTCCGAAAAGGCATATTTTGCAGGTGGCACCACTACTTTTAGTAGCGTCAATACGCTGATAGCGGAGTCATACACATATAACACTGACTCGGTCACATCAGCAACAAGCCTGACAGGAACTGCTCGACGCGCTATGGCTGGATTCGCATCACAAACTCATGGCTTTTTCGCCGGCGGAGGTACTGACACAGTATACTTCACCACACACAACAAGTATCAGTTTTCCGACGGCGCTGTAACATCGGCAACAGCATTGTCGACCGGAAAATATAACATGGCAAGTGCTGGAAATAATAGCTTCGGCTTGATTACTGGCGGATATACTGGGTCAGTCATTTCGACGAGTGAAAAATACACGTTCTCGACAAATGCTTGGTCATCGGCGACCGCTCTCACAAATGCCGTGAATGCTCATGCAGGGTTTGGGAATTCATCTGTTGCGGTTTTCATCGGCGGCTTGAATTCATCATTCGCGTATCAATCAGCTAGCCAAGTTTACACCTACTCGTCCAACACCGTCGCAGCTGGTGGGAGTCTTGGAACCGCAAGGTATAGCTTAGCCGGAGTATCCACAAACCCTGGACATTTATCATGATTGCAAAGAACGACAGCACTGACTTTTCTTGTACAAATTTCGGAGAATTGTCATGGTGATGTTGCGGTGGCTATTGGCGAAGCAACCTCCGGCTGCCGCTGGTTCTGGATATTTTGCCGCAGGCACAGGTGGTTCGGCTGTTGCCACCGTTGACAAATATAAATTTTCTACAGATTCCAGAACGCTCGGAACGAGTTTGTCTGCAGCCAAGACGGGGCCAGGAGGAGCCGGAAATCTTTCGAAGGGGATATTTGTCGGAGGAGGAATAAGTGGCTTTGTTGCAAATGGAAACATTTATACATATTCTACCGATGTGGTTTCTACTTCGGCAAATTTATCGCAAGCAAGGTCTGACATTTCAGGGTGCGGGACTTTGACTGTTGGCATTTTCGCCGGAGGCTATACCGGTGTAGAGGTAAAAACCACTGATAAATACACTTACAGCACCGACACTGCGGCAGCGACGACATCAATCAATCAATCGAAATCTGGCATTGGATCGGCAGGAAATTCAACTGTTGGCTATTTTACCGGAGGTTACACCTCAGTGACCACTGTGAGTAAATACACTTACAGCGGAGACACAGTCTCGAGCGGAACAGCGTTGGGAACTGCAAGAGATTACCATGGCGCGTCGGGAACGAGCGTAGTCGGCATCTTCGCGGGAGGCAGAAGCGGCTCGCCATTTGTGGCGACATCTGATAAATACACATATTCAGGGGATACTGTTGCAGCGGGAACAAGCCTCGCAAACGCAAGAGGGTTTTTGACAGCTGCCAGTGATGCGACAGTCGGCATCTATGCAGGCGGAAGCACTGGATCATTTGTTTCCACATGCGAGAAATATACATTCTCGAGTAATTCGGTCGCAAATGGAACGAGCCTTAGTTCCGCCCGAGGCTTTCTGAACTCGACATCATCAACTCCCGGTGGCCTATGATTGCCAAGAACAACCGCCTCAACACCGATTTTCAGATTGACAATTTCCTTGTCGGCTCATGCTCACTAAACTTTTCTTAGATTATGGAGTACATTTCCAGCTTATATGATTGCAAAAAATAATCGTCGCAATACACATTTTCAAATTGAGCACTTTCTAATTGGGTCGTGCCACACGGCTGATGGTGCATACTCTCTGCTCTGCGATCTTCGTGAAGAAAGAAATGATGCTTTGGCACAAGTAGAAGCAAGCTCGCTTAGAACTCGTGCTAAGCTTATAAAAGCTGAGCGCAATTTATCATCCCCTGATGAAGTCAAGAGACTTAAGGCGCAGGCAGACATATCAGAGATCACGGCACACGCAGATACACTGCAGCGCAACATCGCCGCGGCGAGGGCTGAACTTGCATTCATTGATGACTGCATCTCAAAGATACAGCCACACCGAAAGTTTGGACACCTACCTGATCTTGAGGCGCATGAGGCGGCGCAGCGCGATGAATGGCGCCTCGAACTAGAGTACAGGGCAGTAAACTTCCTCGTCACAGCAGGAACAATACCGCACGATCACTTCGCTTCAATGAGGCAACATCCTGACTTTGAGACGCACATATTACCTGCCATCGAGCAAACTAAAGCCCTGCTTGTCGATGGCAGAGTAGAACTACTTCTAACTGCGCCCAAACCCGCTTTCTTAGCACTCGGAGGACCTGATGTACGCAAGGATCAATAACGGAGCAATTAACAACTATCCCGTCGATATTTGGAGGGAACATCCTAATGTGAGTTTTCCCATCGGATGGACGGGAGGCCTGATCGAGGGACAAGAATATGCACTTGTCATCAGCACTTCAAGGCCTGAAACGAACCATACACAGAACACTACAGAGGGCACGCCAGTCATTGACCCAAACAGCGGAAGATGGACTCAAGCATGGGTTGTGACGCAAGCACCCCCTGAGGAAATAGATGCACGTATATCAGCAAGGTGGGCATCTATACGAGAAGAACGCAATCATAAACTCTACAAGAGTGATTGGACACAGCTCTCTGACAGTCCGCTCACAGCTGAGAAGAAATCTGAGTGGCAAGTTTATCGACAAGAATTACGTGACGTCACACTCCAGTCTAACCCATTTGAACTTGCGTGGCCAATAATCCCCGCATAAATACTTATATTCAAGGTGCAACATGCAAACAGAAATTCAACCAGTGACATTCTTTCGTAAATCAGCAACTGTTCTCAAGATCATGGGTGTAAACATTCGTCAACTGGGTCCCGGCGGATCTGTACTCGTTCTTTGCATTCTGCAAAGCGCCTCGGGCGAACACCTGCATAATGAAGCTTTTACCCTAGCTGGATCTGATTATGATCAGTGGGGAAGTGATGACAGTTATTTATTGACCAAAGCACTCGAGGCACTAGGTCTAACCGCTGCCTGATCTCCTTGTGTCTTTAGCGATCTTACGAATGTGCCGTGACACCTCCGCATAAAAAGGGTTTTCCTGAAGAAACACAATGAGGCGCTTCTCTATGTTGAAATCGGTATTCGTTGCCTTCCACATGTTGACAGTGTACTCCCAACCCAACAGGCATTGCACAACACATAACAAAAAATTTTCGTCAATGAAAAACGCACTGCCTAAATCATCAACGAACTTGTCGAAAAAGTAGTGCAGTGCGTGAGATGAGCTCAGAATATTCGAGAATATTCGAACTAGGTAACCACCTTCTTGATGAGCAGACAGCGGTCTGTCATGCTCACGTACACTGGTGCGGCAGGCGTGTCAGCATAGTAGCCGGTTTCGTTGACTGAGTCCCACACCCACTTCTTTCGATTCCCATTTGAAATCTTGTTGTAAGAGCCTGAGCGGCCGCTCGAGTGAGATCGGGCGATTTGAATCATTTGTTTGTACCCATCAAGCTTGATTACCTTGCCCAGGGTAAGAAACGGCCCACCACGATCAGAAACGTAAGCGATCGTGTCTCCAACTTCGATGGCGTTACCCATCATGTCCCTCGGTTCATAGCTCATTTCAGTCTCCTTGAATCTGGTTAGCTACATACTGTCGTCCCGCATCGATCACCCTAGGATCAACATCGGACGGATCACGATACCTAGAAAACACCGGGAAACGAATCTTTCCATCGACCGTCAACCCATTCTTCGTCAGCGGATCAGGCTGGCCCTCAACCTCAATGATTCGACCGCAAAAGGTGTCAGGGCCGAGGAGTTGAACTTCAGCCCGCAGAGCATCAGTAAAACCGCCACCTACACGAGTGATGACACCATTCGGAAGGACGACATTGAACCCACCGAACATGCCTTCACGCTTTGAGCCGCGCTGGCCCTCATACCATCCCACAATGACTCCCTCAAAAGTTGTAACGGGCTTGAGTTTCTGCACAGCGTCTGAGCGCTTATAAGCATAAGCTGCGGACAAGTCCTTCAGCATGATGCCCTCATATCCCTTCTGCGTCGTGAACCCATAGTATGTCAGCAATTCTTCGTCAGAATTGACGGTGACACCTTGGACTTGCTGGACTGGTCCTACCCCTACGGCAGCCATGACTCCCTCAACCAGTTTAAGTCGATTGCTATAGGGAAGATTTAGATTGACCCTCTGTCCTGTCCAGTCGCTGAGCGGGACTGCATCGAACACATGGTACACGATATTTGAATCATCCTTGGCGAACTTTCGGGACATGACGACTGAGGCGGACTCATTCCAGTCCGCACCCATGGCCTCTCCGTCGAGAACCACATTGTCGTAGTGTGTCGCCGCCTCGAGGACTGCCTTGATCGTCGGCAGAGTATCAAGCTCAGTTCCATTGCGGGTAAACATGGTGACTTTACCATCACGCTTCACAGCAATGCATCTGAGGCCATCAAGCTTCGGTTCGGCACGAAGAGGGTACTTCGGGCGCTCATTGAGCACAATACCCTTCTGGGGGTCATGGCTGGCGCCCAGGGTCGTCGCAAGCTGGACATCAAATCCCTTGATGAGACCAGGCCACACCTTGTTGACAGTGGTGTCCTGAACGCCACACCGTAGATTCTTCAACAGAATACGCAAACACCATTTCTGCTGAAGGGCGGACATGGCACTAAACTTCTCAATGACTGCGCTCCGAGCTGAGTTACCTGTGATGGCACGTGTCGAGAGCTCTTTGTGACAAAATCTCAAAAATGAGTCGACGGTGTCATCGTCAGCTTTTGGAACTGAAGACGCATGTGGCATTTTGAACTTATTAACGTAATATACCGTGTATGGATCTTGTGCCGCAGCAAAAACTCCCTGCAGCAGAGCATTGTCCTTGTGCCGCACGAGAGTATCTCGTTTAGCGTTAGATCCTGAAGTTGATTCTAGCGACTCAAGAATATCGATGACAGTGTCCATGTCCAAACCTTATCACTCTTAGTTGGGGGTTTGCACCTTCTTTTGGAGTTTTACGCTCTCGCGTGTACTGAGCACCTGTGACATTAGCTCGCTGATCATACAATCTACTGGACCAATGAGTACAGCATACTGGTCTGTGTGTGAGCCACAGGGGTTTTCCACACCATTGAGTTCATCATGCCAATCAAAGCCTGAATCAGCCCCTGTGGTCCTGCGGCTCTCAGGTGTGCACTCACCAACAGGACAAGGTGGATAATCAAATCCACCTTCTACTTGAAAAGGAATCCAGCCACGCCCCCTGCACTCTCTGCAACCTCCCTGCGCTAAAAAATTTTGATGTGTCTGCTTCTCAAGAGCAAATATTAAACCTCGCCGTATCGACTCAAGCTCTTGAAGTTGGGCTTCATAAGCAAGAAAAATTTCTGTGCTTGAATCAGGTGTGCGGTGCTTGATTTTCTTCTTCTTTCCATACATCGAGAGTGTGCCACATCACTCTTCAGGAAGCTCAAAGAGCTCAACTTTTCGCTTTTTGGTCTTTTTTGTAGAAGGTTTCTGGAACATAACATGCTCTCCTCCTTCTCCCACTGTGGTAGGCGTAGAATTAACGCTCTCATCTTCTTGGGTGAAGAAGGGTAGCTCTTCATTGGTTTCAGGGTCGATTGGTTTTCCTGTGACCTCCCGTATCACAGGTGGGGGCTCTAGCACGACAAGACCCTCTGCAGGAGAATTGACGACAGGAATGTTTAGTCCAGCAAATTCTTCCCTGCTGGGAGGTATAACACCAATCCTGGTGCACCTCTCGAGGAGAGCCTCATACGTGATGATGCCAAAATCATCGATGTATTCGCGCAGGGTCGCCCGCCGCCGGCGCAGGAGGTCTGTCAACTTTAGAGTTGAAATATTTGACTTAGAAAGGCTCTTTTGCTTCATCATCTCGCTCTCCTTGAGAGTGTGCTAATTCAAAATAACTATTACTTTTATGTCGAAGAATTACGAACCCGCCGGAGTGCCTCGAGGCTGTGCAGGAGCTCTGCGATACCCTGCTGAAAGAATGGAGACTTGGCAATTTCGTCGATTCGATCCTCTGTGAGGTCGAGGTCCCAGCTCTCATCGAAGGCTACCGCAAACTTGCGCATGACACGCAGGACATAATTACGTGCGGACGAGTGGTTCATCGTGAATCCAATCTCGGTCATCATTTCTGCGATTTCACGATAGTTGACGCCCTCATCATCTGTGACCGTCGCGTATCCCCTGTCAACTCGAGCACCTTTTTTCAAAGCCATTCCTAATTCCTCCTTACCTATTTTTTTGAATTTTCTGAGAGTGTGGAGAGCCCTGCTGCATCGTGGGGCCAAAACGAGCCCGCCTAAACTCTTCTAGACGCTGCTGCAGTTCATCCACGGCCTGCTGAGGTTCTTCAGCTTGCAACGAGCGCTCTAGCGCGCTCTTCTTCATTCTAGTCTCTGACACAATGCGATGTGCACAGGCGAGCGATAAAAAAAGTGCACCGGAACCAACTCCAGTGCACAAAATGGTAATTGCTAGGTCTATCATGTGAGGCTCTTACCACTCATGACAGACTGGAGCTCATCTTCCGATATCGGATACTTCTCGGGGTTCTCCTCATCGACGAGCCCAAATCGAAGCCGAATGATTGCAGCTTCTTTGGGCGTCAGCTCCGCGATTACTTTTTTAGCTATTTTCAAGAGCTCGACTTGTGCGACAGACTCAAACGGATTCGCCTGTAGGCTGTGGTCTTCGACTTTGTCTTCAATTGAGTCGCTCTCATCATCTGAGGACGAGATCGGCTGCTGGAGAGAAATGACGGCCCGTCCACCGTGCATCGTGGCCTTGACAACGGTCGTCGAGGCACCCACGAGCTTCGTCAGCTCTTCTTGTGTGGGTTCACACCCCATCATCTCTCGATATTCATCAGCAGCCTGCAGAAGCTTACGCTGGACGGCCGCAGCATGGGCAGGCAGGCGTATGATGCGCTTTCGCTTCATGACATGCTGGCCGATGGCTTGCTTGATCCACCAAGTGGCATACGTCGAAAATCGAAAACCTTTATCCCACTTGAAGCGCTCCACAGCCTTCATGAGTCCAATATTACCCTCTTGGATGAGGTCTTCCATTGGAATATTATGGCTGCGGTACTGCTTCGCGATCGACACCACGAGTCGTAGGTTGCACTCAATCAGGCGGGCGCGAGCCTTCTCTGCGGCCCGGCCGCCTGCTTCAAAGCGCTGAAAAAGCTCCACAACTTCGGGGTGCTTCAGCTGCGGAAAGGTCTGAAGATTGTTGAGATAATCATTGATTGCGACATTCACGTTTTTCTTCTCTTTTTCAGCACGCTTTGAGTGCATTAGTTCACCAAACGCTTGTCGAAGTTGCCATCGACATAGTTGTCTTCCTCGGTGAGGAAGGCTGCGTTCTCGTACAGATAAGCCTCGTGTGCCTCACGACGTTGGCGGCGAATCTGTGATTCACGTCGCAGGTACGCAATCTCGATCTCCCAAAGATAAGGATCAAAGTTGCCGTCGATAACCTTGAGCCTGTCAGACTCCAGTTGATTTAGACGTGAAAAGAGCTCCTCATCTGGGACCAGTGCCGTCTCATCCATGTTGACGACTTCAGGGACTGCAACGGGGCACTGTGCATACGTGTACTGGGTCTCTGTTTGATGAAAACCTTGCTGGCGCTTCTTCTTAGACAATTTTATTACTCACTTGTTTTGGAGTTTTTACACTCACATTGAAATACGGCTACTAGGCCGGTTGATGTGTACTATAGTGCCACCGAGGCAAAAAGTACACAAGCTCATCTCTTAATTTTTACTTTGTGCCGACGCTCAAGAGCGGTGATTGCATCAACGACCTCGAGCGCGAGTTGGGTATTACGATCGACTGTAGGTCTACCTGCAACAGCAGGTGCAAGCTCGGCTGCAAGCTCAATAATCCTAATAAGATCGCGGTAGAGATCAGGGGTCAATTGAGGCTGACCCCTCTTTCCTGCAGCCGTGCCATTTACTTCCGCGACTGTTTTTAGCTTCACCATGTGGCCTCCTAGGTCATGCGACCCTTGTGGTTGGTCGCAGTTGATTGTGTTACAGTCGTGAATCGAACGCCTGGGTCATTTTTGCGGCGGCCGAGCTGGCAACTTTTGCCCACCATCATCCCGCTATTAACCCACCACATTTGTCTATACGCCTCGCGGTCTTCTTGCGAAGAAAACTTGAGCACTGTGATGCCCGCCTGCTTGCCATCGCCTGCCGTCAAACCAAGATATTTGGTAGAAGATTCCGACGAACACTCAGCGCACGTGGTGATGAGCCCACCAATTCGGCGCTTCATGGGAGAGTTAGGGTCAAAATCACAACCGCATTCGATACATTCATGTGTCGTAATCATGTTGTGATACTAACATGTGCTGTAGAATTTTTGCACTGTCTTTTAAAAAGTTGTGGCCCGAAGGCCACAAGCTTTTCCAAATTTTACTATTTTTTCACTTGACAGCAGGAGTTGCAGGGGCAACTACAGGAACGACAACCGGAGGAGCAACAACTGGCTCAACAGGGGCCGGGGCAGGGGTCACAGTCTCAGCCGCAGGGCAGACTGGGCAGTTACACTCAGCAGGCGGACAGACATCAGCAGCAGGCGCATCCACGACAGCAGGAACCTTCGCAGGCTCAGCAGGCGCAGCAACCACCTCAGCTGCAGCAGCGACAGTCGCATCAGCGGCGACTTCATCAGTGGCAGGCTTGCAGGCAACAGTGTAGATGGAGCAAAGGGCAGCAACGATAGAAAGTGTGTTCTTGATTCTCATGGCTTCTAATATATTTTCATGAAGACCAGCTGTTCAAAAAAAGTGAAAATTTTTTGGGGAAAGAGGATTCGAACCTCTATAGTGAGAGTCAAAGTCTCAAGTCCTGCCGTTGAACGATTCCCCAGCATCAATCTTTAGACAAGCGGTGCTCAATCAGGCACAGCGCTGCTATGAGTAACAAGTTCTCTGAGTTGTAAGTGTCCCTCCCCCGGAGAAGAGTGATCATGAAGAAACTTATCAAACAAGTCCAGAATGTAAAAACTACCAGTTTTTTCTTCAACCTGCTGAGGATATTCATATCATAGATAAGCTGTTTACTTTCTTTTATGGCACAATTAGAGCGCCATAAAAGAAGCAAGGCATCCATACATATTGATCATGATGAACGAAAAAAAACCTTGGGAAATTGACCACGATGAAGCCGCATGTGAGGAAGGTGGCATGGCACTTGGATTCCTGCAGAGAACGCAGTCGATGATTAGCCAGGTGCAAGAGCTCCTTGACGCTGAGGATTCAATTCCGGCCTGGGTGACGTCAAAGCTCACTTCCGTCTATGAAGACATGAACGACGTACATGCCTACCTGACGCAGCTCGATAGCTTCAGTAGGGCAAAAGGTGTAGATGGAATCTCTGAAGCTAAAAAGAGAAAAAAGAAGAAAGGGCTTTGGCACAACATTCACGCACGCAGGAAGGCTGGAAAGCGCCCCCTACGCCCTGGTGAAAAAGGTTATCCGAAGACGCTGGACATCGAAAGTGTGATTAGGGAATTTGTCTTTAACGAGCTGAAGAAGCGTTGAGGTAGTCAGGTGTCTCTTCAGGTGTCTCTTCAGGTGCCTCTTCACCTCCTTCTTCAGAGGTCGCAGTTTTAGCGCTCATCCCTATATAGTCGAGAGCATCACTAGGGCGCCCTGGATCCCCATCCGATCCCATTGACCGTGCAGGAGAACGATACCAGAAACCCTGGATATCGTTCCCACGTGTCAATTCGTACGAATAAAAACCCTTTGGGTCAGTGGGATCCGAGCCAGAGGCCGAAGCGGCTTGTCCATATTCAGCCAACAGAATTTCTTTTATGAGAGCCCTCAAGTTTTTATGAGAAGACTTCATCCCTCATCCTCATCTTCTTCGTCCTCACCAAGGCGTTGAAGGTCATCTTCTTTAGCGGGCTTGCCTGTATTGGCTGCCCATTTATCGGGAGGCACAGAATCTTCTTGTACATCCTTGATCGCCTCACGAATAATGCGCCGCAATTCACCAAGCTTGATCTTCATATCCTTTAAGTATAAAACAAAAAAGCTCCCTCACAAAATATCATGAAGGAGCATACACAAATCACCAGCTAATTTTCAATATCTCGAATATTCGCTGAGTCGAACCCAATAACACTGGCTATACACATAGTGTCCATGCCGTGACGGCTCACAGACATGAATCCATGTCCCAAGAGATCGATATCCTGCGCTCACAACTCTTCGAGAAGGCGGGCGCGGAGACTCAACTCTCACAGGCTCAGGTCGAACAACACGCACAGGCTCATAAAAACAACCTGACGATATAATGCCCAACATAACAATAAACGTCAACAGTTTATTATACATGCTTGTGTATATCCTCACTTAACGGAGCCTGGGATTAGGTCGTTAATACCAGGACGAATTAACCTCAGTGCGTGGTACGTCTTCGCCGGAGTCGCAGTCCCAAGCGGGCGCTGGTGCTTGATCACGCCCTGGCGCCGTGAACCATCGGGACCAACGCCTGTCGCATTGCCTTCAACAGTGTGGAAGATGCGTGTGGCAGGATCCCAACGCTCGACCAGCGTGACATGTGAGCCATAACCATAACCTGGCGCAAAGCCCACCAGCAGAATGTCACCTGGGCGTGGGCCAAACGCCGTGACCTCTTCAGGTGTCGACGCCGCGGTCAACTTCAGGTACTTGCGCCCATCAGCTACAGGTCGAGGATACTTCGCCGCGGTGGCCTTAGCATTTGCAGACGCAAACCCGGCAACATAACGCCCATAACAATCAAGACGATACGTGGAAGGCCAGTACAACTGCCTCAGGTCGGGTTGAATAAACGGTTCCCAACAGTGAGCGTGAAAGGCTCCACACCACTCATAGTCACCATCCTTCTGATAAACGAACTTACCCGGATTCGACACGCCTCCCAACTGCGCGCCATTCCGAATGTACCCATCGATCGCCTTGCGGTCATCATCAAACAACGGATCCTGCAATGAACGACGCGGAGGATCAACCACATCACGCTTCCACTCGACCAGCGCGCGCTCTAACGCCAACTCACCAGCTTTTTTCAATAAATTGTCCATATTAACTCCTACACCTAGATAGGTACCCGTTTTAGACTTAGACGATTATTTGAAACTGCAAAGTGCTGCGATAAGTGCTGAAGTGTAGCTAGGATGTAGAGTCTGTCGCATAGATGTTGGAGGATCAACGACCCAGTCAGGTTCAGGGTCATGATAGAGTGCTCGGGGTTCCCAGCCGTGGTCACTTCGCATAACCCTTACCAAGTGCAAAATACAATTTAATGTGGTCTCATCATCAAGGTCAGGAATTGCTCCAGAAGGCACACCCCCAAACGAAACTCTAAAAGATTTACCATGAAGACATGCTAACATACCCGGCATCCACCTCCAATATTTAGCTTTGACTGCTTGTGCTGCTAGAGCTACGGACATCTTCTTTATCCAGATTTTTTTGATAATATTTTTTTATGTACCGCAGCTCACGACCGCGCATTTTATACCCGATTGCCATGCCAGCTGCGAAAATCACACCTAGAAAAAAGAAAGTGGCAATGTAGAGCAGGATGATGAGCTCGATGTTCGACGTCAAATTCAAGATTTGACATCCTCATCTTCCGCAAGGGGCTTGATATTCTTGAGTGAGGCCCACAACTGGCGGTCACGTGCATTATCACCATGCACATATCCCAAGAGGTACGCTCCGACCACAAGAGCCGCCACTCCGATTCCAAAAGAAATTTCAACAATTCCAAAATTCATAATTACTCCTCTTCTTTTTTAGAAAATTCTCTAAGCTGCCGTGTGACCTCTCCTGAGGCCATTCCACGAATTTCTTCCACAAGTTTCCCAAAACTGATCTCATCGAGCTCGTAAGCAGAAATGAGCTCGCGCACCGCTGAATACGTGAGGCCTGCGGAGCGCCAGCGCTCTTGGTCTTTTTGCCCATGTGATAAGAGCAAGTTGACAGTCTCTTGGAGGCGAGAGCGCTCGATATATCCGTGCTCAAAACCTGAAACCCATGCTTCAGCCTGCTGCTCTGAAAAACCTGCCTTGCGTGCCAATTCTCTGGGATCCATAATCTCCTCAGCTCAAGACAAAATTTAGTGCTGCTCTATCAGACATGAGAGGGTGACGGTGTAGCGACCAGCTTGTGATGTGCTTCATGTCGATGAGCTCTTCAATGTAGCGCAAACTTGCGCCCTCAAGGTCTGAAACCTGACCTGATTCTAGGTGTTCGACAGTTGTGTGTAGGTCTTGAATAGGAACTTCCAGCCCTAAGTGGACCTCGACAGGAACACCATCTTTTAGCTTTACTCTAAAGTTAGAAACTTCGGCACCATATTTTCTGAGATACCAGGAGCGCAGGGCACGCCCTGCGCCCTGCTGCCCTGATTCACGAGAGATGTTGAACTTTCCCGTGAGAATTTCCCAATACAACATTACGAATCTTTCTCCCAGACCTCCGACAGCTTCACCAAGTCCAGCAGATCGTACATTTGTGCCTTGGTGTTGAGGTCTGGATTATTATATTTCGCTTCCGCCGTTTTGATCAACGCTTGAATGCATCCCACCGTCGCAGGGTCAGTGACATCTGGATATACCTTCATGTCCTGTAGACCCTGCACGTAGGGCATCCCGTCTCCCGATTGAGGATTCCCCATCACCAGAGCTCGCCGACAACCAACATAGACTGGATCGTCAGAGATAACCCGACCTGCCCAACCGTTGTCAGCGACAAGGAGCATGCCTGGTGTGGGCCGAAAGAACTTGTTGTTTGCGATCCTGATGCCCAGGTCTCGAGAGTTGATACTCATCAGGCAATCCACGGCACGGCAAACGCTGCTACGAACGCGCCAAGAAAAGAGAACAGAAAAAAACTGCTGAAGAAATCATCAACCTTGGAGACGAGCTTGCTATCGTTATGATACGGATTCATGTGTTTTCTCTCTTGATAATACGAGGTGTTAGGATACCTCGGCGACCCGCCAGAGAACCCTTCCACCGTTAGATGGTCCGCTGAATATAACCGGTTTTGAGAAGATTTACACTATTTTGTAAAAAGCTTCTCTGGGAAGAGAACCACAGGACCTCCGTGCTTATGACATGTCGCTGGTGGTCTCTTCCCAGAGAAGTGGACGAGGGTTACCCCTCGGTGCCGGTGCGGGGGACGTCGTCAGCGATGGGCTCCACGTCCGAAGTGAAGAGGTAAACCGGCTTGTTGGCACCCGGAACTTCCACGAAGCAGCGGATTCGCTGAACTTTGGAGAGGGTCCCATGCACCCCATACCACTTGGGATCGCCACCAGTAATGCGAACTCGCTGGCCCACTTCAAGCTTCGCGCCCTGTGCCCGCTCCGTTGACTTTACCCTGTTGTGGTGAAGGATGTGTTGTGCCAAGGCGGCGAGCTGCTCCGCGCCCAGGTTGACGGTGATATCTTCAAAGATCGCCTGAGCAGTATCAAGGAGCCGGGGAAGCTTCGCACCTGCTCGATCGACCTTCGATATGCGGGTGGGTTTTTCACCTGCCGAAGCCTTAGCAGCACGCTTTGCTTCGCGCTCGACGAGCTGTGCGGCCTTACGAGCTGCACGCTCGACAAGGATCGCCTCCTTCTTCTTTGCGCGCTCTTCGGCACTCAACTTGACCTTCTTCACCGAGTTTTCCTGGCTCGAGGATGTGCCCTCTTCGGACTCTTGAGCCTCACGTGCAGCCTTGCGAGCCTTGGCCGCGGCGATGGCTGCATCAATTTTAGAAAGCTTGGCATTATCAATAGCATCAGACATTTTCTCTAATTCTCCGTGTGCATTCCGGATTGGCTACCGGGCATTTCTATTCGAGCCGAGGAACCACCCTCCGCTCTTCTTGAATGTAGTGTACCACAGCCCACAGGAGTTTTACACCAATTCATCAAAAAAAATCGCAAGCCTACGGAGTTAAAGATGAAGGCCACCTTGCGGTGGCCTTCATTCTCACAGGCGAACTCTCGGGGTTTAGACTCCGTACTTTTTGTTCTGTTCCCACCTACGATGGTCGACACTGGCGACAAAATCACTCACGGCGCCGAAAGCGTCAGCAGGCTCCTGTCCCTCTTCAGGCTCGTTCACAACCGGAAGAAAATATTTCTGGGCGTCAGCACGATCTTCAGGATTGCTCAAGGACACATAATCAGTGCGCGAGTTTTCTAGCGAAATTCCGTGCTTACCAAGCTCGTATTGCAGCCTCTTTATGTTCATTGTAATAGGGTAACCCGCATTTTTATTTTCCTCAGCAACACTTTCTAGGGCGTTGATTAGCTTCAATCTAAATTCACGATCAGCCTTTTTAGGCGGGGTGAGGGCCTCGTTGACGCGTGAGGCCTCTTCTTTAATAATTCTTTTGAGCTGTGAGAGTGTGATTTTCATGCTTATTATCTATCTTGCCGCTTCAAGAATTTTTACCAAATCTTCTGTATTTTGTGCACAACCCAGCATGTGTGCTAAACACCCAAATGTCGCAGGGTCCTCAAGATCAGGCAGGCAGTCTCTATGGAATTTATCCAATCTCTTCTTCACAGCCACGATCTCTGTAGGCCGATTGATCCCGAGATCGTCTGCCACAAGATAGACATATTCATCATCCATGGTAATGAAGCGATCACCTACGTCACGCTCCGTACTATAAATTACCCTCATACCTGACAACCAGCGCCAACTCGGACACAAAATGGCACGCCGTGCCAGAGATTCTCTGGGCGAGAGTTCATCCACGTTAGCTGCCATCCTCGCTGTAGACTGATAGATCTTCCATGTACTGTGGCTCTCCTCCGCGACGTATGTAGTCGAGACCGCCATCTACGAAGACAGATTGGCATTTACACCATTGAAAGTCATGGCGATGGCGGCTCTCGATGATAGTGTCACACTTTGTACACCGGCATGCATTACGTAAGAGTCGTTTATCTCTCACTCGTCGTCCTCTTCATCATCTTCTTCAGCATATTCTTCAGCAAGCTCAACGAGACCTGCATCAACAGCCATGTCATAAGCGCTCATGGAAGACACAAAATGCTCTTCATCAAGGCACTTTGCGTCGCCTGTATCATCGAGCTCCCTAATTCCGTCACTATTGAGAATAGCAACCGTACAGTCCTCAAGGTCTGTGTCATATGTAGAACCGTCCGAGTGAATAACAACCAATCTCCACTTCTTCATGTCAAAAACCACTTCCTTTATTTAGACAACTCAAGCTCTCATTAAAATTTTCGAATCTCAGCGGCGGTGGAGCTGCTCCACCTGATAGCGAATGTGAACATCACCACGAATCAAATCGCGGTATGCGATGATCTTCTCATGTCGTTCCAGGGGTATGAAAGAATCCCAGTCAGGACCACTGGCGACTTGAGAGACTGATAGAGCATCGTACTTATGGAACGCTTGCTGAACTATTCTTTTTGCAGACATAAACTCCCTCAATAAATCTTCAAGGAAAGCTCTTGCCCCACTGCGGGGCAAGACAAGGTTATCATACACATGCACAAATTTATAATAAAGATTCAGTTTTTTTGAGCAAGTGCTGCTATCAATGCGGCAGCTTCAGAGGAGCCACCAATTGTCGGGCTGCAGTGCGTAACAACCCAACTACTATCAAACAACTTATGGCAGCCGAGACTAGGCTGTCCCCATGCCTCGCGTACAATGTGCAGGAGACAACCTAGTGTGGCTGGGTCAGAGAGGACAGGATAAGAAAATTTATCAGGTATCCAATCTAATACGACCCGCCCGCATGCTCCTCCTGGTGAAGTCCAAGCCATGCCTGGAATCCACCGCCATTTTTTACACTTTATGGCCTCTTGAGCCAAACGTTGCATTTCAGGGTCCAGTGACATTTCACTCATACGTCTAAAATATTAGCCACCTGCTGAAGTGTCTAAAATGCGGTGCCACTTTTTCATCTCTTTCCAGTGAGATGACTGTGCCTTGCACCCATGGGGCCTGTACTTCACACCATTCGCTGCTAGTGCCTCACCTACACGCCACGTGTCAATGCAACCCATCGCCCGCTTCTCACGACGATCCCCAGCACGCTTCCAGTAACACCCAAGTGCCGTGTAAAGATCATCAGCACCGCCCTCAGACAACCCACACCAATTACGATGCCATGACCACAACTGGGCTGGGCCATGAGCGTTGGCATGACTGCCGTGCCAATCACCACGAATTGGACCACCATCGCGCCCTTTTAGCATCATGGAGGCTTCAATGCACCACACAGCACCCAAGATTCCACGAGCCTCATCAGGCACGCCAATCTCCTCCTCGAACCGTAGGACTGCCAACATAAGAAATGGATCAGCCACACCACGAATGTCGCGCTTGCAGTGGTCAAGCTGCACATCAATCATCCGCCTCTCCTCTTCGGTGGGCGGATCCTGTAAGAGAACACCAGTGCGATCAGGCGCCGGACCCTCTGGAGAGAAACACATCACAGTCTCTGGATCAACGGGCTTCTGCCGAACATGCAGCTTCGGAGACCTCGGCGAGGGCACCCGGTCACGCTCAATCTTATTGAGAATCACTGGCGGATCACGGAGCTCGGCGCGGGCTTCGCCATCGCACCCGGTCGACATCGCCAAACCAAACATCGCAACGAGCCAAATCGTGAAAATTGCCAACATCTCATACCCCGTCGGCACATCACCCAGATCTCTGCTGCGCTTCTCAACCATATGATACTTTGATTTCATCTTTTACCTTCTTGTCAAGAGGCCAATTTCTTGGCCGCACCCCCAATCGGGAAGGGTAAATATTCACCCTCATATTTTGGGGGTTCAATTATAACCCAACCCATCTGGAGTTTACACCAAATCACAAAAAAAACAAAAACCGCAGGACAAACTCATGGTTCTTCAGGCCAAAAAGAGAATTAAGCCGTGGAATCTCTCCAGCGTGAAGAGCCCTCTCGGCTGCTGTGTGCACGCCGGGCGCGACCAAAACGAAGCTCAAATCGAGGGCGACATGGTCGTCGAAAAACACCTCAAATCCAATTCCACCATGATAACTCTCCCCCGGCGCTGCAATCAAAAACGCCTCGCTCAGGTGCGCTGCACCAGTGCCACCTATAAAATAAAAATTAAAATGCCCCAATGGAAGAGGATACAACAGCCCGCTCAGCCGTAACTTCGCCCGATAATGCAGGTCGCCCTCCTCAGGGTGGGTCTGCAGCTCCGCATCCCGGGACATGTCATACGAATAATCAACACCAAAAATCCACAGGAACTTAAGACGCACGCACGCTACGTTAATAAACGCCACATCCTCGCGAGAAACTTCGGGATGGAAGTGCTTGTTCACTCCCACCCCTGCTCCGATTCCTAGAGATAGCGGGAATGGCTCGGACGCCTGGACGGGCGCCCCGAGAAAGAAGGCTGTAAGAGCGCTGCATACCTGCCGTGAGAACTTCATGTTACACAGTGTAACATGACACGAGGCGGTTTTACACAGATCAGTTGTCGATCTGCGGGTCGGCCCAGAAGTAGCCTGCGTCCTGAACCTCTTCCTCGAACTTGTGCCGAAGCCCTTCCGGAATCTGGGCCAACACGGCACGGTGCGCGGCCTGCAGACGCTTCAACACTGCACCCTCGTCACCATGGCCCTCATACGCAGCGTTAAGGAAGTCCTCACTGTGCGACGTGTAACAATCGTCGTTCGGGTCCTCAGTGTGGTACGCGTCGTGATGGACGCTCTGGCCTTTTGGTGGATGATCGGCGTCATCAAGAGGATACATGGCGCCGCGAGCCGCAGCCTTCGCGGCATACCCCCGCCACGCAGCCCTCGCCGAGGTCGACACGCTGGTCCGATCAGGCACAACCAATCCGGTCGGGGACAAGGCATACGCCAATCCATAAACAAGTCGACCAGGACCTGCGATGCCCGCGATCATCCAGGCGCCCCGGCAAGGTGCGCCCGTGGGCTTCCACAGGTTCACCCAACCGACAATGCATGAGCCATCAAAGCCAGCAACATCGCGCCATCGCTCTAAGGTCTCCTCCGCCCGATACACCGTGGCTGTAGCCCGCACGCCCGGTGTGCTTGTGACGCACACGGCCATGCCGTCATCAATAGCCCCTGATCCCTCACGGAGCAACCGCCTGTACACCCGCTCGGCCAACGTCTCATTCTTCATGAACTCTAAATATCCTGGTGCGTGATACTTGATCATCGATCACCACACCAGGAATCGTTTATCACGCAGGCGTGACCCGATAGGCGAGGAGCTTCAATAGTGCCTCGGTCGGGTCCGCGGCGCTGCTCGTGGACGTCACCGTGAGGATGAGGGGCAAGGTGGGGGAACCCGCATACGAAAATGAAGCATTGCACTTGATGTTCGCGCTGGAGACCGCGTAGGCACCGCCAAAGATCTCGTAGGACCCCTCGCCTGGCTTCAGGAAAGCCGTGCACCTGATGTAATACCTGTTGACGCCGTCGGGATAGGCACCCACGCTTGAAATTCCTGGTGTGATGTGCCACAAGAGGGGCTCCGCGGCGGTGCCAATGTACACCTTCGGCACAAATGTGGGTATGCTGATGCCGCTTGCTGTAATATAGACCTGCATGCCCTCGCCCGCACCCCCACTGACGTCGTACACACCCTCCGTGTAATTCGACCCAGGATTGACAACTTCAAGGGGTGTAAACTCGTCTGTAAAAGTCACGACCGCCCCGCCATCCCCGCCCAAGATCGTCACCTGGTCCCCGGGTAAATACCCGGTCCCCGGGGCGGCGACGGACCCATCCTGCACGAGGCCGCCCTGCGGGGGCGGCTCTGGGCACTCGACGAACGCATAGATCTCGAGGGCGTCGCCCACGCTCGAGCTCGCGGGCAGGGTCAGCGTCGACGCGAAGGCCGTCTCCCCTGTCGAGAGCGGGACGCCATCCCCAGTGGGACAAATGGAATCGTACGCCACCGCGCGGCCCTCGAGGGCCGCGAACGAGGACGACAGCGCCCCGATGTTGCTCGACAGCACGTCACCCTCGACGATCAGGTTCGGCCCCCCGCCTCGCACCTCGTATAGCCCAATTGAGTCAATCCTTGCAACCATGTCGCGTCTCCTCTGCTGGGCAGCAGTATGCGCGCGGCCGCGATTAATTCGTGGGATTCTGTGCTCCGCGCCCACGCCAAGATACTTAGAGAAGAGCGCCCCAGGGGGCGCGAGAAAAAACTTGAAAATTCGGCAAGGAAATCCACACCCCATTTTGCGGGGGGCCCCCGGGGGCCCCCGGAGGAAACGAGAGTGCCCCACACCACCCGACCCACCCGCCACATCTTCGAGGCCGTCGCGCGCCGCCTCCTCATCGAATCCCTGGGCGACGGCCTCGCCGTCGCCGTCACCCGCCCGCTGTCGTCGCGGCTGGCGGCCGTCATCTACGACCCAGGGGCCCTCGCGCCCAACCTGGACCGCATCCTCGACCCGGCCACCCCCGGAACAACTTACAAGGAAATCCTCGCGCGCACGGCGATCCGAGGGATCATCCGCCTCGCGGACACGCGCCACCCGTGCAACGGGGCATGGGAAGTCACAACGTCAGCAGGCCCAGGCATCGGCAAGATCGTGTACGGCGTGGGCTACGCCCTCGCCCCCAACGGCCGCATCATGCCCGACCGCCTCTCGGTGTCGGACGCCGCACGCGACGCGTGGGAAACACAATTCCACAAGGGCCGCCCCAAGTGGAAGCTCGACGACGTGGACAACCCCGCGACGCCACCCCCGGAGGACGACTGCGCGGTGCACCTCCCGTTCCTCCAGAGCGACGAGGAGGAACAGTGGAAGGAGCAGCTCCGGCGCTCGGCGAAGGCGCGGCGGACGGGCGGGACGCCCGTCGAGGCGCCCGAGGGAGACTTCTACCTCGACTACGCGTACGGCCCCGAGGGCTGGGAGGCGGGCCTCCTCGCGCGCCTCGAAGCCGCGCACCAGCAGTTCCTCGACACCCTCGACCCGCAGGGCCGGCGCACGTTCGTCGCGCGCCTCCCGGAGGCAATCGGTAACTTCTTCAAGATCCACTACGACGGCTGAGGGAAACGAGCGCCCGCGAGGACCATTCCAACCCAAAAATGTTTCCAGAATTTTTCGGGACGCCGGGGGCCCTCCGGGAATCACCCCCCACCCCATACCCACTTTTAAGAAGACGAGGGAACACGAGAGGACACGAGTCCATGAGGTGGGCGGGAGCAAGGGGTGAACGGTGACGGAATTTTCTCCAGAATTTTTGAGTGCACTTAGCGCGCCCCACCGCCAGTTTTGCACCACAAAGGTTGCCTTTTTTAGGGGCGGGGCCCCCCATTTAAACCAATGGTTTTAGGGGCTTAAGGGGCCCCATTTAATGGCCCTTAATGGGGGGCCCCGGGGCCCCCGTATTATAATGGGGCCGGGGCCCCTTTTACACGGTTTTTTAAAAAAACTAATTTTCGATTTTAGTGAAAAACGAAAATGGCCTATGGTACAAATAATTCATCAGGTGGGGATGGAAAGGAAAAAACCAACCTGGTAAAAAAAAGTTGGAAAAGGTGCAAAGCCCAACCAACCTATGGTACAAATAAAACATCCGGTGGGGAGGAACCCCCCGGTAAATTGGAGGAAGCCAAATGCCCAATCTCGGAAATACCGCGCTCACCATCCTTCGTACCATCGCCGCCGCCGGCCCGACCGGGTGCACTTCCGCCGAGGCGCGGAAGCCGGTCATCCCCTGGGATAAGCCGGTGTGCCATCGAACCTGGGGCCAATCCTACTTCGCCCCTCGGTTGACCACCAATTACTTCGGCGGACCAACGGGCCACGGCCAGGCCTCATCCCTCTTCATCCGGGGGTTCATCCAGCCTGCGGGTAAGAAGGGGAACGCCACCCTTTGGACCTTGACCCCGGCCGGGAAGGCCTTCATCGGGGGTTGAGGAATGTTGGGACCGGGGGTGCAAACCCCCGGGATCCTATTGTATAATCGCCCGCTGCCCTCAGCGCGGTGGGGCTCAAAAAAAGTTCGCGGGGCGGTGCAAAAGCCAGCCCAACCATGGTACAACTGGTTCATCCGGTGGGGAATGGATCCTCCCGGCAAAAGGAAGAAAGCAAATGCGCTACGCTTATACCAACGCCAACTATCCCGAGCTCGGAACCATCACTGGCACCCTCTTCGAGGAGGACGGTCCCTTCGGCGCCCTCTTCCTCCCGGACGAAGACCTCCATGACCATGTGTTCGCGGTCACGGGCCAGGAGCCGGACTCGGGCCTCTTCGTGGAGAAACCGGGGGTTACCATAATCCCCCTCTCTTGACGGGGTCCGTGGGCCCGGGGGTGCAAACCCCCGGGCCCATCCTTGTATAATAAGCCCAAGCGGAGTAGCGAGAGAGGTCCAGCCTGGACCCTCTCTTTTGTGATTAAGAGCCTCCGCTTGGTGTACTAGTAGTCTCTCCGGTGACTACTAGTTTGAGCTGAGTTGAAGCTTCTCTGGGCTCCTTGATGGACTACCTTCATGAGAGAAGCAGAGGGACGGGAGTGGGAGTGGCACTCCCCAGGCCGAGGTAGTATATGACTAGACCGAAGCACATCGATCCTGACGGCAAGTGGCTTGACTTCCGCGGAGAGCCCCAGTACTGGGCACTACTGAAGGAGACCGCGCGGGCATGGTTGGGTCTCATGCGTGTCCGAGATGAACTAGCTCCCCATGGGGTCTCAGGCCTTCAGAGAAGTGCCCGTCTCACTGCCTTCAATAGAGCCACCAATGCGCTCCCGCAGCTGCCCGTCGAGTGGCGTGGGCCTGAGACGCGCTACAACCGAGCTCGGTGGCGCCTGGGTCCTGTGTCGGGGGGCACCCCGATGCACTGCGAGCACCCGTGGTCGAAGAAGGTCACCAAGAAGCTGATCGAGGACCTCGTGGCGAACAGGACCGTGGGAGACGACGGAGCGCTCGTCGACAGCATCTGTCTCATCCTGGACGCTCGGCAGGACACTGTCTTGCTCCCGACGGCGGCTCTGTCGACTTGGAGCGTGCTGTCAGAGCGGAGCCACGACGGGCTCGCGCAGCGGTACTCCACCGCGGTTGTGCACATGCTGGTCGACCGCAGGGACGGCAGGGCGCTGACCGCTGAGGACCTCCGGCACATCGATGCGGAGGCGGTGGACAAGGTGCACGAAGCCTTCGGCACAGTTGCGCCCGGGTTCGAGTGGAGCCGCTAAGAATCTTTTAAAAAAGTTTGTTGCGGCGGTGCAAACCATCTCCAACCTATGGTACAACTAATTCATCCGGTGGGGAATGGATCCTCCCGGTAAGGAATGAAAATGCCTGCCAAAACCGCCTATGTGCTCAGCATCAAAACCATCACGGACCGCCTTACCCCCAAGGAGTACGACGATTTTTGGGGTTACCTTGGCGACGAGGTTACCTCCAAGGAAGCCGACACCGGCATCGTTGGTCCGCGGACCGTCAAATTTGTCCTGGACCAAATCGGGTTGGGCCACATCATTGACCGCGAGATCAAAGGCATCGAGCTTCCCAAAGGTGCCAAATTCCAACTTGAGCGCTAAAAAAAGTGCGCCGGGGGTGCAAACCCCCGGCTCCTTATGGTACAACTAATTCATCCGGTGGGGAATACCTCCCCACGGAAAAACGGGGTAACCGCAATGGCACACGGCATCTGCTTCTTCGATGGCACCTTCACCGCCCAAACCGATACCGCCCAGCTCGATGACTTTGACTGCAAGGCGGCCACGGCCGGGCAAATCTCCAGGTTCAAGGCCGGGTTCGAAGAATACCACGCCCTCCTGGCAAAGGACACCAGCCGGCTCCACGAACTCTCCCTCGCCTTCGACAATAAGTTCCCCTCCACTCTCATCTGGCGGGACGAGGACGGTGCCATCGAACCTGGGGTCTTCCTCATGGAATCCGTAGGCCTCAACCCCTACGAATGATCCCAAAAACTTGGGGCCGGCGGTGCAAACCGCCGGCCCTTTGTGTTATAGCGCAACTGCAACAGCCCTTGGAGAATCAATGGAAAGTAAACTCTCACCTCGATTGAGGCTCGCGATCTCGTTCGTCTCGTACCTGCTCAGCTGTCTCGTGCTCCTCCTCCTCTGGAATGGCGTGGGCGTGCCCTTGGGCATCACCCTGCCCATCAACTACCTCGAGGCACTACTCATCAGCGGTGCGGTCCAGCTCCTCGAGCTCGGTGGAGCTGCTCTAGCCGGAACGCTCGTCCGCCGCTGACTACCTCCTTACTACTCCGAGGCCTGCTCTGGATTCGTCCGGCGCGGGGCTCTTGCCATTAAGCATCCCCGCACTGCCCACTCGCATGCTCTGCAGTGCACGGCACCTTCACTCCATTTGAACGCATGATGGGGTCTATGGGTAGACTATCACCTCGGGCCTGTAGCATGAATCTGGGCACTTCTGCCTGGAACGCTCAATAAAAAAGCCAAATGAATCAATGGTTTAACAGCGGGCTGTCAATGAGTTTTTGCCCCGCTAGGGGTGTGGGTGGTTCCGTCTATGGGGGATAGGAGCATGAAAGGACTAGTCCTGGTGCAAATCAACTAGTTGGTGTGATAGATTAGCTGAGAGGTAGAGAAGTGGATACTAGTTGGATGCCGATCGTCGTCGATCCTGATGACTACTCACGTGACCTCGCGTACTCTGCTGCGCGAGTGCAGTGTGAGTACTTCATGACACAGGGCGGCATTCGGCATCCAACTACTTGGTCCGACACTCTTCCCCCACGGCAGCAAGGGAACTTCGGCCTGTATGAGCCTCGGCGGGGTGGGAGGGTGAGCATCAATCTTTCCCGGACCCGGGTGCCTGTGAAGAACCCTGGGTTCGGATGGTCCTACACGGGCTGGAAGGCAGACCTCACGGCACCAGGCGTGCTGGCGCATGAAGTTGGGCACCACGTCGAGCATGTGGTGAAGGAACAGGTGTCGCGGTCTGAGCGGGAGCGGATCTCCCTGTTGTGGGAGCGGATCTGCATGGGTGAGCAGCGGGTGTCGTCGTACGAGCCCAATGGGAGCGAGGCGTTCGCGGAGGCGGTGAAGCTCTTCATCTTGAACCCCGACCTGCTCCGGGCCGGCAGGCCTCTCCGGTATCGCTTCATGTCTGAGGTCTTGTGTCTCCACCCGGTGCACGACCTGGACTGGCGCTCTGTGCTCCGCAATGCGCATCCCAAGCTCATCTCTGCTGCCCAGAGCTGGATTGGCTGAGCGCTCCTGGCACGTGCGATGGTGGTCTAACCATGTACCCTGTGTCCGTGCAACTCAGTTGGACGTGCTCAGTGCCATTAAAGCAGAATGGCTCTGGGTTCTCCAGAGCCATCTGTTCTCAGCCCTTGCAGGTTTACTCCCAGTCGAATGGGTATCCCTTGAGGGACCGCCACTGTCCTGGTCCACCCACCTCGAGGACCTGCCAGCCGCCCAGCGACGGAATCCAGAGGTACCGCCACTCCGACCCAGAGTCAGGCCACCCATCGGCCGTGTGGGTGGTGGCGTCCACCCCGGTCTCTCCCCGGGTCCTGTATGCATCGGCGGTGCCAGCTTCACAGAGGCCTGACAGGTCGCCGAGGCTGAGGAGCTGGTCCACCCGCTGGTGATCGTTCCAGTGCTCCAGGAGGATCTTGCCCGTCCATGATGGATACCCATCCCAGTGACAGTAGATCGACGTGATCGTGCCGTCGTCGTTGAGCTTACCGATTCTGCTGCGCGTTCCCATGTCGTCTCCTTCGCCCCGAGGGGCTCCATGTTCTCTTTGTACCATGGAGTCCCGAGGATTTACACTATTGGTGGGACGGGCGGGGAACGATCCCGCGGCCATCAGATTAAAAGTCTGGTGCTCTACCAGCTGAGCTACCGTCCCGTGTGGTTACTGGGAGCCCGAGGTTTAGGCTCCTGTCACCTTCGTACTACATCTTGCGCCAGGGAGGACTGCGCAACCTCAAGATTGCATGTTGGCGTCCCCAACCAACATTTTGAATGTACCACAGTCATTCCCGGTTTTACACCCCAACTCGCATAAAAGTTGGGGTCACCACGATGCACTCAGAATATTCGGGAGAATTCGATATGGGTAATCCCCTTCAAATTTACTTGAGTGGCACAGGGATCACCAGGATATCACTCCCGCACAGCTTGGCGAGTGGGTCGATCTTGTTGATGATGAGGTCGAAGGCGACTGCACATTGGCGGTGGAGGCGGATGGCCCGGGTAGGGCGTTGGGCACCGAGGCCGAATTTCTTGGCGAGTGCCCTGCGGTGGTTGGGAGAGTTCTTCCCCGCCGCCTGCCTCCGGAGGATTGAGCGCCACATCTTGCGAAACTTGCGCTTCATGCGGCGCGCATCTGCGGGGTCGAGACCGGCGAGGCACCTGTTGATGTCTGCCCCGACGATCTCCATTGGAACGATGCCAGCCTGGAGCATCACCGCGTGGGTGACGAAGCGGCGAATTGGACTCGTGTACTCGTTCTTCACTGGCCCAAGCCCATCATCGCGATGAGCTTCACGATCACTGGAGTGGCGAGTGCTCTCGTTCCGATGGGGTCCATCCGCCAATCTGACGGGAGGCAATCATTCACGAGGGATGTGACCCCTGCGCGGACGAGGGCGGGTCCCGACACACCGCGGGCCGCATTGTCCTCGAGGGTCGCAATGACGGGATCAGGCCAGCATCCGCTCAAGCCTCCTTCTCTGCACAGGTCCACGAGGGCTTGCTTGTGGTCGGCGCGGTTGGGACCGATGTTGGTCAATTCTTCTTTGATGATCTTCTTCAACTGTCTCAGTGTAATCTTCATCTGGCACTCCTAGATGTCCAGACCCTAAATATGGGGTGGTCCGAGACTTTTTGTGATGTTTGACCAGGCGAGTCTCCGGAGCTCGAGGTGCCGGGTCTCTCCGTTCCATGGGTCGAGGACGTACCCCAGTTGGGGTGTGACGCGCAGGAGCTTTCCACGGTGGTCACGGTGGCTCTTTCGAGAGACGAACCAGATCGTGTCCCCCAGGCGGAAGGACAGCGCGAGGACAAGATCAGGACCCCGGTAGACCCAGACCTCAAAGTGTGAGCCGGGGTGGGAGACGAGTTGGTACCTGTCCGCCCTCCAGTACACGTCATTGATGATGGGGTGCTCCGTGATGTTCACCGGTGCTTCCGTTCGACCACCGCGGCGACCGCGAGGCCGCCGAGGACTGCCCAGAGAGGCCAAGATACCCAAGAGAAGAAGAAGGTTTCGAGTTCCATGTTGCATCCTCCGACCTGATGAATCTGTTGTACCACGGATCGCAGAGGATTTACACCGTGGTGCCCACTCGATTGAGGTGTGATTCCCGGGCGACGTCGGCTTAAAAAACAAAGGAGAGTCTTGTGGGCTCTCCTTTCTGATTGGGGTGGAATTTACAGTTATTGGACTTCGAGGGCGTGGAGATCACCGAGGTCATCCGTGTCCTGCCACACGCTGAACCACTCCCAGGCCACTTCCTCGTCTGTGAAAGAAATTTGGACCACGGGATTGCCGCCGCCCGGACCTGATGGGTTGACGACTGTTGCAACAGTGCCGGGCGGTAATCCCGGAAGACCACGTAGATTCCGTGAAGCCTGGGCTAGAAGTTGGGTCACGTCATCTCCCATACGGGGGGCTTTACGGAAAAGCTCGTCGGAAATGTCCAGCTCAATGGCGTAGTCTGAATCACCGAAACGGGATTCGCGCAGAGTTGATCGCTTCATTGACTTTTTCACTTCTTCCTTGATGATCTTTCTAAGAATACCGATTGTCAGTTTCATGTGTGTTCTCTCCCATGGTGAACGATAGTAATTATATTTCTAAGACAAAAATGGGACTTTTTGTCCCATTTTGAATCCCGTGTACCATGGATCGCAGAGGATTTACACTGTGGTGCAATCTTTTTCACGAATTCAAGAGACTTCCTCCCACGTTCAAGCAGGCTCGAGCTGTTCGCCGGGGAACCAATGGATTCCTCCACTGTGCTTCACCTGGTACCAGGGCTCGTCGGTCGTCCAGGTTCTCGCTTCGACGATGAGACCAACATCATCCCAGGCGAAGAGCCCATGGGAGGAAAAGCTGTATCGGGGACTGTCCGTATCGCGATCTTCGATCTCCCAACCAATCCTACCGGTCGTGCCGGGTGAACGGTCTTCGAACGGGAGTTTAACCATGTCACCGGTCTTCATATTCCCTCCTCAGTCCTTATGGATCCAGTGTATCACGGTTCGTAGAGGATTTACACCTATTCATCGTCAAGAAAGTCATCATCGTAGTCATTATCATCTTCTTCTTCGTCGTCGCCATCCCAAAAAGAAGAGCGACCTTTCCATCCTGAGTTTGAACTCCCTCTCCGTCGACGTCCTGGAGAAGGGTTTACAGGTGCCGGTGTACTCCTACGACGCGGCCGTGAAGGCCAGTAAAGAACATTAAAAAAACTCATGGTTAATCTCCTTTCCTTGATTCTGTTGTATCACAGTTCGCTGCGGGTTTGCACTGCTTCCATGAAATACCACCAAGCGAGCCACTTCAATTCAAAGCGATGGATTCTCCCCGACTCCGGATGAAGGAGGTAACCCATCTTGGGTGTAATCTTGGACAGGCGACCTGGACAGTGTTGGACGCCGTCGAAGAAGAAGAACGGGATCGTGTCCCCGAGTTTGACGACATATACTTTGAGGAGATCCTGTCCCCGGTGTGCCCAAACCTCGAAATGAGAGCTCGGGTGGGAGACGACACGGAGACGATCGATGTTGTATCCTTCATCGTCGAGTCCCTCGACGAACATGGAGGGTCTTAGGTCGAGGTCGGAGATGTGCATCGGCGCGCCACAATTGTTCGGTGAGTCTTTATCAGGCCCTTCCTCCGGAGACGCATGAGGATGTACCTGATGACCTCGTGGGGCAGGAAAACATCGAACCAGATCTCTTCCACGGATGTCCCCCAGTGGGAGATGTGACGGAGCACAGCATCCTCAGCAGCCGCAAGGTGAACTGGGTCGATGAGGGTTGCTGGTCTCTTGAATTTCTTTCTCATGTATATCCCCCAGTCAGAGGCGCACGATGTTTGCATCATACATCGTCAAGAAGACGAAGCCGTCGTTCTCGAGTTGAACGTGTAGAAGTTCAGCCGGGTGATTCAGCTTGCGAACCAGGGCCTTTGCCGCCTCGACATGGTTCGCAAAGGCGCCGTTCGTGGGATTGAACTCGACCGTGATGGAACCTTCGAGAGCAGAAGCTTTTATCTTCTCGCCGGTCTTGTTGGTGGCAGGAACGAACTTGGTCTTGATTCTCATCTTCAATCTCCCCGGCAGGGAACCGTCCCCACCTGATGAACCAGTTGTACCACCGCTCACGGGAGATTTGCACCGTCAGCGCACTTTTTCTCCCGTGAGCACGATGACACGGCTGGGCTTGCAGTTCGCCTGAGTGGGTTATACCTCACCGCGAAAGAGAGCGTCAATCTGGCTCAGCGCAGCCGCGGTCCATGCATCCGCAGCTTCCCTGGAGGAGAACGTGAAGCGAACGTTGGCCCAACCCCACTCATTCACTGTGGTGATCACAGCTCGGATGGGTGGTTCCACCCCGACGATCGCCCCCGCCAGGAAGACCGTGGCGTCGTTGCCAGGTACCTCCAGCTCGGGGGATGAGATGGGGCACTCAAGGTCCCACATCATGGATGTCTCAAAAGACGATGAGGATTTCAAATCCATCGTCCGAGCTGTAGGTGTCGACTCCATCGTCGGGTCCGTCGTCGTGGTCATAAGGGGCATATCCTTCCTCGAGGTAGAGGTACTGGGGGACATAGCGGGGCTTGAGCTTGAAGGTCTTCTCGACTCCGGTCCGGTCTGAGACGACCGTGAAGGCCGCGGGGGCTCGGCAGTCGGCCAGCAGGTCACCTGCAAAAGCGTAACCAGTTCCCTTGGGGCTCCATTCAAACTTGGAGGAAGCAAACTGCATCGTCATTCTCCTTGGCGGGGTACCATCCCCACCACCTGAATCTGTTGTATCACGGTTCGTAGAGGATTTACACTAGACACCGCGAGAAACCTCTGAATTGTATGCTTCAGCCTCGCCGAGGTCGAAGCACCAGTTGCGCCATGAGAAGGTGTCGAAGTTGAGACACTTCGTCGATGACCCGTAGGTGGGACGGATGGCGACGCTTTTCGCTGTGATTGAGCGGATGGTGCCGAGATAGCGGAGGCCGAGATAGCGGGTATTGTCCGAGTCGTATTCCGCGGTGTCTCCTACGCGGAAGACCTTGACCGTTTCGAGAGCTCCGTTGCTGAAGGTGTAAAGTTCGATGCGGTCGCCGGGGGTGACGTAGGCGTGGATGAAGCCCCAGCCCAAGTGGTATTCGTTGATGATCATGGTCGATCCCCTCCTGGGCGGGGACCGCCCCCCACCTCTCCAGTCTGTTGTACCACAGGGGGCCGGGGGTTTGCACCCCCGTGCCCAACTTTTTTAGAGCTCAAGCTGGAACTTGGCGCCCTTTGGAAAGACGATGCCGCGGTCGCGGGAGTCCTTCGCAGTGAGATCCATATAGAACCCCAGGATTTCTTTTACTTTGGAGGGGCCCACGATCCCGGTTTCGGCTTCACGAGAAGTAACCTCTCCTCCGAGGTAATGCCAGAACTCGTTGCGCTCGGCCGGGGTAAGAAGGTCAGTGATGGTCCGGATGCTGAGTACGTTCGTTGACATTTTCGCTCCGTTGCCGGTTAGGGCACCATCCCCACCGGATGAATTGGTTATATCATGGAGCCGGGAGGGTTTGCACCCTCCCCCCACTTTTTCGGAATTATCCGTGGTTGCTCTCCCACCATTCGATGGCGCTGTTCCAGGCCCAGCGTTCGTCGTCGCCCCCGTCATCGAATCCGGCGCACGTCGCGGCGAGGAGGACTTCGTCCAGCAGCTCCTCCTCCTCCTCGATGGCGAAGACATCCACGATGGTCTCCAGCGCGGCGGGGAGCCGGGCCCCATCGAACGCCTTGATGGCGTTGGTTAGATTTTCGCGCGCCGAATCCTGTTCAACGAATTGATGATTCATTTCGACCTCCGCGGCGGGGGACCATCCCCACCGGATGAATTAGTTATATCACGGTCGATTCGCGTTTTATACCGTTTTCGAAAAAAAAGTTTTTTTCTGATCTGGGTGTAAATCTATTGCCAAGTTAGGCTACACTCAAGGAGTCCACAGCACCTCCATGGCCATGGAGAGTGCAATCACAGTGGCGGTAGCGGTGAGGCTGGACACCCCCCAAGTGTGGCTCACCTCGAGGCACCTGCCACCGCACTCTTGCATCAAGAGCTCTTGAGCAGCAAGAGAGCCTCAACAAGTGGCAAGCTCTCTTGCTGCAGAGCTCAAGCCCGAGTATCTTCGTGAGCCACAGCGCAGCAGGCGGGTGCTCATCTTCCTCTGGTGTGGAGGACCCTGTTGTCCTCCATGATTCTTTTGTATCACCGTTTAGGATTGATTTACACCGAGCGTATCGAAGATGGCGCCCACTCGCCGCACTGCCTCCAGGTCCCTCCGAGTTTCCTCATCGTTATCCCAGTGTGTGTCGAACTCCAGCAGCCTATCGTGGAGGAGCTCAAGGGCCTCGAGGACAACCTCGACGTCTTCCTCTTCCAGCTGGATTGTCAAAGTCTTCATCACATCGTCCCGTACCGGCGGAGCGCCGCGCGGCCCTTCGGCGTGATGTCATACACACGGGCCCGATAGAGCGACCCGACCACCTTCACGAGCCCTCGCTTCACGAGCGAAGCCTCCGAGCCCAGGCCCTCGCCCACCAGGAAGAGGGAGTTGCCCCAACGATCACGAGAGTCGTTGCGATAGGGCCCGAGGAGCTGGCTCTCGGTGGCGGGGCCATTGCTGATGAGGTCTTCAAGTACCTCAGCGACGGTGATACCAATGCGGGGTGTGCGGTTGCGATTCGTGGAAGTGGCGGTTGCAGTGGTAGTAGAAGTCTTTCGCATGTTCTCTTTGCTCCTTGCTTGTTGTGGTTATTCTACCATGAGGTAGTCCATTCGTACAAACCGTGTCATCGTACCAGATTCCACGGTGCATGTGGACTAGTTGCCCAACCACTAGTTGGGCGCCTTACTAGTCCATTTGACTAGTCCGGAGACTAGTTCCTCCATTAGACTAGTTGGTCCACACTAGTCCAGACCACCTGGCCGTTGGGGTCCTTGAGCCCCACCCGGGCGGACCAGGTGCCGCGATATTTCTTGGCGCCCTTCCAGAAGAGGTTTCCAGTGAAGCCCTCCTTGGTGGTGTAGGTCTTACCCTTGGCCACACCCTCGAGCAGGGCTTCCGCGGCGGCGCACTTGGCCTCGTCCGTGGCTTGGCGCTTCAGAGCCGCGGCCGACTTTTTGTCGGCGAAGGCCTGACGCTCCGCCTCAACCTGGGCGAAGAGACGAGCCCGGGCTTCCTCGGCCTCGCGAGCTTCGTCAATCTTGAATTGTTTGTAGATGGTGAGGTTGGTCCACATCAGCGGCGCCTCGGGGTTGAGGGCCGACATGAAGTTGTTGGGAGCGCCGTCGACCACCGCGGTCTTGACGGGCTCACCACGCCAAGCGAAGAGGTTGGAACAATCAATCCACGTGAACTGGTCCTCCGGCTTGCCTTCGGGGCCGAGCCAGACGAGGGCATGGACGACCCGGACGGTCTGCCAGTCGCTGTAGTCCAGCGTGTCGCTCAGGTTGCGCTGTTCCCGGGTCTCGGTGACCTCAACAACGCGGCCGGTGTAGGTGGTGGTCTCTTCCCCATTGCTCTTGACGATGATCGGCATCTTCGTTCTCCTCGGCGGGGAGCCGTCCCCGCCTCATGAATTATTTGTATCACAGCTCGATGTTGATTTGCACCCTTTAGGAATTCTTCTTGACGAATTCCTCGTGCTTCAGGCGCCTGACACACCCGGTGTCGTCCACCATCACCACATTCTTCTGGGTGATGGACTTGATGGTTCCTTCGTAGGTGGCCAGGTAACCAGGAAGAGGTCCGTCTGAGGACACCCAGAGGGTATCACACACTGCTCGATCACCGGCCTTGAAGTCCTTACCACCAGCAATGATAGTTCCCATCGACATTCTCCTTGGTGGGGATTCCCCTCCCCACCTCTTGAATCTGTTGTATCACGGTCCGGTGAAGGTTTGCACCTCAATCCATGAAATTTCTGCTCCGTTCCTGGGCACCCTCGAGGGTCCAGTCCCAGTTCCTCCATGCGAAGGTATCCAGCTTGAGCCGGCGGGACCTGCTGCCCCAGCTCTCGGCGATCGTTATGGATTTCTCCGTGATGGACTTAATCTTCCCCCAGTAAGAGAGGTTGAACGAGTCGTACTCCGCCGCGTCGCCCACCGAGAAAGATCGCACGCTGATGAGCTCTCCTTTCCTATAGGAGTGAAGCTCGATCCTCTCCCGGGGGAGGACATAAGAGCGGATGATGATGTCGCCGTGATGTGTTTCGGTGATGTGCATCTTCGTTCTCCTCGGCGGGGAGCCGTCCCCGCCTCATGAATCTGTTGTAACACAGTTCGATGTTGATTTGCACCTTTTACGCTGTGTCTTTCATGAAATAGAAGGCTGAGGCGATCCAGGCCACGCCCACGAAGATGCAGAAAGTGTCCAAGTTGTTGAGGGACTTATCATACAGCGCCCCGAGCGCCCACAAGAACCCGCCTAGGACGAAGGCTGCGATGGGGGTCACGAAGCAGAAGAGTATGAGCCGGGGGAACATCCAACAGACAGCAAGGAAGATTACGATACCGATGACGACTGGCATATAGCCTCCTCTCTCTATTCCTGGGTCAAGGATACCATGTTTCGTCGGCGATTTGCACCGTCAGCGCCAAGCTCCCGTCATTTTCCTCGCGTCATCCAGGAACACTTGGAGCTCGGAGGAGCTGAAGTGGAGCTTGCAGCCCCGGCTCAGGACCCAGCCACGCTTTACCCGGGACGATTCAGGCGCCGAGCACTCCCCATCGGTCATGATGAGGAACCCATCCCAGCGTCCCCTGTGCTTCGGGTTGTTGATGAGCCGGGTGGGGGCGTTGAAGTCCGTGCCTCCACCCCGGACCCGCTTGAGCTTCGGATTTGTGCCTTTCTTCCACTCAAAGATGTCGGACTCCTGTGCCGCGCAGTCGAATGGGAGGATATCCACCGACACCCGGCGCGTGAGGCTCGCAAGCTCAGAGAAGAAGCTCTGGAGCTGGCCGTCGTCTACCGAACCTGACTGGTCGATCGCGACGCAGAGGCGCGCAGTGTACCCTCGTTTCGTGCCTGGATGGATGTAAGGATACCTCTTATTGATGCGCTTGATCGAGGTCGAGCGCTCCGCTCGAGTGAGCGAGCCCACGAACTGGCGGAGGACGCTGCGCCAGTCGATCACCTGGGACACGGACTTGCGAATCTCGCGCTGGACGTCCGCAGGCATGGAACCCCAGCCATTCGGGCTGCTGTCAGCGTGGTTGACCGCCTTCTCCAGGATACCCTTGACCTTCCCCTCAAGGTACTCGCGCATGTCATCGGGCACACCGCCCCAGCCACTGTGGTCGTCCAGGGTGGGAGAGCCTGGGATGGTGTCACCATCTTGGTCTTGGTCTCCTCCAGGGCCGAAGCATGAACCAGGGTCGTTGCCCAGCTCTTCCAGGAGCTTGAAGAAATACCACTCTGAAGTCTGGAGCGGTGGGAAGGATGCGATGAGGGCCGACATCTTTTCATGCGCTTCCCGTACCTCAGGGGGCATCTTCTTCAGGGTCTCAGGGTCGATGGCGCTGGCTTGACCTGGGATGAGAGCGCCCTTGGGCAGGGGGCGTGCATCAGGTTTATCGCCCTCGCGGCGGTTGCCTGCTGAGGCGATGATGAGGGAGTTGATCGCCAAGTCCGTGGCGATGTTCCAGAGCTTCGGGGGCTCGCGGTGGCGGGCAGCCAGGTGGCCGAAGACGAGGTGGTTAAACTCGTGGAGGAGGACGCCGCGAATCTCCCAGTTCGAGAGCTCCGCGAAGAACCCCGGGTTCCAGTACAGGGTCAGCTCGTCCGACTCCTTATTCCAGGCGATGGCCGCAGTCGGGAGACGGGTCGTGGGGGTCTTCCGGACGTGCCGGGAGATTTCCGCGTAGAAGGGTGACTCCTGCAGGAACGTGATGAGATGCCGCTCGAGGTTGAAGTCAGTCTCAGTTGATGCCCACATATTTCCTCCGGTGGTGTCCGTTGCCACCTCATGATCCCTTTGTAACATGGACCAATCGAGGTTTGCACCATCAGCGCAAATTAAAGCTAGGGTTTAACACAAATGTTCAAGAGTGCCATGAAGAAGATGAGGGTCGCGTAAATGTATGTCAAGTGCCGTCTGAACTGGGGTGGTGCAAGCCCCACGAGGCACGCAGCCAGGAGCACCATGACAATGATGAGGCTCATGGGAGCCCGTCCAATCGATCCAGGAATTTCTTGGCGATGTCCTGCGCGGCGGGGAACTCCAGGTAGAAGGGTCCTCCGCCGTGGGCGGCACGGCACACCTCCCATGCCACCTTCTGTTCAGGAGTAAGTGGAGTCGTTGAGGGTCGTGCCTGGCCTGCCTCATAGATCCACTTTGCCAGTTCATCGATCACCATCTTCTGTGCCGCCTTCAATGCAGCCGTGTCAGGAGTGACGTCCCTCGTCCACGAAGTGATGCCGGGCTTGACTGTGACCAGATAGTGACCTTCCGGAAGAGCGTCACGTGTCATGTGTTCTGCGACTGGATAGTATCGACGTCCCCGCTTCTCATAGTACGTAGTCATGGTCCCTCCCGGTCCTTGAGCCAGACCTCTGCTGTGATTCTAACACGCTGAGAGATCCGTACGGAGCTGTGATCGAGGGCACGCTTTACGCCCTCGGTGTCTCCCTCTCTCATGCGCCTCAAGACTATGAGGTCGAGCACGGCCTGGAGCACGCCCCATGTGACGAATGCCGCGAGCCCGACGCCCAGCAGGATGACACCAGCGATAATGAGAGTGTTCATAGTTCCGTCGCCTTGAAGTATCGTTGTTGTTCTTCGAAGAAGCTGATGACCGTCCGGAGGTCTGCGATCCACTCCACCGTGTCGTCAGTGGACCATGCTGCAAGGCCCGGGGGAGGGTCCACAGGGGCGCTAAAGCCCCAGTCTCCCCTGGGAGTGCGCCAGAACATGGACACCTGTGGTGAGCCACCCACTCGAGCCCACCACCTGCCTCCGTATTCGATCACGTGAATCCGCCTGGTTGGATCTTTGGCGGATGGGATGAAGTGCTCTCTCATGTGGTCTCCCTCAGGTGCGAGTGTTGAAGTCCTCGTATGCGAAGGTCTCTTCGTTCGCGTAGAAATAGTTGCCCCGGTACGCGCCCTGGCCGTCGACTGTCGCCGCACGCCACGTCACCCAGGGCGTCACCTTGTTCTCAGGCAGGTGGCACAGGATGACGTACTCGCCACCTGTGGTTCGGCGGGCTCGCATGATGGTAAACTCTTGCATCGCTCATCTCCTGGGCGGGCACTCTCCCACCCCACAGTTCTGTTGTACCAAGATTGGCGGGCTATTTGCACACATTCACGAATTTAATCGTCGACAGGCTTCACTCCGTCGAGAGTGCTGAGGATGTATCGTTGTCCCCGGCAGATGACCGTGTGACGTACGACACGCAGAGAACTCTTTGAAGTCTCCTCCTCGTAACGTACAGTGCCGGCATAGATGACAAGGTCACCCCGATGAGCGACAGTGGGCGCCGCCTGTGCCCAGGCTGGATCGCTCGTGACAAGGAGCGGATGGGGAAGATTCGTGTGGTACGTGTCCACGTATAGTTCTCGTTCGCAGGCAAGGAGCGCTCCTGGGTACAACTGGTCAGCGATCTTCTCCAGGTGAGAGGTGCTCTGCGCTCCCCTGTACCGTGGGGGAGGTGCAGGGCGTCCGGCAACCGCCGGGTCCTCGCCTGCCTTCCATGTCACCTTACGTCCTTTCATGGTCCAACTCTACAATGTGCCTGTGGAAGTTTGCACACCTCCACAAACTTTTTTTTCGGTTGGCAGGGTGGGCTGAGATGGGCTCTCGTAAATTCCATGGGAGCAAACCTATCTCATTTTGTCTCTTTTATCTGAGCCTCACTCAGGGTCAATTGTGGTCGAGGATCCCCAGGACTTGGAAGCCCAATCAATGTAAGTCCTCAACATCTTTACCCGCGTGTCGTCGTAGCATGCACGATCCGACCGGATGAAGACCCCCAGCTTCCGGCCCAGCTTCCAGCCCCGGTGCCATGCCTCGAACTCTTCCTCGATGACGTCTAGCTTGTGCTGGGGGGAGCGGAGGGCCCGATCGTTCTTCACCCCGTAGCCCATGCTGAAGCGGCCGCCGGGCTGTTTCGGGCCAATGAGTGCATGACCACACTCATGGAGGAGATAGTGGAGCTGAAGCTTGGGCACCGCCCGCTCGCTGATTGTGATCTTGTCCTGTGCGGGGAAGAAGATCCCTCCATGCTGGTTCTTGAAGACCACGGTCAGTGAGCGTGCGGTGCACCACTCCACCACCACGCGGAGTCCCTTGATATATCGAAGATCGTCCTCCCACTGTGACTGCACCTTGGCAGGCGCTCGGCCTGCCCGACGAGCCTTCTCGCGCCGGGCTTCGGCCCGTTCAATCCAGCGTTCTTCGATGAAGTGTGTTGCCATGTTAATATCTAGGCCCGAGGCCTGCCCACCTCACTTTTTGTTCTTCAACATCTCAGGAATGTTGGGGGTGACCCCGATGCCCTTCTCGCCCATGGGCACCCCGAACACATCCAGGATCGCAGCGGCACACCACTTGTGCACGGACTTCGCGAGCTCCAGCTTATCGAGTCCGTGGGCCGTGAGCTTGGACCAGCACGAGACCCGGAGCTCGCCTGGGATGTCCTTGATGAAGTCCTGGAGGTTCTTGCCCTGCTTGTCGGACAAGGTCGACAGGTTCTTCGTGACGTACTCGGCCACCTTTTCGACCAGGCCGTTGAGCCGGTCTTGGGAGAGCTTCTCGACTTTCTTCTTGAACTTGGGGTACCGCTCCACCACGTCCTCGCCCGTCACCCGGTTGTCAACCGACTTGGCGAAGTCGTAGAAGGCGATCGAAGCATCCACACCAATGTAGCCGAGAGAGAGGGAATAGAAGGCGGAGTCCTCCGGATTGTCCGCGACCCCCGTGGCCATGAGACACTTGGAGAGACGCTCCCAGGAGCGGCGGCTTGGGTGGACCGAGCCTGCCTCGGTGTGCTTCGGGGGATCGAGCCACTTGTCGGCCGAGGAGATGAAGTCCGTGATTGTGGGGTGGATGGCACCCGGACCCCGGGCCCAGTTGAGCCAATCCTCGGTGGTGGGGGTCAAATCAATCGCCCAGAAACGATCGAGAAGGGCCGGGTCCATCTCATTCACCGTGTACTCGGCCGAGGCATTGACCGCAGCAAACACCCGGGTCTGGGGATGCAGTTTCCATCCATTCAGCTCCCGGTCCAGGACGACCTGGAACGCAGCCTGCATCACCTCGTGGGTGGCGCGGTTGAGCTCGTCCAGGAAGAGGGTGACGGGGGCGTCGCAGGCCGCCTTGTACCAGTCGGGTGGGTTGAAGCGGGTGACGTTGCCGTCGGTGGATGGGAGACCAATCATGTCGCCCTCCGTCATCTGGGAGAGCCGGCGATCGATGACCGGGAAGTTCTTGATGCCCTCCTTGGCGCCGATGGCAGCCGAGACCTGGCGGACGACCTGGGACTTGCCGATGCCGTGAGGGCCGCGGATGAGGATCGAGGTGTCCCGGGGGAGGAGAGGGGCAATTTCTACGAAGCGTGAGATGCTCATTGGGTTGTTCATGGTTTCCTTCCGTGGTGGTGAAGTAAGAACAGAGTACCATGCCGGGCCGGGGCTTTGCACCCCGGCCCAGCTTTTTTTTACGAGAGCTGGCTGAGGGAGCCCTTCTCATAGAGGCCCTTGTCGCTGAGGCCGAGGACATAGGCGCGGCCTGAACAACCGAACCGGTTCTTGGTAACCTCGAAGATGCGCTCGCCAAAGGTCTCACTCTTCTTGTCGGTGTCGAGGAAGATGCGACCACGGACGTCGACCGCATGGAGAATGCCGTTCTTGCCTGCAAACTCGCCCGACTTATTGACCTGGCCGATGAAGATGACGTTCGTAAAGTTCGTCTTCGCCCAGTCCGTGAGGCGCTCGACGACACGGAGCGGGGTGACGCTGTTGGGGCCATCCTTCCACTTTCCGTCGTCGAGGGTTTGGAGGGAGTCCTGGAGGATGAAGACCTGCTTGCCAGGGTTCGCCTCGCGGAGGGCGTCCGCATGAGCGAGGAGGTCCTGCACCATCGTGTCCTGACCTGCCACGAAGCCACTCTTCAGCTTGAGGCGCTCGGTGACCATGCGCACCTGGTAGAGGCTCTCCTCGCCGGTGTTGTAGAGGCAGATGTGGCCTGCCGATGTGATGGAATCCGCGAGCTGCAGGAGCATCGTCGTCTTGCCCGCACCGGGGGTACCGGTGAGCATCATGACGCAGGAGGGGACGAAGCCTGTGCCACCGATGGCGTCGTCGAACCACTCGATGCCCGTGGGCATCCGGGTCCGGAGCTGCTCGGGCACCTTGATTTCCATGATGTTGGTGCCGTTGCGGAGGTTCTTGATACCGACATTGAGGTTCATCGAAGACATGGTCTATTGACTCCTAGAGGCCGGCGGGGATCCGTCCCCGCCTCATGAATTTGTTATATCAAGCTGGGCAGGTGCTTTGCACTGTCCTGGTAAATTTATCCGTGAAACCAGTTGCTTTCACTGGTCTCGCCCTTCAGCCAGGCGTCGATGTCCCGGCGGGCGAGGGCCTCGAACACGCTCGGGTTGCACGAGCGGCACTGGTTGAGCACCGGGGTGCCGTGGTGGTGGAAGACCGCCACCGGAACGCGGCGGCTGTTGCAGGAGTCACAGTTGTCACGGCGAATGCAGTTGATATCGGTCATCGTCATTCTCCACTCCGCGGGGTACCATCCCCGCCGGATGAATTTGTTGTACCACAAGGGTCCGGGGGTTTGCACCCCCGGCCCAACTTTTTTCACAGGCTAAGAACCCAGGCTTCGAAGTTCTTCACGTCCTGGGGCGTGGTGGTCCGCCATCCACCAACTCGAGGTTGACCCCACCTGGAATAGACGTTGTAGAGCCTACCCTTCGCGTCCTTGAAGCGCCACTCGAGCCCGTCGTATCCCTTCTCAGGATCGATGTTGACCTCGACTGGCTGCCACTCCGCCTTGCGGCGGATGATGTTGAACACCTCATCAGAGAGGTCATCGACAAGGAAGCTACCAGAAACTTCAGCGTGACGCGAAAAGAAGAAGTGCATCTTTGCTCTCCATTCCGTGGGGCACCATCCCCACCTCTTGAATCAGTTGTACCACAAAGAGGTGGGGGTTTGCACCCCCACCCGAACTTATTTACGTTCGTTCGTTGCGTCGTTACACGAGCGGATTACCCGCCCGTCTTTGGTGAAACCGATCTTGTATGACTTTTCCCCGCAAACGGGGCACAGGCTTTTCTTTTTCGTAGTCAAGATTGTCATTTTAGCCTCCACTCCGTGGGGTACCATCCCCACCGGATGAATCTGTTGTACCACGGCTGAGCGGCACTTTACACCGGTTCTAGAGCGTTTTTGTGGAGCCATCCCGTGGCGCTAGAATTGTGTACTTGGTACCAAGTGCCTGACGCCTCAGACTTCCCACGTCGCCCGGGCCAGGGCGCCTCGAGGTATACCTCACCCAGGACGATACAGATTTCATCATAGCGCACTTGGCTGGCGGTCTGTTGCATCCACCCATCTTCATACTTCCAGACGTTTTGTCCTCTGTACCCAAACTTGTCGTGGTTGCGATCCCTGTGAAGCCGAACCATGTCTCCGATCCGGAATGAGTGTGACATAGGTAACTACCTTTGTGGGGTGAAGAGAGGGCATTCTGCTCATCGGGCTCCTGCAGCCGGGGGTTTGCACCCCCGGACGAACTTTTTTCAACCCTTGACCGCGACCAACCCGCCGCGCCCCTCGAGGATGTCGATGTCGATGCCGCGGGCGAGGAGGTACTGGTGGCCGAAGGTCTGGTCCAGGAGCGCGACCACTTCACGCATAGGAAAGAGGGTATACTCTGCATCGCCCCAGGTAAAGTATTCGCCAAGGTCGACGTAGACCTGGTCGCGCTGTTCAGGAGTGAGGGGTGCGATGATGGAGTCAAGGAGGGTGGGCTGAAGTTCAACGGTCTTGAGTTGCATCGTCATTCTCCTGGGTGGGGTACCATCCCCACCTCTTGAATCTGTTGTACCACAAGGGGCCGGGGGTTTGCACCCCCAACCCAACTTTTTTAGGTTCAGGTGGAGAGGGCCTCTTGGATGAGGTCATCAACATCCTGGCGGGACAATTCCGGGGAGTCGGAAAGCATCCACTCCTTGACCTTTTCAAGGTCAGTGTACTCCACAACCCCCTGGATGAGGTCGTTTTCCCGGTCCGTGATGACCTTCTTGACGGTTAGGCCGTAAGGGAGGGCCGAGGCCTTGAAGAAGGCTTTGTATGCAGTCAGATTCTTATAGGCACCGTCGGTGATGAGGTCCTTGGCATTGGAGAGGGAGTCCAGAGTAAGCGTAATCTGCATGGTCAGTCTCCATCCGGTGGGGTACCATCCCCACCTCTTGAATCTGTTGTACCATAGGTTGGCGGTGGTTTGCACCACCTTGTGCAATTTACTTTTGAAGCTTGGGGGTCACTGTGATGGCGACGGTGTTGTTACCTTCCCGGGCGCGGAGCTCCTCAACCGCGGCACCGGCCGTGCGGGCGAAAATCATTGACGTACCGTGGTCGCGCTTGTTAATCCACTGGATGATGTAAGCTCGCATCTTCGTTCTCCCCGGTGGCCGGGGTGGCCACCTCATGAATCCTTTGTACCAAAAGGGGCCGGGGGTTTGCACCCCCAACCCAACTTTTTTCAGTCGCCGATGCTATTAGTATCGACGTGCCAGAACAACTGGACCCGGGACTCTCCCTTCTCCCACCCGGGATTCCGGATGATGATGGGATTAGGATCCCCGTAGAAGATGCCCTTCTTGAGTTCGTCCTCAAAGTCCTGGATAAGCGAGGACCTACCCACCCGGCCCGAGTCCAGAGGTGCAATCCTGTATTCTACGAAATACCCAACCTTGTCGGTCCAGGCACCTTGCTCGTCAGCCCACCCAAAGTCCTCTAGGATGAGAATCTGGGGAGCATACCTGTCGTTGGGGAAGTGCTTCGTGCAGTTGTGCTTGATGGCCTCGTGGATCGCCATCAGCTTGGAGACCATGTGCGCTTGGCGGGCGTCGTTGACCTTGAAAGAGGTCTTGGCGGGGACTTTGCAAGTGAAAGACATTTGCGCTCTCCGGGTTGGGGGTGGCCACCTTGCCACCCCGTGATTCTGTTGTACCAGGATTCAGAGAGGATTTACACTGTCATCACTCAAAAGGATTGAGGCCAACTGATTCTAGGAGGAAGACCCCGGGCTCAATGGCACCATCTTCATCACGCCAGATGAGCGTGGAGGGGAACTTATTATCGAAGGCGAGGGAGAGTTCTGGGGCACGACTGGTGTCCTTTACCAGGAGGGCGTGGTATTCTTCAAACCCAGCCTTGAACCTGGAGATTTGACCGGACGTGGCCGCCTTGCATTCGTAGTCATCAAGCTGGCCGGCGTCGGTTTGAGCGGAGAAGGTGTCATTGAAGTAGCAGATGCCGTGTGCCATTGTGATTCTCCAGTTGCCGGCGGGATCCATTCCCCACCGGATGAATTAGTTGTACCACGGTTCACTGAAGGTTTACACCATTCTGTAAACTTTACATGTCAGCAAAGGGCTCAAGCTGGAGGATGAGATCGTCCAGGCCTGCACGGACAGCGCGCCAGTTCTTTTCATCAAGATCATCGCGTATTTTGTAAAGTGCGTCCACCGTGTCCCCGTAAGGAAATTGGGCGCTCGACGATTCTTTAATGATCTGCTTCAGCTGTTGTAGTGTTATCTTCATGCCATACACTCCTGTGTATAACTATGTTGATGGCTGCCCCGCGAACTTTTTAGAAGCTAAGAACCCAAGCCTCAAACCGGGCTACGTCAGCTGGGGATGTGTCCTCGTAGCCACTGACTCGAGGGCTACCGTCCCGTGTGTAGACGTTGAAGAGCCGGCCCTTAGCGTCCGTGAAGCGCCACTCCTTGGCACCGTTGAGCCCATCGGACACCACCCAGGTGGGTGCCCACTGGCGATTTGCTTTGATGCGTGCGAACGCCGCTTCGGAGATGAGAGCGACATAGAATGGACAATTGACTCGCAGCGCAGGCTTGCAGTAGTACATCTTCTCTCTCCCCGGTGGGGTACCATCCCCGCCACCTGAATCTGTTGTACCATAAGCCGCCGGGGGTTTGCACCCCCGGCGAACTTTTTTGTGAACGGCTCAGACCAGCTGGTCCTCGTCCATCATGGTGTTGAAGATGGCTCGAGCGACCACATGGGGAGTAGCCACCACGCCGGTGTCACACTTGGTCCAAACCGGTTTACCTTTACGGAGGGTCACCTCCAAGGCGTAGGCATCGAGCTCCTCTTTCCAGTGGCGCGTCCGGACCACCAAGGTCTTCTTGGTCCGGGAGATGCTGTAGGTCACCCGGTCGATGACGTCGAACAGAACCACCCACACCTTGTTCCCAGGACCCACCTCCATGGACACATTCCAGGTGTTGGCGTCGCCACTGTCACCAAGTTCCACCATTGCCGCCAGGAAGTGCTTCAGATTGAAGAGCAGCATCGTACTTCTCCTCGATGAGGTACCATCCCCACCTCTTGAAACAGTTGTACCATAAGCCGCCGGGGGTTTGCACCCCCGAGCGAACTTTTCAGCGCCAGGGTCCTGGGTTCTCCAGCTCCTCGACCCGGCGGTAGATGACATTCTGCAGGCTGAGGTCACCTGGGACAGAGAGTCGTGCGAGCTTGTCGCGTCCCCGGGTAAGGGCAGTGACGATCCAGTTGAGACCCTCGCACGTAACGACGTCGCCAATCTTGATGCGCTTCATATTCGCTCCTTGCTCTTCCAGTGGGGTTCTTTCCCCACCACCTGAATCTGTTGTACCATGGATGTCCGGGGGTTTGCACCCCCGGCTCAACTTTTTTCAGAGGGCGACCGTTTCGGCGCCCGTCAGGAACACGTACCCTTCCTTGGTGTGATGGGCCAACAGTGTCTCGCACGGAGCCTTGAGGTAGTGCTTCGCGATGAAAGCCCGCATGGCCTCGCAGTGGTTGGCGTACGAACTGAGGGCATGGTCGTACTCGACCGTGATTGGCGGGAAGTTGAGTCCGTCCTCGCGGCTCGCCTTGATGCGACCGCCGCGGGTGTTGGTGGGGCCGAGGTACTTGGTGGTGATAATCATCTTCGTTCCTCCGCAGGTGGGGTACCATCCCCACCTCTTGAATCTGTTGTACCATGGATGTCCGGGGGTTTGCACCCCCGGCTCAACTTTTTTCAGAGAAAGACGCGGACGAGAGAGACCTTGCCCGCCGCCGAGTAGCGAGCCACGTCGATGCCCAGGCCCTCCAGGTCCTTGTGGGTATACTCCAATCCATCCACCAAGACCTCCTCGATGGTGGACCACCGGGCAACCAAGGTGTCTGCCTCCTGGCTCGAGATGAGGTCCCCCAGGTGGCCCCAGAAGTCGTCGCGGACGGGGTCGGGAAGCTTGTCAACGATCTTGCTAACGTGAGGGATAGCCATATTTCCTCCACCGTGGGGCACCATCCCCACCGGATGAATTAGTTGTACCACGGCCCGCTTGGGGTTTGCACCCCGGGGCGAACTTTTTTACGCCTCGCCATCCAGTTCGAACTCGATCCTCTCGATGATGCCCTCAACCTCCGCGGTGTACACTGCACGGTCGGTCGGCGGCAGGTTGGGGATGCCCTTCTCCTGGAAGAACTTGACAGCCTCGAGAATATAGTTGAGCTCTAGTTCACAGAAGGTCATCTTCGCCCTCCTCCCCCTCATCTTCGCCCTCATCCTCGTACTCAAAGAGGTCTTCGAGCTCAGCCTCGACCATTCCAGCGACGTCATCCTCCGACATCCAGCAGAGCGCCATTCGCAGTGCGACCTGAGCGTCGAGCGTGCCCTCCTCGACCGCCTCGAGGACCTTGTTCGTGTAGAAACGTGCCATCGTCTTTCTCCTTGGCGGGGATTCCGTCCCCACCGGATGATTCAGTTGTACCACAAGGGGGCGGGGGTTTGCACCCCCGCCCGAGCTTTTTTCACCAGTGTTCGCGCTCCAGCTTGAACTTCGTCCTCGGAGGATAACCATCCGCAGCCTTTGCAATGCGTTCAGCCATCACGGCAGCGATGGGATAACGGTCGGCCTTCGCCACGAAGGTATTGGATAGGTCCAGCAAGGCCCTTTGAACCTTGTCCAGGTCGACCTTGCCCGTGGAGCGTGGACCGAGCGGCAGCATATAATCGATGAGGCGATTCCAGAACAGGATCTCCACGCCGGGGAGACGGGCAACAACTTCCTTGATAGAAACGATCTGGGTAGTAGCCATCGTCGTTCTCCATTTCCGTGGGGCACCATCCCCACCGGATGAATTAGTTGTACCACGGCTCACGGAAGGTTTGCACCAACCACGCAAAAAAAGTTCGTTGAGCACGATGACACGGCTTGCAATGAAAGCTTGTCCCCTTGGTGTTCTATCACAAGCGCCACTCCAGCCTAACGAGGGTGTCCTGCATGGCTGGAGTGGTTAGACTCCCCCTTTAGTTTGAAGGGGTTGCCACGAGGATATTGTTGAGGCGTGTGGTGAGACGGTCGACGTTGTTGCCTGTCCAGGACTTGACTTGAGTCCCGTTGGTCCAGAGAGTGTTGTAGGGAAGTTCGAAGATGTCCTTGAGCCAGCCGGAGTGTGCGCGCTTGAAGTCAGTGACGCCTCCGCCGTCGAGGACGAGCTTGCCCCAGCGGACTCCTGGGATGTCCTGGGTCTCCAAGAAAGAAGTCAGCTCCTCCGTCCACTTGATGCAAGCTGGACAATCTGTCTTCCCCACCATGAGGAAGGCGACCGGTGCAGAGAGGAACTCATTAAAATTTGTGCCGTCCACAGTCTCGAGCTTCATGTCGATATCTCCCGAAATTTGTTAAGGTCTTGCAGAATGTTAAAGACTTCTCCCGCCCGGGTCTTGGAGTCCGCGGCCCGGTCGTAGTCCCCGTTGTTTGCGTGGTGCTTCATGGCCTGAACGTGCGATTCATACCGCATCGTCAGGAGTGAGATGATGTCTCCTATGACCATTCTTATGCCCAACCGAACTGAACCCGATGGCCGTGTGCGGCGCACCTGGACAACCATGTGTGAAGAGACTCGACATGTGCTGCCGACTCTCCCTCCTCTAGTCCCAACGATTCTACCCAGTCGATGTACCGGGAGAGGCGCTCCTCGTGTGAGGCGCCCCTGATGATGTGAAATGTCGTGCCGGTGTGAGTGGCGTAGAGAGGGAACTCACTCCTCTCTCCAGGTCTGCCACCCCAGGACTCCAAGAGGAGCCGTATGTTCATGTCATTCATTCATACCTCCTTGACAGGCGTTGCGAAGATCCAGCAGAAGCCACTAGTAGTCCGGACGAAGACTTGATCCATGCCGTTCTTTCGGCGGAATCCATAAGCCTGCGCAGAGCGCCAGATGGGCTCGCCCCTGGGTGTGTAGTCGAAGATGTACCAGTACTTCATGGTAGAGTACCCCTTACTAGTTCAATATAACACGCCCGCGTGTGGGTTTACACCCCCATGTGCACGTACTAGCTCGACTAGTCCCCGGCTCCCCGTAGGTCCATCTCGATCATGTAGAAGAGACAGGTGGCCGCGTGTGCCAGGTGGTGCAGCCCTGACTCCGGATCGACCGTCTCTCCACGGGAATAAGCGACGAGGTGCCGAAAGGCGGCAGCCGTGTAGCGCTCCTTGAAGGGTGCCACGTGCTGCCAGTTGTCCCGAGAGTACTTTCGTGCGCCATAGGTGAGCACCTCCACTAGTTCGTCAAGGGCATGCCAGGGCACCAGGGAGTAGTCGGGCTTCCCACCGTCGTGCTTCACACCGACTTCAGCCGCCATGGGGGCTCAACCCTCCCTCCCGGAGAGCGCCTACGACGGCCCGACCGATGGCGGCGGACTGGGAAGCAACCTTGTCAGGAGTCCACGCGGGGACAGGTGAAGAGTCATGGACTAGTTCGACGGAGAGGAAGCAGATCTCTTGGATCCGCTCCAGGAGCTTGATACACTCCTCATGCGACAAGGACGACGGACGAGGGGGCAGGCTACGCGTGTGACTACTCATGACTAGTTAACTCCTCTTGTTGGATACTTCTCTACAGACGAACACGTCGATCGTGTCGTGGACTAGTAGGTCCACCGGGACCACCTTCTTGGTTACCCTCCGCACGCCATAACAGCAGGGACAGATGAGCGACTCCTCCAGGTCTTCGTCCGTGCACCATGAGCACTCCACCTCCACGTAGGCGTAGGGCTGGATGCTCAGCGCTCCTGTGTCAGCGTCCTCATAGATGACCGGAGGCAAGAACTCTTTAATGAGGGAACCAATGAGCTCCAGAGCGCTCCGGCTGTCCACATAATCTGGACACAGGCTGCACGCCGCCGCGTGGGACAGGCCACCTGCAATCTCTCCGGCGGTCATGGCGTGGAGGAGGCGGATCCGGGATGTGACGCGCTCGTCGATGTTCTTTAGGAGGTCGATGCACCGCTCGCGGGTGGGGCCGTCCATCTTCCATGTGAGGCTGTGATTCATGCTCGACATTATACACTATCCCCTGCGCGCGTACCACCGGCGCACTGCATCGACGTGCTCTTCATTCGACAGATCCCACTCCAACAGGTCCATGCGCTGGAGTCCCCTGAACAGGTGCTTCAAAGCTCTCCCATCCCACGTGGTCCGGGCGGACTCCAAGTTCTGGACGTACTGCTGCGTCTCCGGCGTCTCCTCTTCCACGATCACCACGACACGGCCCCCGCGGATCGTGAGGTAGCACCCAGGAGGCTCAGGTCCCACTCCACGGAGCAGGGCGTCCCTGAACACCCGGCACTCCAGCCTGTTCACCATCTCCCAATCGGGTGCACCCTCGGTGATGGTGGGCTCGCCCCGGGGCGCGGAGCCAATCGTGACGAGGGTGGGACCCATGTCAGACCCCTTCGTCCTCGAGGGCACCCAGGACGCTCGCGAGGGTCTCGCCCAGGTGCTCGAGGACGTCGACATGCTCCACGATTTCAGGGGGGACGCCGGGCGGGACGGTGTCCTCGATGCCCCATTCTTCTAGCATGGTGTACTGCTGGTAGTCGACTGCGGAGAGGAGGATCGCTGCCTCCTCGGGGGAGAGACTCAGGATGATGTTCTTCATGTTATTTCCTTCCTTGTGTGTTAAGAGCGGGGAGTAGAGGAGCCACCCTTCGCATGATTCTTGCTGCCCTTGGGACGCCCGCGCCCGCGCTTTTCTCCCGGGGTGGGAGCGGGCGCGGGAGACTTGGGAGGGTTCTTGGCAGGACGACCTCGCTTGCGCTTGCCGATGCCACCACGGACGGGGGCGAGCTTAAACTTGAAGCCCGACTCCAGCCCCATCTTGAAGTTGGACAGAGCAGCCTGGTGCAGGTGGGGATTCCAGAGCTTCATCACCCCTGAGTGGGGATCGACGTCCTGGACCACGTAGGTCTGCGTGTCGAGCCAGGGCAGGCCAGGAATCGTGACCGCATACCGCTCGATCACGATCCGCCCGCCCACCTCGAAGAGAGGGATCCCCTCAGGGGAGAATGCGTCCTCCATCGCAGAGATGTCCGGACGCCGCGAAGTCCGGTCGGACCCCAGCGCACCATTGAGCGCGGAAGTGATGATGACCTCGTCTCCGCTCGCTCGGGTCGTGCGCTCGATCGCGGCGGCGAGCTCCTGCTCAAGGGTGGTCTCCTCTTCCATCGTCGTTCTCCTCCGGGGAACCCACTCCCCACAATCTCTTTGTACCACACCGGGTGCACGTTTTACACCGCCCGGGGAAAAAAGTGTCTCACTTCCCTTAAGGGCGGAGAAAATTTCAAGCGCCCCCGCGCCCAGCGAACCGCGCCTCCACCTCTCGGCGGAACGCATTCACCGCCTCCTGCCCCAAGGTGATCCGGGCGAGAGTGAGAAGGGACGCCAACGTCTGTTCGAATGCTTCCCTCCGCACCGCCATGTCCATCATGGCCGAAGACGCCCATGGGGAATCAAGGAGCAGACCCTCCCCCAAGGATTCCCGGAACCGCCGGAACCGAAGTTCCACCGTCTCAGATGCCGCAGTCAACTCACTGTGTAGCCGGTCCAGGTTGTGTGCCATGTTCCAGAGTTGGGTCTTGGCGTCGTTAAACTTCTTGTCACCCACGAGGGTCTCATTGAATGCTGCGACGTAGTGCACGGTCTCTCTCCTCGGCGGGGCACCGTCCCCACCTGAGTCCCTTGTACCACGGGCGGGAGTGGGTTTGCACCATCAGGAGAAATTTGTCGAAAATGAGTCCTTGTGGTCTTCCCCACAATTTTGTTCGAATTTTCAGTGCAAAAGTGGGGGAATGACAGAGGGTGACTCACTCGCCCCAGGGGCGGAGACGCGAACTCCGGGGGACGAAGAGCACAATACCACGCTCCGGGTGCGGGTGATGAGTTGAGGATGGGAGTGACTCATTTCCCTTAAGGGCGGAGAGAACGCGCGGAGGACCCTCCCCCAGAAGTCCACTCTCATGCCCACGAGAGGCCGGCGGGCGCGGGTGACTCACTTTCCCCTAGGGCGGAGAGAATTTCGATGCGAGCGGTCCCCATGGAGACGAGTGTACCACAGGCGGGAGCGGGTTTGCACTGCTCGATGGGCGGAAGTGTGCCGGAATGGAACAGCATGTTTCACGGTGCGGTGTGCACTGGTGTGCGCGGAGTGTGCCTCCGTGGGGGTCGATGTGGCGCTGCGGGCGAGGAGATGGCGGTGAAACACGGTGAAACAGTGAAACAATCAAATAGTGTGTACTAAGCCCTCCCGCCCCACATCCTCCATTAAATCCACGCTCCGGCCCGCGGGGTGGTCCGCCGAGGGGGAGGGAAGGCCTCGCTCCGGGCGCGGGCGATATCATATTTGTCCACCTGTCCCCGCCCGCCGGGTTGATTCTGTGGGAGTTGTTGGGTCCGCGGGCGTGGGATCCTCCCCTGTAGTCCCCCTGTCCGTCCGTAGAGTGCTGGGTGGGTGCGCTGTGTGGTTGGGTCCGTGGGTACTTCTCTAGTATTCTCCTCTAGAGTCTGTGCAGGGGGCGCGCTTCAGTGTCCTTATAGGAGGGGTGTGGGAGGTACTTGAGGTACGGGTAGTCGGGGGAGTCCCTGGTGCGGGTGGAGTGGTTCTGTGGGTTTTCCATTTCGTCTTGCGCTCGGGTATACTAGTTAACATGCGTGCCCCATGTGCGTGTACTAGCTCGACTTGTCCCCTGTGTCGTGTGTGCGTGCACGTACTAGTCCGACTAGCCTGGGCCGTCCTTGGGACCCAGCCCCCTCCCCTTCCCCCTATCTCCCGTGGGTGAGCGCTGCACGCGCACGTACTAGCTCGACTAGTCCCCCCGCAGGTTCGTGGACTTCACCATCACGACGTGCCCCCTGAAGAGGCGGTCCAGCTTCCCCCGGGCGTCCATTCCGTTGACGATGTCCTGGAGCCGTGCGAGCTTCTTGTTGATGTCCACCCGTTCTTCTTCGGAGAACCCCTTGATGGTCTTGTCCCCCGCCTCGTAGGGCTTCAGGACGCACCCCCTGGGAGAGATGACCGACTGCGCCAGGAGCTCCGCGCAGCAGTCCCGGAGGGTCAGGAGCTTGCCCTCCCGGGCGGACTTCATCGTCATCGCGGGCGTCAGGTAGTACATGTCACCGATGAACCTGTCGATCCAGCCCTCGAGGACGTTCGTCGTGCCCTCGATGAGGGCCGCGTGCTCGGGGGAGAGCTCGTGCTCGTCGTCGAAGATGGCATGGAGGGTGTTCCAGGGCGAGGGCCAGAAGTCCTTGAAGACGCTCCGGGCTCCCACGAGCATCACGGTGCCCCCGGCCGCCAGGTGTGCCTGCACCTCCCCCGGGTCGAAGTCTGCCTCCTCGATGTGGGGCAGGGCGTCCGCCCAGGGGACGTGGTACACCCGGGCGTAGATGTCCTCCGTGTGGAGGAAGGTGGGGATGACCCAGATGGGGGTCCGGAGGAACTTCCACTGTGCCCGGGCCTTCTGGTCCCACGCCCGGGACGAGAAGTACTTCTTCACCGCGCGGTGGGCGGAGCGGACCCGCTTCGGATCGTCGTCCTCTGGTGGGAGCTCTCCCCCCATCGTCAGGGTGCCGGCTTTCTTTTCGAAACCCATCTCCCTGATCAGTCGCCTCAGCTGTCCCACCGTGATCTGCATGTCGTCCCCTGTATGCCGTAGATAACTATTACGTCCGGCGGAGAGATGTCACCAACATGTGATGATGACGCAGCCGGGGCCGCCGTCGCCGCCTGCTCCACTGCTAGGACTTGAGACCCCACCGCCTCCACCGCCGCCACCGCCCGCGCCCCATGCACAACCAGCGCCACCACCCATGGCTGCGGAGCCTGTTGAGCCGCCACCACCTGCGCCGCCGTATATCTTGCCAGGGAAGATGGTTGACCAGCTGAATCCGTTAGCGGCTGTCACCCCTGCAGAGGAGCTTGATGCACGGACAGCAGTAAACGGAGTGTTCGCAAGAGCGTTTATCACGCCTCCATTTATGCCTGTGTCAGCTCCTCCCCCCGCGCCGCCGTAAATCTGGCTGGCCGTGCCTTGCGTAATTGACGAGCCACCGACAGCCCCAGCATTTCCGGCGATGAAAAATGTCGCTCCGAGCAAAGCAAATGGCCTTACCGTAGCGATTGCCGCTGCAGCTCCTGCCGTGCCGTTGACGCCATTCCCGCCGCCACCGCCGCCATCGCCAGCGTTTGCTTCGAGGTAGAGATATTGCGAGGTCGTCGATGGGGCCATTGAGACCTTGGTCGCAACGGGAGTGAATGCGACATTTCCTGCGGTTCCGACTGAGCTAACCGCTGGTGTGCCGCCGCTTCCGCCTGGCGATACTTGTATATAAAGTGAATCAGGCAGCATGAAGATTGGAATCGTGAGACGCGATATTCCGCCAGAGCCGCCACCGCCGCCACCGCTATTTGTGGCCTGTGCATGCGCTCCAGACCCACCACCGCCACCTGGCCCGATAGCGTAAATCGACACCATGACAAATCCACGCGGCTTATTCCAGATTTGCCATGAATCGGCGCTTGTGCCTTGCGGTAAGAAGACCGACAAGCCTGGTATCTCTGGGACATGTGAGAGGTCAATCATGGGTCACCACGCAATGATGCAGGCATAAGCTGGGCCGCCTGGGCCGCCTGCGCTGAGTGTCGTAGTCCCTGCGCCACCACCGCCACCACCCGCTCCGTAGCCTGGGGCGGTGCCGCCAGTACCACCCGGCACCGATGAAGCGCCGCCTCCGCCCATGCCGCCAATGGATAGGAATGGACGATTGAGGAAGAGGCCATTACCTGCAGGTCCTCCACCTGGATTGCCTCCGGAGATGCTCGGCACCAAAAGCGAGATGTCGCTCGTGAACCCTCCGCCTGTGTTACTATTGCCGCTGCCGCCACAACCTCCTAGGATAGGCATTGTTGAACCTATAGACTGCGAAGCAGCAGATGTTGTCGACCCACTTACTCCTTGAGTATTGTTATTAGCGCTGAAATATATCGCGTTATTGAGTAGATTTGCGGCAGTGGCGCTGACTGCTCCGAACGGTCCGCCGCCATTTCCGCCTGCCGACGCATTGCCGCTTGTTCCAATATTGCCTCCATAGGCTTGACAATACATATAAGCTGAAATGGGGCTTGCTGATGGGTAAGTTGAAATAGATACAGCTGCGCCCTGTGTAGAGCCTGCACCTGATTGTCCAGAGAATGTCACATAAAGAGAGCTAGGCATCGACCACGCGAAAAACAGCGCTTGCGTCAATCCTCCACTTGCACCACCACCGCCACCGCCACCGCTTGGTGTGTTATGTCCTTGGCCACCACCTCCGCCGCCACCAATGCACATCATGAAAACCAGCGTCGCATTTGGCGGCTTTTGCCAAGCGTAAATTCCGCTTGGCCCTATGAACTCAGACACGGTCGCGTTTTGTGGTAAGTGTGAAAAGTCAAACATGGGTCACCAACTTGCAATAATAACTAAGCCAGGACCACCAGCTCCGCCGGCGCCGCCAGCCCCAATACACCCGCCGCCGCCGCCGCCGCCTGCGCCCCACACACCACCATTACCGCCGGCTCCACCCTGAGTGGTACTACCACCCCCACCAGTCCCGCCATAATGGAACCCACGAAAAATAAATCCAGGTGACCCGTTACCATTAGCATTTGGAATGTTTATTCCAGCGCCGTAAATACCGCCACCAGAATAGGAGATGCCTGCGCTATTGCCGCCGCCTCCAGTACCACCGAGTATGGGTATTGTGCCCGGGGCGAGGTTAGTGCCTACAGTGGTGCGCCCAGCCGTACCTGCAGAACCAGAGTTGAACGAAAAACGTAATGCCATTTGACAAAGCGGGTTACTGGTCACAGTTGCCGCAGTGGCTGCCGCTCCCCCACCAGACCCGCCACTAAATTGAGACACGCGCCCTCCCGGCGCTGTCAGTATAGCGTTTCCAGCTGTTGTGTTAGGATAGACGCTGACATGTGAAGTGCCGCCTATCGTACCCTCTTTAGGAGAAGTCGTAGTCGTGGCTGCGCCACCAGCACCACCATTGCCAGCGCTCACGTATAACGTTTCAGGTAGTACGAACGCATTGAACATAGCTGCTGACATGCAAGCACCACCGCCTCCCCCTCCTCCAGAAGGAGGTGACAAGGCACCTCCGCTACTGCCACCGCCACCTCCTCCTATTGCGATAATCGCGACCATGCTAACGCCGCGCGGCTTGGTCCATACCTTCCAATCGGAAGTGCCAGCACTTCCTGGGAACCACACCACGCGCTCGCTCGGCTCTGGCAGGTGGAGGAGGTCAATCATCAGTACTTTCCACCGAAGATTGTGACGGTCAGCTCGCAGCTTCCGCCTGGCGCAGTGCCGACAGTGACGTAAATCTTGTATCCTGGCGGGAGTGCCATGTTCAGACCGTAGTCGAAATCCGGCAACGGAGCGGTCGCAGAGGTCGTCGTGGCCGGTAGGCCAAGCTCGCCAATGATGGCAGAGTTCGACGCCGTGCCAGTCGTCGAGCCGTTATTGAGCCAGAAGCGCACGACGGTTGCGGCACTGCTGTTGGCTGGATTGACCTTCACGCGCGCATTGCGGACGAAACCACCGTTGGTTGAGTCGGCGGTGAACACGAGATAATTCGTGCCGCTCGTGAGGTCGATGGTATTGTTCGCTGTGACAACATTGTCGACCCATTGCACGTCGGCGACTCTTGAAAAAACAGGTTCTGTATTTGGTGCCGCCATGTCAGCTTCCTCCTTGTAGAGTCACTATCTCAGACTCGAGGGTAGCGACCCGTTGCGTCAATTGCTGAACTTCTTGTGCATATTGTGCCGCCAAGACCGCTTCAATTTGTGCCTGAACCTGTTCAGGTGTGGGTTCAGGTAGCGGAGGAAGTGTCGTGTTGATCACAAGAATGCTCCTGCGACCGGGAAGCACCTGACATCCGCACCTCATACCTTCGTCTTGCACCCAGGTACGGAGAGTTTGGTGATGTTCGTAGGGCACCTCAATTTCAATGATGTCTTGTAGACCCATGATGGCGGTCACCTCTGTCTCGATGCGCAACTTGGCGTTTTCAAGGGTTTCAGGCACCGCTTGTTGAATACTTGGTAATGGCATATCTCAATTATGTCCTTATGGTAATTATTTTACTAAGTATTTTCTCGTCACTTCTTCAACCACTCAGCAACCGGTCCAACTTCAACCTGGCTAGCGTTTGGCGGGAAGTTGAAGACTGCGACATACATGGGCAACTTTCGAGTATCTTCCTTAACCTCCAAGAGTGTCTGGATCTTGCTGGGAGCCGGAAGAGCGTCAAGTTTACCCTGTGACATCATGAATTTAACCTTATCAATGGACGGCAAGATGCCGGTATGTGGCATCTGCCCGCAATGAAATGCTCAATCTCTTCTGTTGTTTGTCGCAATCATGTGTCTTGTTCCTCGCGCAGCGCGCTGTTGCAAAGAGAATTGTAAACCATGAATTTGAACTGTGAACTTGTAGGGTTGAACTTTGCGGCAACACTTGGTATAATGAAAACATTACGGAGGAAATGTCATGTCTGTCACTGCCGTCGTGGGTGGTCAATGGGGAGATGAGGGAAAGGGACGTTTTGTCGATGAACTGAGCGCTGATGTCGATTGGGTCGTCAGGAGCCATGGTGGAGACAATGCAGGGCACATGGTGTACTGGGGTGGTCGTAAGTGGGGACTTCACATGGTGCCCAGTGGCATCTTTCAGCCTCGACCCAAGTGTCTCATCGGCGCCGGTTGTGTCGTCAATCCCTCAGCTCTTAAAAAGGAGCTTGATGAGCTCGGGGCAGTGGGAATCGACACCACCCGAGTCTTTATTGACCGCCGTGCGCACGTTGTGATGCCATGGCATCCCCTCGTCGACCGTGCTGGAGATCGCACCAATAAGATCGGAACGACAGGCCGGGGCATCGGCCCAGCTTACTCTGATAAGTCGGCCCGCACAGGTGTCCGAATTGCTGATATTATCAATGGGGGTCCGCACCTCCACGCTAAAGTGCAGGCAGGGGTCGAGCGGGCGAACGAGTTCATCAGCGGCTTCAAGGATTACCCACTCAACTTCTACGATGTGTGGGCCGAGGTGGAGGGTTGGGCTGATGTCCTCCGGCCCAGGATCGTCGATAGCGTGCCCCTCCTCCGTGATGCGCTGGAGCGTGGGGGCCGGGTTCTTGTCGAGGGGCAGCTAGGAATCATGCGTGATCTGGACTGGGGCACATACCCATTCGTCACGAGCTCGAACAGCATGGTGAGCGGTGTGGGCGCAGGCTTACCCGTTCAGTCTATCACACGATCGTTAGGCGTCGTCAAAGCTTACACGACTGCCGTGGGTGCAGGCCCATTTCCGACCGAGGAGGCAGGGGAGCTGGGCAACATGCTCCGGGAATTGGGTGCTGAGTACGGCGTCACCACAGGCCGTCCCCGCCGCTGCGGGTGGTTCGATGCTGTCTCCGTCAGGTACGGCGCTTGGCTCAGCGGCTATACCGACCTGGCAGTCACGAAGCTTGACGTTCTCGATGGTCTCGACGAGGTGAAGATTTGCACTGCATACGAATTCGATGGCCGGAAGACGACTGAGATGCCCGACGTCCCTGACCTGGATCGGTGTCGACCAGTGTATGAGGTCTTTCCCGGGTGGAAGACTTCGACCCGAAATTGTCGAACCTGGGCCGATCTGCCACCTGCGGCCCAAAGCTTCATCTGCCGCATTGAAGAACTGTCAGGTGTGCGGGTGTCGTACGTGTCCGTTGGGCCTGAGCGGGGCGAGCTCATCCGTCTAACGTGAGATCTTGTGCCGCACGCCGTGGGGAGACACCATGCCCCCCAGTGATGCCAAGAGAGATGAGCCCTCTGCTGAATAAATGCCTGAAGATGTGAGAGTGAGTCCCATGCTATGGGCAGCATCAAGGGCCAAGTTCACCATGTGACGTGCGATGCCCCGCCGTCTGTGGGAGGGATCGACACGAATGCTGACGATCTCCAGCTCACCGTCTGCAATTCGGGCTTCCATTTGTGAGGTTTCATAATCTGGAACCGTGAGGTCCGGGTGGCCTGGGAAGCTGAAGGTCTTAGGATGGAAGACGGTGATCTTGTACCTCCCCCTCTTTTCGTCCATGTCCTCCTCGAGTGTCAGGTCACCGAACGTAGAGGTGGTGAGTGCCTCTTGAATAATATTCTTGAGTTGTCTGAGTGTGAGCCTCAATTTCAATTTCCCTGTATTTTTTCAGCCACCAATAGGTATGGTCTACCTGTGCACTTTATGATCACAAGAATGAACGTCGACGGCCTACAGCCAGGTGACCTCGTCATCGACACCTGGACGAGCGGACGACTGCGTGTCGTTCTCGGGGCCGACGGTGAGCGGAACATCTTGTGGATGCAGGAGGGTCGCATGTGGCGGGAGGTCGCCACACCAGACACCCTCGGACGCGTCTTCTGTGTCATCAGCCGCGGGGAGCCAGCAGAATGACGAATCCAATGGACGATTTGGTGATCTATACACCTGAAACGCCCCTCGTAAAGTCCGACGGGAGCCTGATGGTGTCGATCGAGGCGCTGCGACCCGGTGACGTCATCATGGTTCGTTCATACGGGTACGTGGGCGACGGAGCTCCAATCGGTTGGTACGTGGGGATGGTGCTGTGGGTCGGTCCACCTGAGCCCGTGATCTGGGGAGATATCATCGATGGTGAGCGTCGAATATGCACGTACGACTTGCTCCTCCTCTTATCAGGGGATAGGAGCTACATAGATAAACGTAGTGTGATCGAGGGAACCCTGTACGAGTTTGTATGTTAAGGCGGGTGGGCATTGAGGACTTACGCCCGGGAGATTATGTCCGGTTTCAGCATTCACCCGCCCCGGTGATGGCGCTGGTAGTGTCCATAGAGCGGGATTATTCGATGACCAATGTGCTTGGGAAGCGGACCACATGGTACCACGTGAAATATCTGGTCAACCTTGAGGGTGGGATTCAGTGTGTCACGGGGATGGTGTTGTCGTCTGAAATGTACGATGTTGTGTAAATTCACCGTCACACATGGTATTTTTCTTTCATGAAGATCACGAAGCACACAGAGTTTGTCGTCACCCCCACATCTGTCGATCTTGTTCTCGGTGATGACGAAGTGGGAGAACAAATAAAGAAGATGTCGACCGATGAGATAGCTTCTTTGGTGGAAAAGCTGATATCAGATCTCCGTAGTAAGGACGAGAATGGAACATAACCTGCTCCCAGGTGACCTTGTTATCCTCAGGATTACCGAAGTACCTCGAAGATATGGGCTTGTGGTTGAAAATTTGACGAGCGGGTTGCTGCGAGTCTTGTTCAGCGACATGTTGCTTGAACGTCATAGCCCAAACATCCTGAAAAAATTATGAATCATGGAAGATGAGTACACACCCAAGTTAGGAACTTTTGTCGTAAAGAGACAGAGTGAGATCGATCTCTGTCGGTCAACCTACATCTACAATGATGAAAACATGTGGTGGTACTCTCGTTCCATGGGTCCGTTTGAGCTGGGCATGATCATTGGATACAGACGAGGGCACAGAAAATATCACTATATTCTGTGCATCTTAACGTCAACTGGCGTCGGCTGGGTTGATGATGAGAACGTTGATGAAATATCTTAACCTCGCGGGGTGCAAACCTTCTCAGGACCATGGTAAGGTCATCTCAAGAGGAGACACACGATGTCACATCCAGAAGATAAGTATGATGAATCTGATTCACGGTTGCTGAAGTATATTTGCGATGAGATTGCTGAAGCTGCTCCTTGGAAGGATCGATCGGCACACCATGCCGCCGCACACGTCAAAAATCTAATCCTCAATCTCAAGACAGAAGCGAACGTTGAGAAGAAGCTCAAGGAGATCGAGGGGTCTGAACTTCGTGCGGAGATCGAACGGCTTCGTGAAAAGCTCAAAAAGATTCACAATCTATCAATTCTCGCCTGGGAACAGGTAGATCGTAATCCTTCCGAAGCAAAAGAATTATTCCAGATGATCCACTTTCACAGTAAGTGAGCGCAAACAATGACTAGACTGTTTAAACTGCCTGATGGAACTGCCTGTTCAGATTCTGAACATTATGCAAAGGAATGGTTCACTCTCGCTGATGAGGTTGCGTCCCTTTTTCCGGGATATCGAGTAAATGGTGTCGACCCCGACATCATGTTGTCCAGCGAAAATTGGTCTTCCAGCTTTAGGTTGAGCGTTGAAGCGGCACAGCTTCTAATTTCCGAAGTGAATCGACGTGTCGCGGCTCGTGAGAGTGGGTGAAATGAAGCCCGGCGCCATGGTCGTCCTGACGTCGTATTACACCGATTCTTATGATGAAGAATGGTTACGCACAACCATACTTCAGATTCCGCAGCCTACAAGGCTATGTCATCCAGACTTCAAAGACGAGCATGGATATATCTTTTTTTGTGATTTGCTCTTCAATCCCGGCGATGTTGGGTTGGTATTAGATAACACACATGTAATTTGCACGCTATACAAGAAGAATACGAACCAACCGTACCAAGGAAATGTTCCTTATCTCAAAATCCTTACTTCCAAAGGAATAGGTTGGATTAAACAAGAGATGATCGAGGATGTGGGAGGGTGAAATGAACCCCGGTGATATGGTCGTCATAAAACCTGATTATACATATGCGGATCTTTATGACGAAGAAGGATGGACAGTTCGTTTACCTCGATTCCAGAGGGGATCACTAAATCCGATGTTGTGCCTTGAAACCAAGGTAGATTGGTCTCATCGAGATTGCAAACGACCCTTGATGAAAGTTTTAGTCGAGGGTGTAATCGTATATGTCGCCGAAGTATGTTGTGAGAAATTGGGGACATCATGAAAGTTGGCAATCTTATCTGTGATAGTGGGGGTGATGGAAGCATCGGGATCATCATTGAATTTACTGAGCGAATGGATCCCAATCGCGGTGCAAAATTGTCGATTTTTTGGAATAATGCTCCTATAGAGAACATGATTGTGTATCCACACATACAATACTATGGTCCCGATCGTAAAAAGTCTGTAGAGTGGATTCTCCCTAACAGTCTCAAGGTCGTGCAATGAAAACTGGTGATCTAATTACTGCCCGATACAAAGGTTCCGGACGATTGATTTGGTTTGGAATTCTTCTCGAAAAACCCCTTCCTCCGCTGTACATAAACTTTCCCAAAAGATACAGGGTGCTAACAACAAACGGCATCGAGATCCTTGAGGGAAAAGAATGGCTCGTGGTTGAGGCTACCAATAAGTTCAAGAGGGGTAGCACATGAAGTTTCAGAACAGAGAAGATATCGTTGCCGAGGCTCTGCGTCATATTGCTTGGAAGATGTGTGATAATCCCGATGGATATACGGTTGAGGAAGGAAGGATGATTGATCGGGCACTTCGTTCTTGCCGCGGGATCATTGACATTGACGTCGTCTGGGTTCGGTGGAGGTATCAAGCAGACCCTCGGGGATGGTTGACTGATGACGAGATCCGATTCAATGGTCGAAGATATGGATATCCCCTGAAGTGAAACCTGGTGATCTTGTCATGTTGAAGGACTCAGTCAGACATCATCCTTCAACCCTTGTTTTATATGAACCACACGTAACCAGAAATGTGCTCGTGCCAACTGACATTCCGCTTGGAGTTCATGATGTTGGATTATACCTTGAAACAGGGGTTTGGGCCGGCCGGGTGTATGTTAAATTATTGACACACCGGGGCATAGGTTGGATTCATGAGATGTGGATGATTGAAGTTCTGAATGAGGGAGATCTGAAATGAAACCTGGCGATCCTGTTAACATTGGCGACTTTGTCGTCTTGAGGAGGGGGACCGACGCTTTCTATGATTGGCGCTCAGTTCCACCTCAAAAAGAGTATGGATATTACCTTCGAGATCCCAAGGACCTCAGGCTTCTAAATGGTGCACCTCATGCGGATTTCAATAACACCGACCTGTGTCTTGTCTTGGGTGCCAAGAGAAACCATCTTCTCGTTTTAAATCCTCGTTTCCAGACCGGCCTAATCCACCTAGAAAAGGTCGAGGTGCTCAAGTGAAACCGGGTGATCTCGTCGCATTTCGCAGGGGAATAAATCCGTTCACCAAGAATATCAACTGGGTCCTTGGATTGATCCTTGAGGTTATTGAAGATCATGATCCGGTTGAGGATCATTGTAAAACACTCACCAAGCATGGTATCATGTACTTCCGAATACATGGCTCGCAGAACATAACCGAGAAGGTTGAAACATGAATTACGTCGTAAAACAAGGAGAACTCTGCGAGTACATTCGCGCATATCGCAGTTTGATCCAAATGGCACCGGTCGACTCTGTCGAGGGTGGCTATGTGGGCGAAATTTCCCCTAGAGATTTGGTCCTCATCCTCGACGTCCAGCGCAGCGTCGACGGAGACTGGATTTGGATACGTGTCATGACGTCACAAATCACCGGATGGGTCAAAAGCGTGACCGATGCACATCCACACTATTACAAATTGTTCAAAGTTTTGAAATCGCTGAAGGATTCAAGTCCAAGGCGCGGGAGGAAGCGTGGGTAGGATTCACATTCATTCCAACGGTTCTCTAGTGGGATCCGACAAGAAACAGTTGGACACCCACGGTGTGGGTGACATGGTCCATGATTATTTCACCGGTACCACAGGAATCATCATAGAAATAATCGATAAAAATACGTCAAAGGTTTTATGGAATCAAAATATAGAATATTTCGACTCCCCCGAGCGTGGGTATATCTTCGCACCTTACATTCCCCTACAGGTCTCGAACGTCATGAATTCCTGTAAAGAAGTGAAGTAAAACTATGAAATATAACGTACATCTTGACCCACCTCTTGACCACCCAGACAAGGGAACTCAGGGTTACCATTAGTGCACCTGAAGCGATCGATTTCTGGAGATATCGTAGCAACGGAAGATGGTTTAAGGTTCGAATGATCGAAATCGATGGAGGTGAAGCGTGATGAAGAACAGAAATTCTCACGGACCTTATTACAGAAAGTTCCTTGTTGGAAATATCGGTGTTGAAATCAACGAAAGTGACATGGGAGGATTGTGGTTTCACATGTGGAATTGCACAATCGACCTCAACCAAAATTCCAACAACGTTAGATTTCATTTCGATTCTGAGGAACAACTTCAGGAATTTTCAACAAAAATCGCTGGTCTGAAGAACGTTGAGGAGAACTAAAAATTGAAGAAGAAAAATGTACCCAAGCGTTGTTCCAGTTGTAAGTGTAACATTCCCGAGGATTCTGAGTTCATAGAATTCAAAGGTAATTTCTTTCATCCAGATAAATTGATTTGCATCGGAAACTTGAAAGTTAAACTGGAATCCATAGGAGAGATTCTAGGTGAGAACGGTTGCAATTGTGATTGTGACCATGACCCCGAGTCGCACGACGACGATTGTGAACGGTGCCTTGCATGCCGTGTCGGTGAAGCGCTTGGAACCTTATAATGACTGAGAAGGAGGAATTGTGAATAAAACAGAACCTAGATGTCATTGCGGAGAGTCGGGTTACTATCATTGTTCAGAACTTCGACAAAAGGTCGAAGAAATGAGAGAGGTGATTCGCATCATCCTAGAAGCCGATGCGCTAAGGTCACATGCCTTTGAGGGTTGGGACGATGAACCGAGCATTTATGACATGTGCAAAGCCGCCTTGAGGTTACCAGAGGCTGAGGATTGACATTATGAACAAAGAAAGAAAAATGGTGTCTCCGACCGTCAAACTTAGCCCATATGAGCGCGCGCTAAATAAGTTGAATGAATTACCCCTACCTCTTTACAAGATTTTTGCAGAGGCATTGGGTGACATGAAGCGCCAACGAGACGAAGCCCTTGCTTCAGTCACCTCCGCCCGCCGGGAAGGTGCGGAACTCATGCGCGCTGCCTCAATGAAAGCGTGCTTAGGAATTGGTTACTCGGAATCGTACTACGCTCCAACCCTTGCTGATGACTGTGCCGAAGCGATTAAAGACATTTCATTGCCTGAAATCGAATCGTCGTGAAACCTGGAGACCTCGTGGTTTATAGTAATCCACAACGGATGATTCCTCCCACCTTGGGACTATTGATTGGGGAGAAACTCGGGGTCGCGGTTGATTCTCGTTTTTATTGGATTTTCATCCGCGAGGAAATCAAGCTCATCACGAATCATTATCTCACACCGGTGTAAATCTTACTCAATCCATGATATGATCGTTTCATGTGGAGAATCTTGAGGACGTTTCGCATATGGAAGGAGAAACCAGGTGTTGTATCTCCTGGTTCGTGTTGGTGTGCCTCTTATGGCGGGTGTTACCTTCACATCCGTAGTTCACTCCCGGGTCTCATGTGGGAGATTCTCACAGAATTCAAGAGCGATAGGCACCTCGTAGGGTACTGAGATGCGATCGATTGGGTCCGAAGCGTTAGAGTGTGAATTGCAGGTTGGTGACGTCATTGCGTGCCTACATCAAAACACTATTTACACAATCGTTGGTGAAGAACCTGGAATCCCTAAAGATGGGATCTTGAAGATTTTCTTGGTGCACTCTTCCCTCCTTGGAAGGGTATACAGACACCATGTTCCAGTGTCCAGAGTCATAAATTATCAGTTCGTCACCAACGGTGTCTACACTGGGTGGGGTTGGAAATCACTTGAGGAGAATCATCCATTCTCCTAATGGAAAGGATGGGAAGCGAACATGAAGTTTTTAATACGTGACAGAGACGGTGAATTTCTCCCGAGTGAGATTGAGGTGGATTCTCTCGAGGGATTTATGAAATGGTCTATTGCAGTAGATTTTCCACGTTTCTTTTTTGTACCTCCTCGTAGTAAACATGGTGGTGTCTATAATGACTCAGACACCTGGTTGATTTATTGTCACAGCGATTATGATTGAAGAACGGTATCGGAGGTAATGTGAAATGAACGAAGAAGTGCAATTGAAAGTGCAATTGATGACCCATGATGATTTACGTGTAATCCTTTTTGTGCTTATGGAGTGTCAAAGTGCGTGGAGAATGATGCTCGACGACGGTGATCTTCCTAACGTTCCGAACTTGGACCTGGCGAAAGCGCAATACATTCTTACTCGATTCTCAGAAGTGCGTCTCAAAGTTGAGGCGATGCTCGGGGTCAAGTTGTAACGATGGAAGACCTCGGGAGGGACAAGCACGGTAAGATTAGTTCACGGACCTCAATCAAGTCCGGGCCAAACAGGGGTTATCGCCATCCAGAGAAAGATGGCGTCTGGATTTGTGCTGGAGGTTACACACACGAGGCACGTATTGAGGTGAAATGGAGTCACCTGGGTTGGATTGGCGCAGTCACCAAACTAGGATATCGCGTAGGAAAATATTCGTATGAAGGAGTCGATAATTTCTACATCTTCCAGTGTAAACCTAATCAAAATTAGGTTATTCTAATCCTAACAGATGAGACAATGCGATGAAAGTTGGAGACCTGATGAAGTTCAAAATTGCATATCATGGTACCACTTTCAATCCAAACTCCGTGTTTCTTATAGTGGGTTTTCCTGGAGTTGGTTGTGTTCAGGTCATATCCCAGGTTGGGATAATTAATTTGGGGACATATGCCCTTGAAGTCATATAAAACCGGTTCTCTCTTACAGATGCGTCAGGAATACAAGAGTCATTGGACATTTGATGACACATTTTTCCTCTGTCTTCCTCCTGACGCCGAGAGCGATCCATACACAGTTACAAAACTTCTCACGTTCGATGGTTGTGTTCATTATGTCGCAACATACGCTTTGGAGAATGTGAATGAAGCTCGGTGATATGATATTCCTGAAGGAAGTGCCAGTTCTATGGCGCAACCAATCGGCGCGACCTGGCACACTTCGACAAAGAATGTTGGGAGGACTGATCGTGGGTCACGTTCCCCCCGAGGAAAGGGAACATGAATCTCAATTATTTCGAGTCTTATGGATGGATGGAAGCACATCAACTCCCACGATAATGTTCCTCACAGGTACGTATGAAGTCATGTTGAGCATTCAACAGGAAAAATGAAGGGTTGCATGAGTTACCATCCAAGAAACTACGCAAGGATAGAAATAAATCCAGGTGACATGGCCGAGATCGTGGGGTACGCGGATTTCTTTGACGATCCTGAACGTAAGATGAAGTGCTGGGACATCAACAGTCGCTTGCAACGATGGCGCAATGAAACTGTGCTCGTCCTCGCGCGGTACAGGCACGAAAAGCGACCATCGTTGGACATGTTCCAGGTGCTGGTCATGGGTTGCATGAAGTGGGTCCTGTGCAGTTATGCGCTGCCGATTCCTGCTTCTAAAAAATGATGGGCACCCGACCCGGCGACGTTGTGCGGGCGAAACCCTACACACGATTTTATGATGATCCATCCTGCAATGCCTGGTCCTGGTCCACTCGTAAGAACCAATTTGTTTTAGTGATATCAATTCACCAGAACGAGTACCGGCAGGACGTGCTGACTGTATTGATCGATGGACTCATAAAGTGGGTTTATAATATGGATGTGACATAGAATGAATGCACTGTCGCAAGTATTCAAGTCGGGTGATCTGGTGAAATTCATCTGGTCGACTTACAAACACTACGGGTTAGGCATCATCCTATCGTATAAGACACCTCACGTTGATCACATGGGAAGAATTGATGAGGGCTATTATGTTGTTCTTACACAGAATTGTGGTGTAAAAAACGGAATTTATAAAGCCTTCATGGAAAGAATTGAATGAAAGTAGGTGATCTCATCAGCGTCTATCTGATCAGCGATTTTTCTGGTCGACTGGCCCGGGATCACCTGGCCACGGGTATGATTATTAGAATAGAGTGTCTTGAGACAGGCGACCTCATTCATTTTTGGGGACCCAGCCGAAATAGAATGCTTTATGTAGGCGTCCTTGATGACAATAAAGATTTTGTCATACACCAGAGCGTGGAATGATATTGTCATTCTCCGCACAATTTAGAATCCAAACCACAGATAGTTGTTATTAAAAGAACATGAAGAAGCACACGCGCCAGACGCACGAGCAGAAGCACGGACAATTTTTTACGACGAATGCCGAAGACCTGCTGGGACTATACACCCACCTCCTCCGTGACAAGGATGTGATCGATCCGTTCGCGGGTGACTGCGATCTGCTTCACTTCGCGGTGGCGTATGGCGCCCGAAGTGTTGAAGGATATGATCTCGAGCCCCGACAGCCCGCAGTGTCCGCGAGGGACTCGATCCTGAATCCACCCGCTTTTACCGGAAAGTTCCTCCTCACCAATCCACCGTATCTCGCGTCCAATAAGAATAAGGATAAGGGTGCATATGCAATGTGGGGACAAAGCGATCTCTATAAGTGTCATATTGCGTCCTTCGCTGACGACCTTGATGAGGGTGTCATCATCCTTCCCACCAACTTCTTGTCCGAGAGTCGCCCTAAGGCCCGGGAGCTCTTCTTCTCACGGTACACAATCACCCAGTGCGATTACTATTATTACCAGGTCTTCCCTAACACGACGACAGGCATCACCATCTTTGCCTTCAGACGTGACAGCGACACAGGAGAGCGACGCTTCCCGTGCAGGATCCACTATTCGAGCTCTGATGTTCGCTACGTTGAGCTCCACCTCGAGCGAAAGTACGACTGGCTCCACGGCAAGGACTTCTTCGATTTCATCAAGGGTCCTGAGCGGCCCATCGGCAAGTGGACGGGCAAGGAGAGCGGCTTCTTGACGAACATTGTCGTGGGACTCCTGGACGCGGGGCGTGCCCCGCAGGGCCTGTCGATCAACAAGGGGGACCCCATCGTGTGCCGTGACACGACTTTCACCACGTACCAGATGGTATTAGACGTGGACCTGCCCCCTCCTCTGCAGGAAAGGGTAGTCGAGCTATTCAACGAAAAAATGCAGAAATTTCGACAACAATACCACGGGCTCTTTTTGAGCAATTACATGGGTGCCACTCAGAAGATATACAGCCGCAGCATGGTGGCAGGTCTCTTTTGGAAGTGCCTTGAGCTTGCAGAAGCAGAGGCAGCGAGCGTGCAAAGTTGCAGCTCTACAGTGTACTTTGATGATAAGAAGGGTGAATCAACGCATGATGACGATAGACAGCCTGACACCGGGAACTTGGGTCTCGATACCTGACCTGGAACCCTACGAAGAGACCTCAAGTGGAGTTCCAGAGTACTTGCTGTGGGCGTGGGGACTTGACTTCAAGGACATGTTGGTCCTTGAGAAGAAGCCATCGAGCATTTGGGGTGATGTGTCCATCGTCACAGCGCTAGCGGGCGGACAGGTGCACACATTACACATCGATCACGTTGCACAATTCGGCGAGCGCACTATACACTCGAGTGGAAGGTTGCATTGAATTAGTGGAACAACAATGTGAAAGTCCGAGTACCAGTCAGTGAACTAAAGATTGGAGATATCTGGCTCCAAGAGCAGTCAGGCATTTTTCACTTTTTAATTGGAGTGGTAAAGCGTGACTTGCCCAGTGGCGCAGTCAGGCTCTTCTGGCTTAATTGTCGCACACTAAAATTACACACGAGCCTGTATCCAACAAACTCTGAGCTCGACATCATCACAGAATGACATACAGGAAGCACAGTACATCCCAAATGCAACTCAGCGATTACGTTTTAGCGGACCTGCTCCAGCCCGGTGATATGATTGTCTCAGGCAGGGGCATTCGCATTTTAGTGTCAAAGGTCGCCCTCCCCGGCGAGAGAAAGTTTGCCCTGCATTGGCTGAACGAATTTAAAACATGGGAAACAACATGCAGGTGGGACGCTCTATTCTTGCGGATTAAGTAATCCAATGAAAAAAGATCTGGTTGAGGGCGTCGACTTCTATCTCGAGGGCACACGGTACGTTTTTACCGAGGCTTTTCACTTGAAGCGGGGCTGGTGCTGCAGCCGAAACTGTCGACACTGCCCATGGAGATCCAAGCCTGAGGAAGGGCTGGAGAGCAGGAAAAAATAATTTCACCGACGGCAGAACGTGTTTACAATTGCTCCATATGAGCACAGAGCATGTCGTGGAAGTCAATGATGTCCGTTTTGAGAAGCAGGTCCTCGAGTCGCCCATTCCGGTGTGGGTCACATACGGCGCCGTATGGTGCCCGCCCTGCCGAGCTTTCCAGCCGACCCATGAGGCTGTCGCCGCGCAGTTCAACGGCAGGGTCGCATCTTTTCACGTCGACATTGATGAGGCACCCGAGGCAACTTCCAACGCCAAAGTTCGTTCAGTTCCGACCCATGTTTGCTATAAGGGTGGTGCTGAGGTGAAGCGGCTCTTGGGGGCGCTGCCCAGGGCACAGGTTGAAGCTGTCTACAATGAATTGCTGGGCTGATCAGGTCCTGCCGCCTATACGTATTCGGCATGGCAGTCAACAACACGAACGATAATGACTGGATCACAGACGTCCAGCTCAACACCACCCGCCCGACGATCGTCCTCTTTGGCTCTCTGGCCGACATAGGTGAAACCCCAACTGTCCCGCAGGAGAGAACGGATGCGACCCATGAAGAATTCACGGTCGCTGAAGAGATCATCAATGCAGATGGCACTGATGTCGATTTCTTGTATGCTGATACCGATGTCGCTGCAACTGCCGCGGGGATTGCTTCGGTCGGTAGTCTACCCACGACAGTCCTATACAGGAGAGGAGTGGAAGTGCAGAGGCTCTATGGCGAAGCATCGTCCCAGGACATTGTCGACGCTGTGGTGAATAGCGCCCTGCCCTCCCTCGGGGTACCCATCGCCCTCGACGGTGACATCTATGCAATGGAGCCTGACGGAAGTGGAGGATACTTCATTGGAGGCACTTTCACGAGCATTACTGATGCAGAGGATGTACTCGGTACATCGGCGACTTCTATAATTATTGGGGGATCAAACGTTGACGTCCTCGTCGGGAACTTTACTGATGGGACTGTCTTCGCGGCCATCCCTGATGGAGATGGGGGATACATCATTGGCGGAAACTTTACCATGTGCAGGGGCGAAATTCGTCGTGGTCTTGCTCGTGTCATGAGCGACGGAACAGTCTCAGACTGGGATCCACAGGTAAATGGAACCGTCTACAGTCTCGTCCTTGACACTTCAGGCGACCCCACAGTCATCGTTGGGGGAAACTTCAACGTCATTGGTGGGAAGAGCAGGCAGAACTTAGCAGCAATTCCCCTGGATAGTAACAGCGCAACGACATGGAATCCCGGCGCAAACGATACGGTACGGTGCCTCGCTCTGGACAACACATGGGTAATTGCTGGTGGAGACTTTACGAGCCTCGGGGGTGAGACACGCAATTATCTGGGGTCCGTCGCAAACAATAGTAACAGCGCATCGAGCTGGGATCCCAACCTGAACGGGCCCGCGTATGCAGTTGCTACGTATCTATCATCTGTCATCGTTGGGGGTGACTTTACACAAGTTGGCGCAGATGCCCTTGACCGTCTCGCGCTGATCGGCCCGCAACCCGCCACGTCGACTGCAAATTTGACATGGGTACAAAATCCAGATGGAGTCGTTAGAGCGCTCGCAATCTCAGCTGACAATTATCTTCATGTGGGCGGAGACTTCACCGACATGGACGGCACAGCGCGAAATCATGTTGCACAATTTAATTTGCCGTCTTTTGCTCTGACAGCATGGGACCCGAACACAAATGGGTCTGTTCACACTCTTGCGACCTCAGATGGTGGATATGTCGTGATCGGAGGGTTGTTCGACGACGTCGGCGGGCAGAGCGTAAAAAATCTCGCAGTCACCACGACGACAAGCGACACACCTCTGGACACACCCATGAACCATACCAAAAAAACGAATGATGTTGTCAGGGCATCTGCGTTCTATGATGGCGATCAATTTGTAATTGGGGGCAGTTTCTATGGAAATGGTCAGCAATACACACGCCAGCGATTGGCACACATAAACGCAGACGGAACCCTCGACATAAGTTGGATATGCAACGCTGATTCCACAGTTTTTGCGCTCGCCAGAGTCTCTGACATTCTTTTCGTCGGTGGGAGCTTCACACAGATCGGCGGTACGGCCCACCAAAACTTCTGTGCTGTTGATATACCTTCAAGTAATGATTTACCCAATAATTTGGACGCAGACAACATTGTTACAGCAATAAAAAGGCGAAGTTCAACTTCTAATGTCTTGATTGTGGGAGGTGCGTTTTCCACATTCATGGGACAGCCCCGCGACAAATTAGCAATTATAGACGCTCCGACGCTGACTTTATCATCTTGGGCGCCCAGTGTTAATCCTAGCTCTCCAGGAAGTGTGTTGAGTATCGGGGTTCTCGCTAGCGGAGGAACATATGCTATCGTGGGAGGTGATTTTTCAACAGTGGATGGACAGTCGCGAAGTAACATCGCGGCAATATCATTGTCCACTGGAAATGTTTCTTCTTGGAATCCAGGGGCAGATAACACAGTCCGCGCACTCGCTATTGATACTGACAATAATATTGTGTACGCTGGTGGGGACTTTGGGACCCTGGGCGGGGTGACCAGAAACTACATCGGTGCAGTTGAGTACGGAAGCGATTCTGCGCTTGTAGGCTGGGCACCACTCTTGAATAACTCCGTTCATTCTTTGGATCTAAATGTAAGAGATGTCTTTGCGGGCGGGGCGTTTAATGCCTCAGGACCGTTCATCCGCGGTGGCATCGCATCGTTCGCACGTGACGGTGGCGCCCTGACATTCTGGCGTCCAGGAGTCAATAACACTGTCAGGGCTCTGGGGATTTATAACTCAGTCGTTACGCTGGGCGGTGGATTCACGGGCGCAGACTTTTCAGCAGGCCCAGTGCCCACGCCAATTTGCAGGTACTTTACCTACGCTCGTCTTGCTTAATTAGCGCTTGATCGCAGGCGTGGGCAGGGGAGAATAGTCACGTGCAAAGGGATCCTGCCCGACATAAGGATCTCCCGCGATGGGAGGCACTGGCCCATAGCAATCCTCGAAATCAACAACGGGCTCTCTCAGGTGTGGGGGTAGCTCTTCCTCTTCAGGTTCCCCCGTCTCAAGACGGCCAATGGCCACGCGGTCAGCGAGGTCAGGTGCCATTGCATTCCTTGTATAAGGCTGCGGACGGCTCGGACGGGCACCCCCGGCCTCACTGAGAGATTTTCTAATAATTTGCCTGAGGTTTCCTATTGTTATTTTCATGGGAATGAATAAGCGCTCATGTCAGGCTGTCTTCTGCGGTTTTCCTGGTTGTGCACCAGAACCTGCGGATTCGCTGCTCGTCACTTTCTTCAACATGTTCATTACCTTGACAGTGTCTTCAGGCGAGGCCTCCATCAACTTGACGAAAACATCACCAAGAATTGCGTTGTGACCTGAAGAGCGCTTCCCAGCCTTCGCCGCAGCGACAGCAGATTTTAGTTTCCCAGGGTCCACCTGAAGCACTTTCGCGATGGAACTTATGTCGAGAGTTCCCTTGGTGTCAGCCTTCTCTTTTCCCACTTGCGGAGGGCCCTCGGTCTCTTCACGAAGAGCAGCGATCTCACTTACAATGATCTTTCTCAAATCTGATTCTGTGATCTTCATAAGTCTAAATATGGATTCCTATTGCAAATCTTTGAATAAGTAATGTCATGGAAAAATATGGGGTAAGATAGGCACAAATTTAAGGAGGGTATGGCATGCGTAAGACGAAGCACGGATTTTATTTCTTCGCGTCGAAGTTCTGCTTATTGCTAGGCATGCGCCGACTTGGGCTCAAGTATCACCTCTTATCTCTCGATTTTGCACGTCACAGGCTCAAGCCTTACGCCAACAAATCCTTCCCCGCGTTAAATCGTAAGGTGAGACCTCGACAGTGACCGAGTCACCTGGAAGCACCTTGATGTGATTCATTCTCAATTTGCCTGAGAGTGTAGCGAGCACCGTGTGACCGCCCTCGCATATGACCCTAAAAAAGGTCCCGGGTAGGGCCTCGTCGACTGTGCCATTGAGTTCAACGGCGTCTTCCCGCTCTCGCCCACCGCTCTTCTCCTGCCTGCCTTGGTTCTTCTTGTTGTTCTTCGCCATGGTGTTCTTGTTCTTCTTCTGTCCCCAAGCCGAGGGGAGGTGTGATCGTTCCTTTGCGACCCCCGCTAATTCCCCCGCCGATAAAAAATCCCGCGAGCCAACGATTGTTGCGCTCAACTTCTTCTCGCACTATCTGCCTGAGCTCAGCAATCGTCATTCTCATGGAACTAATTATGCCTAGAACATAATTTATACTGCACAACATCTACAGGGTAAAAGCATGCCATACACAATTCGCAAACAAAAGTGTAAGCAATCAGACGGCGACAGGGGCAGCTATGTCCTATCGTACAAAGACAAGAAGGGCAAGAAACACCGCAACTGCCACACATCACGGAAGGGTGCCCAAGGGCAGATAGCGGCGATCGAGGCTGAGAGCGTGGATCATGCCGCGCTGAGAGAGCTCATTCAAGAGATCATCGCTGACATGTCATAAGAGCTCCAGGCAGTCGCACTCGACCCAGATCAATTTACCCTCAATGAAAGTCAGCATTTCAATTTCACCCCGCGTTTCCTTAGACGGGTGCCCAAGACCTCCCACGATCATTCCGTATTGGCCCTTATTGAGCCAGAGATAATGCGCTTGAAGCGGATTTGCAGGATCATGTATTGTGCCGCAGGTGCTCCAGGTTAAGTAGACAAGGTCACCCGGCATGTACTTTTGAAACACTCAACAGCTCCGACGAGAATAGCGGACCTTCTACATTACCAGAATTAGTGAGCACATAGTACACGTGCTGATAATCAATCTCACTGGACCAGCGAGGTGAATTAGAATTCTTGATCGATAAGATCATTGCGACACTCTCCCCACGACCCACCCGAGCAGGCCTATAGAGCACAAATTCTCCTATGTAGTGATCTGACATCGCGATCCTAGCTGTGCGGATGAATCTTCATCGACTGGCAGCAGGTTGCTGCGGTGGCAGTCTGCCATTGTGGGGTTGCCTTGACATGTATCATTCTGCGCCCAGAGCACAGTGAGCAGGTTTTCATCATCTACAGGTGTGTGAATAACAATTCCCAGTACATGAGAACTTATACTCCAGCGATACCGCCGTGTGACGAGCTGGCCTGGGGTATAATAATCATCCATGTTCATTAAATATTAGTCTTGGGCTGGTGGGAGCGGGTGTCTCTTTGCCAGAAATTCAACCCTCTCAAGAGCTCGTGCCTCAGCCGCTGCGAGTAGCTTCTTAGATGCGTTTTCCAAGACTTGACTCACGACGAACATCAGAAGCTGAGTACCGAGAGCCACCATGATCAGCGTGGGAGGTGCAGCTCCCAGGAGAGATGCTAAAAGAACGCCCACGAGAGCCACAACGAGAGATGATAACCGGCTGCGACGCGCAGTCGCAGCCTGCATGTCAACAAGAGCCGCGATCTCTAACTGTGCTAGAGCTTCTGTAAACGTGCGACGCTCAGCAGGTGACGTTCCACCCCAGTTGATTAGTTGGATCTGGTCCGTGAGCTCTTGCTCTTTAAGCTTACTCACCCGCCTGTCCCTCCTCATCAAAGACGACTGCATCAAGAGACAAGAATGTCGTGGCAACTGAGGCAGCGTTTTTCAAGGCCGTCCGTGTCACCTTGACAGGATCGATGACACCGGCCGCGATGAGATCGACATACTCGCCTGTCGCGGCGTTGTAGCCCTTACCTGGGTTTCGCTGGAGTTCACTGAGGATTACCTCTGGTGTTACTCCTGCGTTCTGCGAGATCCTCTTCAGCGGTGCAAGGCATGCTCGTGTGATGATTGAAGCTCCCATGGCTTCTTCTTGCGGCAAGTCAGCAGAAAGATCTATTGTGCTCGTGATTGTAGCAAGTGCCATGCCGCCGCCGGGCACGATGCCCTCCTCCGCAGCAGCACGAGTAGCATTGAGGGCATCTTCAATTCTATACTTGCGTTCGATCATCTCGACCTCTGTCGCCCCGCCCACGCGAATGACCGCGACACCGCTCGCCAGTTTCGCAATTCGCACCTTCAGCTTCGTGACGTCGTCGACCGTGAGGGTCACATCTTGAAGCTGTGTGCGGAGGTTCTCCACATGAGCCTCAACGCTTGACTTTGTTGACCCTGTTCCCACGAGAGTCGTCGATTTAGCATCGACCACCACACGCTTCAGGGTGCCAAGATCCTGCAAGGTGAGAGATTCCAACTTGAGTCCTGTTGAGGCTGACACGAGCTTCGCGCCTGTCAGAGTTGAGATGTCTGTGAGTAGGTCATGCCGATGCTGTCCATATCCAGGCGCCTTGACCGCCACGACGGGCAGGTTCGCATTGACTCTGTTGAGCACGAGGCCCTGTAGAGCTTCACCTTCGACGTCCTCTGCGATGATGATGAGGGGCTGGCGGCCTTGCATCACCTTCTCAAGAATTGGCACTAATTCTCTTAGGTTATTTAGCTTCTTATCAGTCAGAAGGACCCTAGCGTCATTATAGTTGACGCTCATGCGGTCTTGGTTGGTGACGAAGTAAGGAGAAAGATAACCGCGATCGAATTGCATGCCCTCGACGACCTCGAGGGTAGTCGCCATGCCCTTTGCATCTTCCACCGTGATGATGCCATCGCGGCCCACCTTGTCCATTGCTGCTGCAATGAGGTCACCGATCTTACGGTCACCGTTAGCCGAAATCGTGCCCACTTGTGCAATCTCTTCAGCAGTTGTGAGGCGCTTCGCAAGAGCAGCAAGGTTCTCATCCACACGGGCCCTCGCTAATTCAATGCCCTTGCATAGTTCTTTCGCGGGATATCCGGCCTCGAGGAGCTTCAGTCCCTCTTTCACCATGGCGTGCGTGAGGACAGTCGCAGTCGTCGTGCCATCTCCTGCGATCTCATTTGTCTGTGCAGCAGCCTCGCGGATGAGCTCGGCACCCATGCGTTGCACAGGATCGCGCAACCTTATTGACTTGCTCACAGTCACGCCATCCTTCGTGACAATAGGCGCTTCACCCTTACGTTGGATCAGGACAGTCTTACCCTTTGGGCCAAGGGTCGTGGACACCGCCTCAGCAGCGATCTCCATGCCCACGAACAATTGGCGGCGGGCGTCATTTTTGAATAGGACTTGTGTTGTGCTCTCGCTCATGCACAAAACATACAATGATCCGTGAAAATGTTCAATTCATTCAAATGTCCAAATCAAGCCAAGAGGGATTACCACCCTTCCAGCAGATTGCGACCCGGCCCTTCCTATATTTCTCGAGGAGATCATTGAGTGCCTGCTTCTGCTGACGGTCGCTGATGAGCTTCACATAGCGCATCAGGCGCTGCTCTGTGTAGTCGAACACTGCAGAGGCACAATTCTCGAACTCTTCCTGTTGGGAAATGTGGACCTGAAATTCAGTGACTGCCACCATGTCAACCCCCTCCATATCTAATCCTTCAAATCGGAATTTCGAAATCTTTCGCCATCTTGAAGACTGATACATTCTTCAGCTTCGCCTCGACTTCACAGTCGACCGTTCCATCCCGAAGTGCTGAGAGCTGGGGCTCTGGCACGTAGTGAATTAGGTCGGAGTGTTTGCGGCGCTCGGTGAATGAGCCGCCCGACATAAAGTGGGGTTCAGTGTTGCTGATGTGTTGCAAGGGTTTGATGCCATCAGGCCATGTGGCGGAAGCGAGTCCCATAGCTTCTTCCATCGTCAGGTCACCGTCATTGAAGGTGTGGTGGTGGGAGTCCCACACAAGCGGTGTCCCGGTTTCTTTGTGGACTTCGAGGAGATCGAGGAGAGAGTATGCTGTCTCGTCGTTCTCGAGAGTGAGACGCTTGCGTGTGCTGTCAGGCAGGGACTTGATCTGCTCGATGAGCCGGGATGCACGGTCTGACTTGCCCCCGTGGATGTTGATGGCATATTGAGGGGAGTGGTCAAGACCCATGGTGTCGAAGAGCCATGCATGTAGGTTGAGCTCGTTGATAGCGTTCTCAATTACCTTGTCAGTGTCAGATGATAGAACGCAGAACTGGCCTGGGTGTGTGGAGACACGCATACCATTTTGCCTGATGAAGTCGCCAGCACCACGGAGGATTCCCCGCACGGTGTCGTTGTCCCACAAGGATCGATCGACCTGGTCCGCGAGAGGAAATAGCGCGGAAGAGATGCGAAACAGCCTGACACCGTGCCCCGCGATCTTGGGTAACATGTTCGCGAGATTCGTCGCGTTATTGACGTACGTCGACATGATCTGCTCATGCGAGTACTTCCCGTCTCTGTAGCGGCCGAGCTGCAGGACACGCTCGTCCATCGCATTCACAACTTCGACTTTGCCCTTGGGCTTCACACGTTCTTCTAGCCAATGACAACAAACGCCTAGCATCATTCACCTCATGGTCATGATAACATAATCAACGAAAAATTTGCACTCAGTCGACCAATCTTAACCAACTATTGTTGCACCACCCGATCCCCTGTGGGGTCAGGAGTTTACTGAATCCCACTTCGTACGAGGGGATTCTTTTATTCACCGTCTTGACTTCTTTAATGAAAGAAATGCACTGGATGATCACAGCGATGTCAGATTTGTACATGCTAGGTGAGGTATCCTTCATGGGCACGTGGATACTTCCACCACCCTGGAGTATGGTGACCTGACCATCATCTAATAGGACCAAACTGTCAGAGCCCAGGAGGGCGCTCGTTAAAATGTCAGTAGATTGATCTATGCAGACCATGTCACCAACGTTGAACGATTTCTTCATAAGACTTTACAATAAGGATGACGAACCCATTGAGAATTAATCCACCCTGATCCTCGGGCAAACAGTATGTTGTAATATATTGATTGACTTGCACTGTACAGTGATCGTGCAACTTTTTTGTCAATCAGCAACCCTACGTCTTTTTCGCTGCAAATGAAACTGGGTTCAGTCAACTGAAACTCATCTTCATATCCTGAACGCTCGATAGTTTCCATGTCATGGGGTGACAAGAGACTCATGGGACAATTGAACGCAATGAGTGCTCCTGTAATTGGGTGCTTCATGTAATAGCTTTGTGATAGAAATGGCTAAGAGCCCCTTGAGTGGTCGATTGCAAGTTGGTGGTTGAATCTTTAAACCATGTTTGCAAGACGCAAACTTCGTCCTCAACCACAGAAATACACAAAATAAAAAACTGAGGATTGTCAGGATCAACGCGATATTGACGATTGAGAAACAACATGTCACCTGGTTTCACGGTCAACCCCTTGAGGCAATTTGAATCCTACGAATTGCCGACAACCCCGAGGCAAGTTTCAATACTTTACTGCGGGTGAGTACGTAATAATCCCTTTTCACCCTGTTGGGATCCTCAGACACAAGGATAACTGATATCAAGAATCCCACCTCGTTCGTCCAAGTCACGACAAGATCGCCTGGCAACATTCAAACCTCGTAATTTATTTCTGGCAGGTCCGGCACCACCATGACGTTCTTCCTTCAGGCGTTTGTTCATTTATGATATCGTGTCCTCTTGGACACGTTTTGCGACCATATGCCTGGAATTCGAACTGCGCTGACCCTTCAGATTCATCAACGTTCTTGTACGTATAAATCGTTGCGCCTTGGGACTCATATGACTCACGAGCCACATCAAGCACTTCACGGTGCAGTTTCACAAATTCAGGAGCAGCAATATCAGTCACTGCCCGCCAGGGAGATATGCCCGCTCGATACAGGCATTCTGCCTTGATATAGTTACCCACCCCCGATATCACTCCCTGATCCATCAGCGCTTCTGCAATTGTGATTGAGGGTTTCTTTAGAATATTTTTTGCAAATATTTCTGGTGTTAGCGAGCCACCAAGAATGCACGGTCCGAGGGTGGATAGTTTCTTTTGGTGAAGTTTATCGCCTTTGATGAATTTAATGGTGCCAAAACGACGTTGGTCATTGAAGAACATGCACGTTTCGTTATCTAGATACGCAATAATTGATGTATGTTTTGAGGCGATCCGCGACCACTGGCCGGTCATGCCGTACGTACACCACACATACCAAGGCTCAGGTTCGCCGGCGATGGAAAGTTTCCACCACATGAATTTGCCCTTGACGTCAACTTCCACGATATTTGCGGGTGATCGGGACAAATCAAAAGAAAGATCCTGATAACCCTCAGGGGACTTATTTGCATAACGTCCCATGAAACCCATGTGCAACAATTGATTCCCGACCAACGCAGGTCGTAGCATGTCACGACTAATCGCAAGCTCAGGTCCCTCAGGCATCTTGTTCACTCTCGATTTGATTCATTCTATGGGTCATAATTCTAGACATGTATTCGTTATAATACTGGACGGCATACATTTTGCACATGTGAACGTCTCTTTCTGAGATCTTATCTTCAGACTTGAATACCGATGTGATCTGTCGATCACACTCTTCCTCAATGAGGTAAGGTATGCTCTCAAGCGGAGTTGATCGTCCCCAGTATAACCCTGAGAACACTCTCCCAGCCGACTGTATCGCGATCTCTATGAGAATCGTGTTTTTGTTCTTCATGGTACCGGGGTATCATAAATGTGAACTTCTCAAAAGTTCAAGATAAGTTCAATCATGGCGGTGAATAGGCGCTTGAGAGATGTAACGACAGAGGAGTTGGTGCCCGGCATGATCGTCTTTTCGAAGTATTTCGACGATGACCTTGGGCTCGTAGTCTGTCTCAGGCGCAGCGACTCTCCCCATGAATTTGAGGGCATGCTCATCTCTGAGGGCACACCACTTTGGGATGTCACCATCTTATGGAGCAACGGTATATCCTATGACTTTGAATCTACCACAGTGTGGTCGGGCTTTGAATGGAGGATCCCTTGGAAGAAAAACAAGTAAAGACGAGGGCTGCAAAAGATCTTGTGCCTGGAGACTTTCTAGCCCCTGGTGAAGTAGTTGATGGAAATGCTGCGCTCATACTCAACGTAGAGCACAAGTCTTCCAAAGACCCTAGGGGGAATTTTTTGGTTTATTTTAGGTTGTTTTTCACAAAGCCTGGGCAGCCCTGCGGGCAAATTTTGACAGCTTACTTTTATTCTCATGAGAATGTGAAGCTAATTTGCTGAATTCGCAACCTTTGGCAAAAGTTATAGGAATTTTGAAATATTTACTTGAGTGACCCTAAAACATTTATGATGACCCTGTCGACTCTTCCACACGACCTGATTGACGCAGCAGCCTTGATCAGCCGCACGGATACGAAGGGACGCATCATCTACGCAAATGAAAAATTTATTGAAGTGTCAGGGTGGACGCTGCCCGAGCTCATCGGGAAAGATCACAAGATCGTTAATTCAGGTGTGCACTCCAAAGATTTTTGGAGAAACATGTACACCACCACGGTGAAGAACCGTGAGATCTGGAACTCAATCGTCACCAATCGCTCAAAGTGTGGGAAATTCTATCACGTCGACACTTACATTAAGGCTGAATTTGACGAGAACGGCAGGCACACGGGGTTCTCATCGATTAGACAGGACATCACGAGGCTCGTTGAGTCGTTCAACGATGTCAATCAAAAGAATGTCTACCTTGAGTACGCTGCCAAGATACTACGCCATGACATGCACAGCGGAATCAATACCTATATACCGCGTGGCATAGCTTCAATTGAGCGAAGATTGAGCCCAGATGTCATTGAGTCGTACAGGCTAGAAATACCACTCAGGCTTCTAAAAGATGGACTGAAGCACACCCAGAAAGTGTATGTGGGTGTGAAAGAGTTCACGAATCTTGTGCGCGAAGACAAGGTCCTTGAGAAAGAAGAGAAGGATCTCCAGCAGATATTGAACGCGTACCTGGCAATGACGTCTTATAACGACCAAGTCGTCGTGAGTCCCCTGATAACCCTGCCCGTCAATGAGTCGCTTTTCTGCACAGCAGTCGACAACCTGATCAGGAATGGTTTGAAATACAACGATTCAGAGACAAAGTGGGTCAAGGTCTACATGCACGATCCTGCCACAATGGCGATCCAGGACAATGGGCGGGGCATGTCACAGGAAGACTTCAGCCGAATGTCCTATCCATATACTAGACGAGCCAATCAAAAGGAAAAAGGCACTGGTCTCGGTCTAAACATCTGCAACGCCATCTTGCGGGAACATGGCTTTGCAATTGAGTGCGAAAAACTAGAATTGGGCACGTTGCTCAAAGTGAGGTTGCGATGATCATCGAGTCTATTCTTCTCGTCGACGACGAGAACTTATTTCACCTCGTGTTCGAAGATGCGTGCAGCATCCTTGATATAACACTTCAATTGCAGACAGTGAATTCATCTGAGGCAGCTGAAGAATTGTGCCAGAGATGGACACGGGGTGAGACGAAGAAGCCTGAATGCGTTTTTGTCGACCTCAACATTGTTGGCTCGTCGTTTGATGGAATTGAGCTCGTGCGACGTGTCAATGAAATTTATGGAAATGGTGTGGTCATTGGCATCATCTCATCATCTTCAGACAGAAAAGAAATTGCCAAAGCCATTTCAGCAGGCGCGCAATTCTGGATTGTCAAGTCTGATGAGATAGAGCCCAGGCTGCTTAGTTTCAAGAGCGATTATAGGGGTTACAAAGAAAAGACCCAGCCCTTCAAGGTCTATGCATGAAGCTTCCCCGTGAAGTCCAGCAAGAGCTAATCAATCTGGCTCAAGAGAAAGGAATCTTTCTTGAGGGTAACGTGTTGAAAGTTCTTGAGAGTGACAACGACACTTTTGAAGTGTACCTCAACGAGGCCAGCTCGAAAGACAGCGAGACGAGGAAGAAGCGCCTTGAAATAATGAAGCAAATTCAAGAGCAGAATAAAGAACTTGAGAGAACTCAAGAGAAGCTCAAGAATGCTCTTATCATCGCAGAGGACGCCAAGGCTGCCGCAGAGCAAGACCTAGATTTACTTCGCAAAAGAACGCAATTTCAATTGATGAGACGTGTGGTTGGTATCGCACTCGGATTGGTCATTAGTGTGGGCCTCATTACAACAGCCCTATATGTGACTGCGATCGCTCTAGATAAAGACACTGAAGTAATTGGCAATGCCTGGACTTCAACTCTAGGCATCTTACTGACAAACTCTTTCTCAATCATTGGCACCGTAATGGGCATTAAGTATGCTTCGGGTGAAAAGAAAGAAGATTAATTGGAAGGGGCCGCGCAAAAGCGGCCCGTTTTCTCAATTGCGCTTATTAGAGTTCAAACACTAAACCATCAGCATCAACCTCAAGGCCTAGCTCCTCATAGTCGGGCTCATATCCCAGTGCAGCTTCAAAGTCTTCTTGTGACACTGGGCCCTCTTGGCTAAGATCATGAAAGAGTGCCCTGGGGTCGTCACCACCTACATCCATTCTTCCAATTTCTTCCTTGATAATTCTACGCAGCTGTCGTACAGTGATCTTCATGTTAGCTCCTTCATCTAAATAAAATAATCAACCCACACCCGGATGTCCATTTGACCCTGTCAGAACAAGAAAATTCTTAACAGGAATCGTCGTCAGGCCGCAGAAGAGCTGGTAGTCCACACTGGTTCCTGATGAGCATGAAATGAACAACTTCGAGGTCCTGACGTCATGGTGCACTGTCTCACCTGGATCTAGGGTGATGAAATTACCCACCGCAGGTTCAAGCCCCCTCTGTGTAAATGCGAGGCAGATGGCGTCGGACGAGCCTGTGCCCTTATTCGCGACATTGATGAATTTCGTGATGAAGGGAAATTCATGCGCGTGCACCTCGCCCACCGAGATGATGCTGGACGACAGGTAGGGCAGCGCCGCAATTTGATATGCGGGGACGAAATGTTCTCCACTCACGGGCCAGTGCATTGACATGCTAATACATATTCGTGTATGTCAGGCTATACCACCCTCGCCAAGAAAAGTGTCGATGTTAATGTGAGCTACTCGACAGCGAGCATTTCGCTAACAAACGCAAATGCACAAGGTCCATTCGGCACCGCACTCGTGTCGGAGATGACGCCCACAGGGCAGGCAACTTTTGTCTACGGAACAAACAACATTTTATGGAGCACAGGCTCACACGGCACGGGTGCGGGTGTCAGCACAACAAGCGCAGTGATGTCATGCACTTCTGGCGCCGAAAATCACAGTTTCTCGCAGATTCGCCTGACCAGAAGTAACAAGTACAGAGCGGGCCAAGGTGGCATCTGTCGCCTCACGGCGGCTTTTACAGCAGGTGCCGATGACACTATGCAGCTCGCGGGCGTCGGAAATGATGAGTGCGGAATGTTCTTCGCAGTGAGCGGCTCAAATTCTTTTGGAATCCTCCACCGCGAAGCGTCCAGAAAAGAAATCAGATCATTCTCGATCACCTCACCGCCCGCAGGAGCTGCGACCCTCACTGTCACACTTGAGGGCAGCACAAAATCTGTCACGATCAACGGCGGGGGCTCTGCGAACCAGACATCATATCAGATTTCGCAAGCAGACTACACGCAGGTGGGCGGAGGCTGGCACGCTGAGTCCATCGATGGGACCGTGTATTTTACCTCAATGACCCCTGGTCCTCGGGGCGGGACATTTTCGATCCTAAATGGTGCATCCCCGATCGCCACGACGGCGACGGTCCAGGCGGGCACGCTCCCGACACAAACTTTTATCACACAGTCATCGTGGAATATCGACAGCCTCGACGGGAGTGGCCCGTCTGGCTTCACGATCGATAAAACCAAGGGAAACATCTATGGCGTGGGTTACCAGTACCTTGGGTTTGGCAACCCAACATTTAGCGTAGAAAATCCGCAAACTGGGCTCTTAGTATCGTGCCACATGATAGAGCGCGCGAATACAAGCACTTCTGTGGTCCTGCAAAATCCAGGCATGTATGCAATGTGGGGTGCCTACAACAGTGGGTCGTTAGCAAGCAGCGTGACAGTCAAGGGCGCTTCGGCGAGCACCTTCAACGAGGGCCTGATCACTAAAAACATCGGGACTGCATTCTCAATCTCAGCCGTCAAGTCGGCGATTTCAGCAACAGAGGTACCGATCTTGACGATTCGTGCGAACACTGTCTTCAACGGCCAGAGCTGCTACGGTGAGATTGACCCATTTAATCTATCAGTCGCGAATGACTCAGGCAGCTCAGCTGCAGGCAAGCTCCTCAAGATCTTCATCTACAAAAATATGGGACTTGGTGGTCCAGTCAATTTTCAGCATGTGGACTCAACAAGATCAATAGCCTCGTATGACACAGCAGCCACATCAATTTCTTCAATCTCTGGCAAGACGCAACTGTTAAAGTCTCTAATCATCGCTGCGAATGAGTCGTTGACCCTGAAGCTCCAGGACGAAAATTTCTTCGTGGCAACAGGCGAGACTCTCACCTTCACAGCGCAGCGCGTGTCTAATGATCTTGATAACGCCGCAGTGTCAGTGTCTTGGTACGAAAACCAATAAAATTATTCGCTCAGAACAGACTCAATTTCCGAAGCAATGTCATAAACCTTGGACAGGTGCTCGGCGTCACGTCCACTGTCATATAGCTTCTGCAGCACACTGAGCATTTCCCAACATAAGGAAGTGAGCTGGCGGGAGCAATAGTCGTGGTGCCCCATCAAGAAGCCTGCCTGAAATTCTTTATATGGGGGAATTTCGGCTGAATTTCCCACCCAAGAGTCGAACAGGTCCCCTATGTCGGTGTCATGGTTATTAGGATCAAGACCTAAATGATAACCCTGATTGAACGCGGACTCTTCATTCATTTGTGCCCTCCTTCTCCACCTCAATCCACTCTAGCACAATTTCTTTGAGCTGCTCCCAAGGGAACACCACTTCGATGCCATCGTCGCGAACGAAACGTGCGAACTTGAAAGAAAAGAGCTGGCCGTCAGTGTCACGCTTCAACGTCGTCACCTGCATGCTCAGGTCCACCCGGCGTGCATGGGGATTATCCGCGGTCGCGGGTAGAATCAGCACTTCATCATTTTGGCTCATAGGTTTTCTCCATTGGGCACGATCTTCGCGATGATGGGGTCTGTCAACTTGAAGCTCCTCCACCTCACAGTAGTTTCATCCCAAGCTGACACAAGACCATCTTCTCTGAGGCTCTTGATCACATAGCTACAAAGGACCTGCTTGCCATCCACGTCATTTGCGACGATTATTCTATCTCCCACGGGGGCCACGAGGTGTCCGTCTACGATGGCATCAGGAAACTTGCTGATGTTGAGCCTCATCTTCTTCGGCTTCGGAACGTTGACTTTCTTCTTGTCCGGTGTTTTTTTCATTCTGCTTCCTCCAGTGATAATACTGCACGAGGGCGTGGTCTACAGGTGGGTCGTCACCAATCACACCACAACAAAATATTTCCCACGCTCGGGCGGCGTACACCCCGACCCCAGGTAGCTCATGGGCATGCCTCCATCCAGGCTTCAGGTACGCAGACGACATTTTCAGCAATATCTCCGTGCGGCGGTTCGCGAAGCCTAGAGAACGAATTGCGTTGACTAGGTCAGCTTTATCCGCAGCCAGGAGCGCGGGGGCACTGGGCCACCTTCTTAGGAAGGTGGGTAATACCCTATCGACTTGTCGTCGTGTCGTGCAGTTGAGCATGATGCAGCCCACAAGAATAGCCCATTCATTGGGCCACAAATCTTCTTGTAGGAGTCCAAATGGTGACCTGGGTGGGATTCTCAGCATGGGTTATTGCGGTACCACTCTATGAGGCGCAAAATCTCGCCTACCTGTGCATCATCACAATCCTTGTATGATCTACCAAGGCGGGCCTTGAGGCGCTCCCAGATGTGGGCATACGAGTTGCGCTCTTTCAGGAATTTGCAAGGAGGGAGCCTGCCCTTCAGGTGGTCACCTGCCTCCTTCGCTGCAGCCCTGATGATTATCACATTATCTTTTGATAGTGCCATGCAACGAATTTAATTCAACAGCGGGCAAATTTACACCCTCATGGGCTCATCTTCTTCCCAAGATTCTGCGTCCTCGAGGTCATCCAGGACGCCTTTGTTCTTTGGAGAGAGCGTGAAATCTCCCTGGCGTAGGTTGCCCTGCGCACGATCAGGCCCAACCGCGCTAAGGGCCTTGAAACCTGTCAGCACTTCTAAGACATACTGGCGCAGCAAATCGCTCGACACTTATGACTTCCTCTGGGTCACATCTACAGGTTGGCCCGCGTGACGCCGAGCGTCGATCTCAAAGATGTTATCATAATATGGATGGCTTCCAGGACAGCCAAGCTTGATGGCTGCCATGTTTAGACCATAAATGACCGGATGAAAAATGCCTAACCGCATCACTTGGTCGACATGCTTCAGTTCGTGAACCAGAGTGACAGGAATTTCCTCAGGAGTGTGCCGCAGGACGACGGCATTCCCGATCGCGTGCCCATTCCAGTTCATCCACAATTTCAATAACCATCCAGGGCTCTTCTCCGTGCTGACGCTCCAAACCAGTCCGTCACCATGGATTCCTTCCCACTTATACCACCCTAGCGCCCAGCAGGCTGTTGCATATAGAAGACCGATTGCGGTGACAGGCGCTGCCCAAGCATAACCAAAAATCTTTTTCCACATGCAGATAATTATCTGCTTACCCCCACAGGGATTCAAAGGTGTCCACAAATTTCTTCCAAGCGTCTTCCTTCAAGAGGGACTTGAAGGAATACTTCTCAAAAGACTCGCGCAGGGGCTCCCAATTCTTTTGAGGGTGTGAGCATGTCATCTCAGCTGCTGTGCTGTCGTCCCACTCAATGAACTTGATGAGCTCGTAATTCCTCGCAAAGATGGCACCCTTCTCTGGGTCAGAGAGCAGCTCCGCCAGCCTATCAGGATCTTCCACAATATTCTCAGCTGTCCGGTCACCGATTCCGGGAATGCCTGGGATATTGTCCGAACCGTCCCCGCGCAGCGACTTCCAAGTAACGTAATCATAGTCAGGCTTAGGCACATACCCCTTCTTCATGGGGTTCCAGAGCTTCACATGGGAAAACTCATTGAGGAGCTGCGTGAAATCTGAGTCGTTGGACACCACGATCCACTCCGCCGCAGGGGTCCCACGTTTCACCAAGTTGTAGATCGTGTCATCACATTCATGGCGGGGATGGCGAACCACGGACACCGGGAATGTGGTCTCGAGGAGACCGACGATTTCTTTAACTTGCGCAAAGAACTTTTCGAGCTCTCCAGCTTCTTTAGAGCCAGCCTCAACAGACCTATTCGCCTTGTACTCAGGTAGCAGGTCACGGCGCTGTTGTGCACGGCCTTCTAGGACGAAGTATACCCGGCTGGGCTTGAACTGCTCAACCACTGCGCGAAAGTTGCGCATGAAGTTGAAGATGACAGGCGCAGGACCAAGCTGCCAGCCTGACCGAGCCCTGTGAAGAAAATTCATTGCATCGATACAGAGTATTGCCATGTTTCGAACCTTACCACACGTTGCCAGAAATTTGCACTAAAAAATGCCGTTGGTTTCCCAAGCGGCATTTTTCAAATTATTCTAAGATGCTCTCAGAACCGTGTTTGCAATCTTCGTGCCATGTACTCGAATGCCCAACCCTCAGGATCGCGCATGAAATGAAGGTAGTCTTGGGGTGAAAGTCCCAAGTACTGGTACAAGGGCATCTCTTCTTGTCTCATATTCCATAAGATCATCTCATCATACATGGCCTCGAGCAGGATCTTGCTCTTCGACCTAAGAAGCTCATGAGGATCATTAGTTACATAATATGGCGCAGGTTGCACCTGCGCCTCGTTCCCAAGAGAATTTATTTCATTGTTCATCATGTTATGAATAACACTTATCCTATCGGGTGTATCACTAAAAATTTCAACGATAGCCGCGGGCGCGATTATAGATCTTGTTGATGTAGTCCTCAGCACCCTTCTCATCGCCCGAGTCAAGGTAGCGCTGCACATTTTGAACCATCCTGCTGTGTGCAATCATGGCACCACCCTCACGGGGTGTGACCCTATCGGCGTAAGTGGTGTCGACGCCAGAATCAGCCACGCCGTGCTTCTCGAGGAAGGCACTCAAGCGAGCGTTTCTAGCCTTGACATTCTGTCCCGCCGCGGCATGGGCATCGATCTCCCTGTGCAGATCCTTCACCATGAACTCTCCGTACTGCTGGTACTCCTCTCCACGAAGTATCAGCTGCGCAATTTCCTGTACTACACCTGGATATTCCCTAAATTTATCATCAAGATCCTTGTTTTTGACCAAGAAGGCGAAAAACTCCGCTTGCGTGAGTGAGGTCGAGAACGCTTCATCGTCATAGGCAAAGGCAACATCAACCAGGTCATTTGCTTTTGTGATGAGGTCGTCCCACTCCTGAGCAATGTCTGCCTCGTCGGCGCCTGACTGGAGCGATGCTTTCGCATTGGCTTTCCAAGAAGCGATCGAGTCGCCGCCGGTCGACTCTGTGAGTCGCTGAATCTCCTCTTTGATGACTTTACGAAGTTGTTTAAGTGTAATTCTCATGTTCCTACTCTCCAGTGAGTAAATATCGTGTATCAATTATGAACAGGACCGCGAATGTACTTTTTGATGACCTTCCGGTCGATCCGTTCTTCTGGCGGCACAAAATCCATTCCAAGAAGATTGAAGAAGTCCTGTTCTTCAGGACAAGCGAGCTGTATGCCATCCTTAGTGGTGGGCATGCAACCAGTCATCATCCCACCCCCAGATAGTTTCTTCCAACGTGCAAACATTCCCGGCACAAACCCATTGAATGAATTTCCATCTGGACCAGTGGCGCCTCCAGTGCGCATCATGTACAAGGGCCCCCAATTGTCAGGAGAAGCCACGAAGAGGTCAAGCTTTACACCTTCGTGCAAGAGCATGCGGACATACTTCGCGCCGGGCTTGAAGCTCCAGTCAATAATATCAGGTACACTGGGTTTGATGAAGCGGCCATGGTGGCGGAGCTCACGGTAGAGTGTGTCGTAATCGTGGACTATTGCAACGATCTCGACATCTTTGACGTTGGGTTTCAAGCGTCGAATTGAGCCTGCGATTTCAACACGTGAGGCTGAGCGCTCGACTTGAGACCTGATTCGCTGTGCTATCTCTTGTGCCTGTTGAAGTTCCATGAAGCAATGATAACACAGCGCACGAGAACTTTGCACAGCACAACGAAAATTTCACTCCATGAAGTTTTCAGGCAGCTTGAGGCGTGCCTTCATACCATTCCCTAAGTCCACGAGGGCTTCAGGCTCATCAGGCAGGGGTGTCTCATCGTCACTCTGCATGCGGCGGGCTTTTAAAGTTGGAGGTTGGGGTTGTGCCGCACTAAATGCTGTGGGATACCACTCTTTTGCTTTGGCAACCGCCGCAGAGATCCTCTTTTCTATCATGTCGACGACACGGCCTGTGAGGGTCTTTCGTGCAAGCTCCCATGTCTCGAACACCTCACCGTCAATGTCACCTAGGCGTATCGAAGGAGTCTTGGAATCAGGCCCGCCGCCACGGATGATATAGTCTACCACGACACCATCCAGTGTCTTCTTTGTGATCTCTTCGACCACCTGCATCGGATAAACAGCGGTTTGCTTGTTCAGCACGACATAAAGCACTTGTCCAACTTGAAGGTTCATTTTTTGTTTTTTCCCTTAAAAAGAGAAGCTAGAACGCTCTCTTCATCACTAACATCTTCCTCATCACCATCGTCATCGTCTTGTTCAGGCCCATTTGGATCGCTAGCCAGCTGGAACACCCCCAAGGGTGTGATTCCTGTGGGAGCAATCACATAGTCGGGCGCATCTTCGCCTGTTGGGAGCTGAGCTTCAGCACAGGCAGCTGAAACTTTTTTCCACAGCAGTGATTCGATCAGCTGTCTATTTTCCAATGTCGCCAGGGCACCACTGAGTGTCTGTTTTCCTTCTGGTGGGAGACAGACACTCATTAAATCTCGAAGATGAAGGATTTCAAATCTTGTGAGGCGCAGCTGGTATGTTTTACGGCGTTTGATGTTGGGCTTGTCCATGCGAGAAATCATACATCACGGAGTAGACTCTGACAATGCTTCCATGAACAAATCAAAAGTATCCTTGTGCTCTACACTCTCTTGGATCTTTACGACTTTCAACGCGGCCTGGAGGGTCTTATAGTCAAGCTTTTCAGTGTATTCTTCAATTATTTCTTTTCGGTCTTCCTTGAGCATCTCGATCTCATTGTCGACAGCCTCGATCTTACCCACAAACTCCTTGACAAGAGCTCGCAGCTGGTTGATCTCATTGGGCTGCATGATCGCAACATTGTACTGCTTCGGTGAAGTCTTCTTTCGCTTTCCCATGCTCTAACACTAACTTGAATTTTGTGAATGTTCAACCGCCGAGACTCTGCAGGATTTTGTCGAATTCTTGTCGAAGTGGATGACCTTTGGGCAGCTGTGCGAAGAGCTCGCTGCCTTTAGCCTCGATGATCTTCTTGGTTTCTTTCTTAATGCCTGCGATGGACATTGCCTGGAAGGACTTGGTGATGCTCTGTCTCTCTTTGTCAGACTTCGCTCCCGCCAGCGCAGCTTTCATCTTATCATCTGGATTTTTTAGAGCCTCTTCGACTTTCTTCGCCACGAGTTCATTTGACCCTTCGACAATTTTCTTGATTTGGTCAAGTGCAGACCTATAAACACTCTCAATCTCTTTCTTAGCTTTGCTCTCCTTGGCCTTGCTCATCAGTTTATCATAATTTTTTAAGAGCATGTCACGCAACTGTTCGTCAGAGAGCTCAGAAGTGCTATCCTCATTAAGGAGGCGGCCTCGCCTGCCCAGAGATTCTTTTTTGCTTTCGCCACCCCCAGTGAGCTTGCCCACAGCACTCTTCAATTCACCGCCTAGAGCCGCGTTGAGCGTCTCATATGCCGCGCGGGGCGCTTTTTCTATGAATTTTTTTGTGATGTATCCCTCAGGAAACATGATGAGAGACAGCGCACCGATTGTGTTGGTCCCCAGCGCATCCTGAGTTCTTTTATACACATCGGCGTATTCTTGATTGATTGAGTCAATCTTGCTTTTTTGTTCTTGAAAAATTTTGTCGAACCTGGGCATTAACCATGGCAGCACGGTGGTCTTTACACTCTCCACACCCACTTTGACCGCAGTCATTGCGCGAACACCCAGCTTCTTAAACTCGGCTGCTGCGGTCTTCAGGACATCGCCGAATGAAGTTGTGAAGAGACTCCAGAATTGTGATTCCATTCCGTGGCCTGCGCCTCCAGGTCCTGACATCATGGCGAGATCAGAGTATCCAATCGCCCCTCCATCATCTTCTTTGAGGACTGACCTCACATATTCACGGAGCAGCTCAGCTTCTTTCGACTTTTTCATGATCTTTAAATATCACGGGCCGGCCAGTTAATTCCTCCCACTGGTTGGCAACCTTACGCTCAAACTCATTCATGCTCTGCTTCTTCGTGATTGGGTGTCGTGTGCTGAAGGCACGCCTTTCTTGCGAAGGCAGTGACTTCAGGATTTCCTTCTTTATGGTGATCCAGTCGTCGACATGGCCCGCATAGGCATGAACTTCGCTGAGTGCTTCGTGAATACGCTCGCTCAGGTCTTCCATTCATACACCCAATTTCTCTCTCAAGATGCTGAGAGCCTCTTCGACGATCGACTGCTGGTACGTATAAATTCTTGGGAGAGAATCGACCCGGTGCCACTGCGCATCCACGACCTCGGATTCAGCTCCTCGAAAATTGATTGAACCCGTGCACACCTGCGTCGCGAGGAAGGGCACGACAGTCTTTTCTTCGGTCTTATAAATTGCACGCGCATTTTGTAAGCGCTGGCCCAGCTTGACGACAATGCCTGTTTCTTCTCGGGTCTCTCTTATCGCACAGTCTTCCAGGGATTCCTCTGGGTTTATGTGGCCCTTGGGAATTCCCCAACCATCATTGGATGCAAATTGTTTTACCAATAAAATCTGAGCTTCATTGAAGCACGACCCACGGTACACCACAGTGCCGCAAGATATTGTGCTCTTTCTACTTGTATGTCTTTTCTTCATATTGAGGGTTATCATACAACACTATTGTGTAAGTTGACATGATAACTTTGCCTGTCAGCGTTCTTTTGCTTCGGCCTTTGCAGCGAATCGAAGGGCAGACGCAAGCTCGGCTTTCAGCTTTGAGACCACCCGCGCGTAGTTTGCTCGAGATTCAGACCCGCGGCGCTGCTTATTGCGCCAGCTGGACAGGTCCGCGATTCGAGATTCGAGGTCAGCAATGTGCTCAGGTGAGCCCCAGGCGACGCGGCGGCCGCCTGAGATCTCAGCCTCACGAAGCTTCGTCTCCGCTAAAAGTCTAACAAATTCAGCTATTAATTTCTCGCCTTCCTCCATCTCTAACCTCGCTCTCAGCCCCGTCAATAGCTTTATTTACGACACCCCAGAAAAAAATTCTCACATGATCGTCTTCTATCGCCTGGTCTCCTGTGAGGCCGAAGTGCTGCCTAATTCTTTCGCTAATTGCTGATGTTAGTTGAACTTCGAGTTCGCCCCCACGTGGAAGCTTCACCATGCGTTTTTCAAGTAAGCTGTTGTGCATGCGCTTATTTTATACGAAACACGCCACCCTGGACAATCACTTTTTCTTTGGAGAAATAGGCACAGGAGCTGAAGTGTCCTCAGCAGAAGGCCCCTTGCTCACTTTTGGAGTCTCCATTTTGATGACATTGGGTTTGATGGTTCTCTTTTGAACTTGGTTCCCCTTCTCCATCTTGATGTTCGAGGGCTTCTCTGATGGGTCGACTGCGTCAGTGGAGGGTAGCTCCGCGACGACGATTTGTGAGATTGCCTTGAGGAACGCGAACAGTGCGGTCTTCTCAGCCTTCGACAGCTTGTTGACGTACTGCTCCATATTCGCCTTGACACTCTCATCCTTGAAAGAGCGCCCGGACCTTATCGTGTTCATCTTCTCGATCACGTCGTCGACGTCCACGTCGCCCGTCTGCAGTGCCTGCTTGTCTTCATCAGGCAGTGGAGCAGGTTTTTGTGTTTCTTTGCCTGGGTCTTCTTCGTCCTGCTCACGCAAGGCGCGCTTCGCGGACCTCACACTCTCATTGATCACTGAGGATAAGAGCCCGCTGAGGCTCCTGCCTGACTTTGCATGAAAGTCCATTATTTGCCTCCAAATCGAATGCGACCGAGTGGGCGCTCTTGGTGGCGCCTCGCCCGCTCGCGAATAGGGGAATCACCTGTATGTGTGCGCTTCGACTCGCTCAGGACGATCGTATCCATGAACTTATCGAAGGCAAAGACTTGTGCACTCTCATTTTTGGCATCATGGCACGGGCAGTCCTCACCACACTCACAATCTTCACCACACTTGCAGGCTTTATTTTCGTAGATTTTTTTTCGCATGACGCGGCTCCATGACAAGTAAATAGGTCAAACTTTGCGCAACTTCAACTCTAATACACACAACTGTCGTGTCGTATCAATGTCTCTGATGGCGATAGAGGCCACAGAAAATGGACCCAAAAATTCAATGATATTTTCCCCAAGACATAATTCGTATTTCTCCAGCCGCACAGAAGTCCACACTTCTAGGAGGCTGAACGCATCACCAACGAATATTTTAGTCTCTAACAGGCACTCATCGGCACCTGCCGTGTATGCGACGACGCTGCCCACAACCTTTTCGGCAATTTCGTTGACAAGCACACTGAGGGTGGACAGAATGAACCTGTCCTGTATTGCAGGTATTCCAAAATCTGACATATTGTCTTGGAGTGAATCGCTCAAGAGCAAGCTGGGATTATCTTCAATGGCTCTCATTGAAGTATAATATCACATGTAGCCCTTGAGGTGATCGAGATTCGGCGCATAGACGACGTCTTTGTACGCTTGGTCCGCGAACTTTGCGTACTCCTTGTCGAGCTCCGTTACCTGCTCCACATTCTTCGTCAGGAGAGAGATCTTCAGTGTGTCTTCTTCGATCGTGATGACTGCATGGTGCTGCGTCGCATCTTCGTGATCAAAGAGTGCCTCCAGCATCTTGTTCCTGTCGCCCTTTCGCATGAAGCCAAATGTCTTCGTGAGGGCACTTGGACTGCCTTCGAGGCGCCACCGGTTCATGGGAATCACGGGCAGCTCGGCCTCACGGGCAGAAACTGGCAGGCGACCGAGCTGCATCGGCCGCTTCGAGGCTTCAATGAATTCTTCGTGTAGTTTAGTCAACTTCACAGCAGGACAGCTCCGCCGACGACGGCTGCCTCGGTGAACGAGGATCCATTCGTCCAAATACGACGATCTCTATCAATGACACAAGAGCCACCCTTGAACTTCAAGTCACGCTCTTTCCCGATCCTGTTAGAAACGATGACGTTGGCGCCTGTCTGCTCTGCGAGGTCGACCCATGCTGCGTCAGGATAACCATACTGCATTCCCCAATTTGTCAGCAGAGCTATCGTGTCGACTGAGCCCATCGAGTAGAATTTCTGCCCAGGCTTATAGAATCGGTAAGATTCTCTAAACTTGTTCGCAGAATCCCTGCAGATGAGGACTCCAAGGCGTCCCACAGGCGTCATAATCACCGGGTGCAGCTGCTCGGAGGGCTGCGCCCAGAGATTATCAGAACCCCAGAGATTGTGCTTCTGGCAGTTACCAACGACACCATCTGGTCCAACGACGGCAGCTGAGTTGTACAGCTTACCGTCGCAGAGCTCAGGATACCCGAAGGCTATGTAGCAATTGAAGCGGCGAGCGATGGGCAAGAATCCGGCAGTTTGATAGCCGCCTTTTTCTTGTGCACAGTCGACAGCTTCTCTGGCATTCTTAAAAACATTACCAGAAGTGCATAACTCTGGCAATACGATGACGCGAGCACCCTTCGCAGCGGCCTCAAAAGCAAGCTGCTGAGCCGTGGCCAGGTTCTGGTCCACGTCAAGTATTTTAGGTTCAAATTGAACCGCAGCGACAATCTCTCGCTTCATGTCATTCACTCGCCGCGATTGGTCCAGGGAATGTCGCCCTTCTTCATCGGTACACCCTCAGGGCGCTGCTTGCGCGCGCGCTTGATGTAACTGTGAAGAAATTCGCGGAATCCATCAAGAGAGCTCACGATGCCTGGGTTGTCCTTCAGGAGCTTGACCTCAGCGGGCTCAAGCTCACCAGAGCCCTTCAGGAAATCGATGTAGTCCTTCACGGCAGTGAGGACAATCTCTTCCATCTCCTCAGGGGAGCCGAACTGCATTGATGCGGACCACTGCGCTTTGGAGAGGGCCTTATCAACAGCACCCTTCGCTCCTGAGGTTGATAGACCGAATCTCTTCGCAATGGCTTCGAGACCACCACCAGGGGTGTTCACCGCACCAGCATACTTGCGCGGTACCTTTGGAAGAGGCATCTCATCTTCCAGACTCTCATTTATCGTCCTGCGCACAAGAGATCTCACGAACGCTTCTGCCTTTGTGTCTTTCTTCATCTTCTTATCCTTATCTTCAGGTTGGTTTAAAGCTTTGACAAGCTTCTCATATGTATCTGCGATCTTATCGCTCGGCAGCTCTTCGACCAAAGTTTTTACGGCAACTTGGAACTCAGCGGGGGTCGTCGGACGAAAGTCCTCGTTGTCCGGATCAGTCACTGCCGCTGATGGGTCGACGACATCATTCACCTTGATAGGCTGTGGGTCCGCCAATTTTTCTAGGAGCCTCATTCCCCTACCATCAAATGCACCGCGAATGAGCTCTCTTATGGCATTCTCAGTGACAGTCACCTTTCGCATGTCATGCCTCCGACTTATCGTCATCTTTCTGTGAATTCTTAGAGTCAGTCCACTTACGACCGAAGTAGAGCGTCAGGATCGGGACAAAATAAGCTGTGCAGGCAGCAACATCGAATGAGCGAATCTCAAGATCACCAACCTTGTTCACGGTGGAGGCAAGGTATGCGAGTGTCGTCACCCAAAAAGAAATGAAAACCATCGTGGCAGTAATCGAAGCCTGCCCCTTGTCATTACGCATCCAGTACCAAGGTGTAGTCTTCTTGGGGCGCTCTTTCTTAGCCTCTTCAACATTTTTAGCTTGCTCTGACATTGTATCTTCTCCATCAAAAAGCAAGCATAAATATGTGCTACATCACTCAGAAGCTTTGTTGACAGCATATACTGTCAAAAGTGTGATACCGATGCCACTCATGACGCCTACGCCTGCCCAAAGATATACATTGGAGCGATTCTTCTTCTCTTGTTCAAGCTGCTCTGTCAGGTTTTTGATCTCAACCATGTCAGACTTGTGCTGGGCATCTGTGGTCCTCTTTGTTGTCTCATGCGAAGTCTTTTCATCGTCCACCAGCTTTTTGCACTGTGCGTTCAGCTCATCACGAAGTCGTGCCTGTTCAATGCCCAGTTTCTCGGGGAAGGACTCAAGCTCGACAATGATTCGTGCGACAGCAGCAGGAGACAGATGCACACCTGTGAAAGGCGCACGTTGGCCCCTCTTCAAGGGACTGATGGCTTCCCCCGGGTCAACTTCACCCACAGGGGTTTCCATCTTTGGAAGGCTAATATTTTCTTTGGGTGTGGATTCCTCGGCCCGGGCAATTCCATAGAATGGCATGGTGAACGAGAGCAAAATTGAGACCAGCTTCTTCTTCATAATCAATCCTCCAGGGGTAGAACAATCTTGAATCCAGTCGCAGACGAGAGCCTATCGGCGAGTGCTTCGGGGTCGCGGCCGTGCTCCTCGACGATCTTCTTGATTTCCTTCTTTTTCTTCTCATCGAGCTTCTTCATTGCCTCGCCGTACTTCTTCTGAATTTCTTCCAGAGCGATCTTCAAGAGCCGCTCATTCTCCTGCCTTCGCTTTATTTCATCAGCATGTGCATCTTGTATTTCCTGAAGTTGCTGTCCATGAGCCTTACGAATATCGTTCAAACGTGCATCGAAGTTCACTTCTTGCCTTCGAAAAAAAATGTAAGCAAATATTGTGCCTAGTACAAGGAGCAAAATTTGCCAATTTTTCTTGGCACTTAAGAACAACTTTTTGATAAAATTAGTTAAGCTTTTCATCTTTCTTCTCCCGAAGCGGAAAACTCTTGATGTCAGGGCCCCCCGCTAAATCTTTCATGCGCCGCAGCGCAAGATCCTGCAGCTCATACAACTCAGAGATTGCAACCTGCTGCGCTTTGACAGTTTGAACCAGATCAATCACGGTCTCAGCTAGCTGTGCGAGCTTTGAGATGATCGTAAAGAAGCTCTCGTTGAGCTGCTTGAATGTTGATGATGACTCAAGCAACTTTTCGAAGAGCTTCTCTAAAAATGAAGTCTCATCAGCAGAGGCATTATTTTTCATTCTTTCCATTGATCAGATTGTAAAGTAGTTCACTATCAAGTTCACCAAAACCATCATATTTTTTCTTGGGGCGACCCTCAAGTGCCTCGCGCAACTTGCGTTTTGTCACAGTTTCTACAATGTTATTGGCTGGCCTCGTGCCTTCCGCGACCTGCTTCGCGAACTCGTCAAAAACTTCTTGCATTGAGATGTTATACTGGAAGAGCTTCGCACGGAGGGCCGCATGGATCTCTTTCTCCAGCTTCACGTGAACGCATTTGCGCTTTTGAAACAGATCAGATCTCATTACACGCCGCCGCCGCCCCCGCCTGTCCCACCTGCACGATCAGCCGGAGGCGCTGGGAACTGCTCATCCCGCACGTCCTGCACGGACTTACCGATGTCAAAGCCATAATTCTCGCGGAGAGCATCTTTGAACTGTGTGATGACGTCAGGCTCATAGCTCTTGTTGAGAAAATTGACCGCGCGACGTAGAATCGTGTTCCTCACTTCGAGAAGTGAATCGTAGTTGTCGACGAGGCGCATGACACCCTCGAGGAAGTCCTCGACCTGAATATCATCAGCTGTCAGCTTCTTAGGCTCCTCAGGCTCTTCTTCAGCACCCTCCTCGTCCGCATCATCCTGCTTCTCTTCTTCACCTTCTTCTTCGTCACCCTCAGCTTCTAGGATTCTACGCACGGTGCGGCGCCAGTCTAAGCCCTCAGCCTTGACAGACTTCGCCTCTGATTCATAATCAGAAAAGAGCCTGTCAATCTGGTTGTCGAGGGAGTCCTCACCAGGCTCCTTCGCATCTTTTTCATCGGCCTCACGAAGATTGCGACGCAGTTGCTCTACGAGGCGCTTCCACTGTTGCTTTGGACCATTTCGTCTCATATCACTTCACCGCCCCTGCGATGGCTTCCGCCCGCTTGAATCTGTCATCGATGACTGTCCAGTTAAATTCGCGCATTCTCGACACGAGATATGTCTTCTTGTCAGTGAGGTAATCACGAGCGTATGCATGCTCCCACATGTCGACGACAATCGTCGGGTACACGCCCAGCATCACGTCCCCACTGTGGTGGCTAACGACCATGTTAACGTAGCGCTTCAAGAACGTGTGGTATCCGCACACGGCCCAGCCGTTGCCCGCTGACATTGCAGTCGCGATGAAGTCACGCTGCCAGTCATCGAACGTGCCGAAGTCCCGCTGGAGCTTAAGGTAAGCAATCGAATCCATCACAATCTCACTGTGGGGATCGAAGCAATTTGCGAAATGCAGCTCGTGGAGCCACACTGCATTGAGGTTGTACGCTTCATCGAGCTTCAACGAGCGAAAGTTTGAGTGCCGGGAATTAGCCTCGTTCTTGTCCGCAGTGTCCAGCTTCGATGAAACGTCATTCAGCGATTCGACATAGCCCTTGTAGAGCTCAATGTGCGCGTCTTTAGATTTCTGGCTGCTGAGCTCAGTGACCTGCTTGAAAGTTTTTGGAGAAGCTACATAAGCCTCTCCCAAATTTTCTTTACTAGAGCCCACTGACTCCTTGACAGCCTTCTTCAAGATCTTGTCAAGTTCGCCGCCTAAAATATTCTTACCATCAAGCAAGCTCATAATCTTTCTCCAGGTCTTTAGTGTTCACAGAAATTTTCTTACCCTCAGGGGTGCGAAGGACACAGTTCAGGAGGCTTGCTGACACGACAGTGTACTCAACACCATCTTTTTTAACTTTGAGGTCAGGAGAAATTACGATCTTCTCTCCCTTATCGCCCTTCGTTTTAAGAGATGTGTCAATTTTTTCATTGAGGCGATTGACCCTTTGGGTCCACTCTTCGCGCATGAAGCGAATGATCTCAGATTCTGTCAGCTTGTTCATTGCGGTCCTACCCTATTTATTGCTGAGGTATCACATAAATATCACCCTGACTTGAGGGTATCACCATAGCTGACAACTTCAATCCCGACTGAGCGCATTAGGTCAAGTCCAGACTGATCTCGGTACGGGTGGAGGTAAACCACCTTTGAAATTTCAGCATTAATAATCAATTTAGAACAGGCACGGCATGGACTGTGCGTCACGTACATGTGTTTCTTCTTTGGAAAATTATAATCGCACTTGACAAGTGCATTGACTTCCGCATGGGTAAATCCACTCTCACCTGGGACACTCGACTCATGACAGTGAGGGCCGCCCTTGTAGTTTCCGTTGTATCCCACGGACAACATCTGTGTGTTGTCCTCGGACACGATGATGGCTCCAACCTTCAACTTTGGGTCATAGGACCTCTCAGAAATAACTCTCGCAATTTCCATCCAGGTCTCAGTCCACGATTTACGAGTGCTCATCTACACCTCATTTCTTGGGGCAATTATTGATCGCAAGGTGGTGCTCGAAGCACCGGGGCTCGTACAGCTCAGCACCACCCACCTCGACCACGAATTCGTCGCCGCCTGTCTGCTTCTTGTAGGTGTACAGTGCATCTCTTCCGCAGACTGTGCACACCGCAGTGCATTTTTCAATTCGAGTAGCCCAAGGCAGCATCTGGGCCATTTCTGGAAATGGTTTTCCATTCGCAGCAAAGTCCAAGGATGATACAATAATATTGAACCCATTGCGGTACAGAAAAATTAAAACTTCAGCGATGCCTGGGATCATGAAGGCTTCGTCGACGGCAATCACGTGTACCTCGTCATCACAGTCAGCGAGGCACTTCAGAATGTCTGCCCCCTCAGTGACCCTGACTGCAGTCCAACTCCAACCGCCGTGCGTAGAAATATTCTCTGAGTACCTGTCGTCAATGTCAGGCTTGAATGCAATGGTAGACTTACGCTGATGTCTGTAGCGCTCCAGTTCCATCAAAAGACGTGTGGTCTTTGAGCTGAACATCGGACCAGTATAAATCGTAAAAGTAGGGTTTATTAGCATTAAGAACTCCGCAGGAGGCTACGTTCTAAAATGTACGCTTTTTTTCTGTGATGTTCAAAATCAGTTTTTCGAGACTTTCTCTAAATGGCTCTCGCAGGTCCTCTGGGATGACATCTGCATATTGCCACGGCATGAAATCATTCCTATCCGCTGCTACATTGAAGTGTCCATCATAATTTGGACCCAGCGCATGGACATGCCCATGAATGACATGAGCGTAATCCCCCAGCCTTGTGGGATCGACTCCCCTCTCTGCAAAGGCCCTGACGGGATAGTGGCACAAAAGAACGCCACCAAGATTGAGGTGGTCATAGACACCAAGAAATCCTGACTCGAGATACCACTCATTGGGTTGGTGGTCATGGTTTCCCCTGATCAGGATCTTCTTGCCGTTGAGGTTCTGGATTATCTCACGTAATTCGGCCGTCCTCTTGCGAAGCCCAGCAGAGATGTCGCCCACAAAAACGCCAATGTCATCAGGCTCGACGGAGGAATTCCAGCGCCGCGCCATTTCAGCATTCATGTCTTGTGATTGTGTGAAGGGCCTGCCGCAGTACTTGATGATGTTGTCATGAAAGTAATGGTTGTCAGACGTGAAAAAAATTCTCATCTGCCGAGGGACTCCTTCACAATTTTTCTAATGAACGACTCGACCGTGGCGGATGCACCCTTTGCGTACACCTTTCTCAATGTGTCCCAAACGAGGCGCCTGTCCTTCGCATCCAGCCAGCTAGGAAGATTATTGATGAATGAGTCGAAGTCGTCTGAAGTGACGAAGCCCCGCATCGCAGTTCCGCTTATTCCGCCGGTCTCTGAGCGGCTCACACCGACAGGGGTGATCTTATTGCTCAATTCTGGATTCTTGGCGAGGATCATGTCGACCCGCTGTTGCGCCTCATTCGACCCCTCGCCGTCGACGCCACCATAGACGAGGACCTGGACGCCCTCATTCTTTGCGAAATTTTTAGCGAAGAGTGCTGCATCACGGACGGGTGAATCAGTGAACCTGATGGAGACATTTTTACCATATACTCTCGAGATCCCAGGAATGTACACCCGGCGCCACAGGGGAATCATGTCCTCGGCCGAAATCTCATCACGTCCGCCCGTCGACAGGAACACGATCGCGGCCTGACATCCATCCTCGAATGCCCTCTTGATTAGAGAATCGTGGCCGGCGTGAAAGGGCTTCGCAGCCATGGGAATGATAGCGATTTTTTGTGCTTCATTGGTGCCTGCGTACAGAAGGCCGAGCTTCGCAGTGAGGAGGATGTCCTCCTGAATATTAATTTTGGACTTCACGGGGTGGAAAGGCAGTTCTTCGAGGCCATAGACAGCGCTCGACAAGTCTGCCAACATTTCATCGAGGTCGCCCTCGGGAATGGTCTTCATGATGCTGTTCGCGAGGGTGGCGACTTCTCGTCTATACTTCTCCTCGTCCACCTCATCAGCGGCTTTGTAGCGTGCTTTCTTTTCACCGCGAACGGTCTTCGAGTGCTGGTCTGCGGCGAGCACCTTGTAAAGTTCCCGTGATGAAATGTCATCTCCACCGACCTGTAGCACGACACCCTCAGCTTGTCCCCCCAGAGAAGACTGTAGCCTCGAAAAGACGAGGGTGACGAGCTCAATTATTGACGTGGGATCTGAGAAGTCCACAGTCGGGAAGCCTGCCTCGAACATCTGCTTCACGCCAGGATCGATGCAGCCTGCGAGGATTTCTTCCTTTGACGAGAAATTGCCCTCAAATATTACTGGAAATTCGCCCAACTGCAACATCTTGCAATATTTCTTGATCAATTCTGGACTATTCTCGAAGCTAGCAGAGCTGTAGATGTGCCCCCATGACACCGCATGCTTCGTTTCGCCAAAGCCGACGAGAAAGAGCCCGTGCTTCCTGCCGTAGTCACGGGTGACAGTGGGTTTATTTTGCACAAACTCAATGAAGAACTCAGTGTTGGGGGGCACGCTCGCGGTGCCCCTGTGGACTCTGCGTAGGTGGTCATGCACAAACTTGTACTGCGAAGTGCCCAGGGCTTGTGCACGAATCTCAGGATCACGCTCCTCAAGACCCTTGAACTCAGTGGGATAGATGATCCTGCCTTTGTAAGACACGATCCAGTTCTTCGTGTAGTCAGCTGGATCGAAGGGCTCATCGTTCCTAATGAGCGTGAGCTTCGTGCCATCGATCTTCTCGACCGCGCGGACACGCTTCTTGATGAAATCGAAAGCTTTCTTCTTGCTCGTGATGACCTTGTCGAGCGCCTTGATTGAAATGTCAAGCATGAATCATGCCCTTTGAACGTCGAGCGGCCTCGACGACTTTTGTCTTGTAGTTCTTATAATATTCATCGATCAGCCCCTCGAGATACCCATCATGGGTCGAGAGGAATGGAAATTTTTGCTTGAAGACATTGACGGCAGGAATCTTTGCCTGCATGTCATTCTTTGGATCGAACACGTCCAGTGCCTGCCCATTCTTACCATAAAGCTTGTTCCCTATGAAGTCAAGGTAGACGGCCTCGATGTCACGGTTGTCAAGGTGGTCTTGCATCAACTGCAAGATGCCCGTATAAGATCCAAAGAGAGATACCTCATTACCAATTGGCTCAGTGCCAAATATGAGAGAAAAAATCGTAGACCTGGATTGGTGATATTCCGCCTCTGCAGTCGACAATTTCTTAAATGCTCTCTTACCATTTATGAGAAGTGGTTCACCACTGGGCAAGAATTGTTGCGCAGCGGAAGTCCTAAGTCCCTTGTCGACTGAAAAAGACAAGAGGTGGACAGGATCTGTGACCTTCGAAATTTTTACTTTTTCAGGAGGTTCCAGTGGGCTCGCTGGTGTCAAGAGCACGACATCTTCTTGCTTCGAAAGGACCGTAGCGAGGCACCTGAGCAAGTATTTGTGAAAAACGCCCTTGACCCCGCCCTTGATGTCAGGCCACTCTGAGGACCTAGCAAACTTCACGAACTCAGACGGGCCGCTGTTCTCGTAGCCGACAGCCTCAAAATCGATTTGAATGTTGAGAGGGCGCTCGCTCTCGTCGAATGCATACGCAAAGACTGCGTTTATTTGATCGTGCGAAATCGAGGGCTTTTGCCCCACATACTTTACTCGTGACGTGAGCTGTGATCCCTGGAGGGTGTCGAGGAGTGTATGGAGGCTCTCCAACTTTTCTCCTGGAATTGTGATGTCTATGTCACCCACGACAGGCTTGTACTCGACAAATTCTTCATCGCTCAATTTCTTATTGAAGAGGTGCACCGATGAACCACTAAAGACCGCAGCTGAAGACAAGAGACCCTGCAACTTTCCTGGAGGCCATAAGCTATCGCCTGTTGATTTTTCGTGCAGCGCATCCAGTCGCTTGAACAACAAGAAGAAAGCTTCGATGAACTGATCGCGATTGAGCTTGCGAAAATCTGCCCTGCCTGCCCTCTGCAATTTACCGCTCGTGTCAGTGACGACGACGTTTCCACCCATGTTTGACCTCAAAAGAATAATTATGGATCAACCGCTGACGACAGGATGGTAAAGGGCGATCTTACTCCTGTACAGAACTCAGCGGCCGCTGAAAGCGCAGCTTCGATCTTCTCTTGTGGCCGCAGCTCTACATTCTTGTGAATGGCATGGAGAGCGCCCATTGCGTATGCAGCACCTGAGCCGCAGGCAGCGTATGGTGTGAGGGGGGCTCCAACATGAAAATCTGATTCCACCACGTAGATTTTCCCCCTGTAGCCGATGATGAACTCAGCGTCGTGCGCTTCGCCCTCTTCTTCTTTCATGAGGGTGCCTCTTTCTTTCATGAGCTGCCGTAGAGCGTCGACGAATTCGACGACCAAAAACTCCATGTCCGGCTGGTCTTCAGCATGGAATGGCGGACAAAATGCATACTGCAATAGCTGACCAACCCTAAAACTACCTGAATATCCGATTAGAAAACCATTGTTCCAAAAAACTTTAGGGTTTACGCGGCGGACGATGTCATCATCTCGGGATGCTGCGGAATCCCCTCCCATCCAGACCTCTCCGTCCCTCTCGATCGCAACGATGCATGTCATTTGAGATCCTTAGCAAAGGGTGAATCAGGATATAACGAGCAATACTTCGACTTAGTGACTGATAGTGTCCCAGTCTTTGCATAGTAATCGACAAGATAAAAGTCACGCTCGTACACATGGAGGCTTCCGACCTGCCAGATGACACTTCCGGCAGGGTAACCTACTTCTTCTGCGACTTTCTTCAATACGTCTTGCTGCCATGCACGGTCATTCTTATAACCAATGATCGCGTCATTGCTCCTCATCTGGACCACGGAGTGAACTTTCCCTTCACGAATCAAATACTGGACAGCATTCGTACACATGAAATCGCTGCGACCATTGTGGTTATAATCTTCCCACATTGAGGGCCGTGTATAAATGATGATTGCCCGACGGCTCTCTGGATTCTTCTTGAGTTCCTTCACAACCTTTTCAAATTGCGAACCATTTTCTGGACTGTTGATACACCAGCCATAGTTCGAATTGATCAACCCATCAGCGTCAGCGATTGCCTTCCAGACAGGGGGCGCCCCACCTGGAAAATCGTTGACACTACGTGACATGGACTCGTACCACAGTTTCTCGCGCTCTACATAGTCGCTGTTCACCTTGCCAAAGATGACGTCTTCATCAGCGACGAAGCAAGCACCCACGATCTCGACCGTGCTCGAACCCATCAAGTTCGTCATTGATGCCTCACGGTTGAGACCGACATATCGGCTCCAGGCGATTAAATTAGAAAATTCATTGCGTACATCAGAGACTGTATTGATTTTCATAGTTCACCTAAACTATTATTCTTACCAGATGAAATCCACTGCAGGATGTCAGTGACCTGACGGGCTAGATTGTGATCGTCAACCCATAGCGTCATTGTGTTACATTTCGTCCATTTTGAAAAATCTTCGTAAACCCTATCAAGCTCCCTCAGAACCTCGGACCCAACATAGCTGTGCAAGTCATCCGTGATTCCATCATAGGACTTTCGCCGGCACACGACGATACGCCCACCTGCTCTTGCGAACATTTGATCGATTCGTGCAAGAGCATCTATATCAGTCTCACGCTTGAAGACCTTTGAATAAACCCACTCAGAGGGATAAAAGCGATCGAGCAAAATTTGCGGCCTGACCTGACATAGCATGTCAGTCTGAATGTATGTGCCATAAGTCAGAACATTTTTGAAATAATCAGTTGTCCGTAAATCCCCCGACCATTCTCCTGAATTTTTATAGTATGCAAGACTCAACTTAGAAGCCAACTCGCGGCCTATCTGAGTCTTCCCGCACATATCAGGTCCCTCAAGTGCAATCATCATATTCATCCCCTTGCAATCATTTCAATTCTGTCGACGCGTGTAGAAGGGCGCGGATCTGCGATCGACATTAGGACTTCTTCTTGCTGGCGCACAATCAACTCTCTCTCTTCACTAGAGAGCTGAGAGAGCCACTTGACTTTTTCTACCACATCCTCAGGCGACTTTACAACTAATTTTCCATCAAGACCCACAGGCAGTGCATAGATGTACTCTTCAGGAATCAAGGCGGGGACATTGCTGATGATTGCTTCATGGAAGCGCACAGTGATATTTCCATACTGTGTGTAATTGTCCTTCGTGATGTGGGTCACTGCGATCGCAGAATTCAGCGCAGGAAAAATGTCCCGCAGAGACAGCCGGGCAGCAAAGGCCACATGCGGATATGAAATTATAGCATGTGAAGGATCAGCTCGCTCAGGTGAACGCTGGAGCCAATTTCCATGAACAAGGGTCTGGATGCCTGACGAGCGCAATCCCACGCTCGGATCACTATAGTACTTCTTGAATTGCCCATCGCGCTCGTAATTGTTGCCCACATAAACGTAATTGTATGAGCCTTGTGACGCCCGAAACTGCCGTGTCATATCCTTGACCCAGGGAATGGACAGGCGATCCCTCGTCTGCTTCTTAGGAGAAATGCACGGATCAGCGAGAACCGCATTCGGCCACCGCTGTTCATCTTCAGGTGTCATTCTCAGATCACCGTCATGAATGATGATGGGGACACCTTTAGCGTGATAGTAGTCCAGCAGTTCATTTTGGCGCTTGTAGTCAGGCTCAGCCGGGGCATCTCCTGAGTTTTTCCAAGTGGGCCATCTCCACTCGCAGTACACCAGATCCACATCAGGGAAGCCTGTGTCGTCCACAGTGGTTCCAGGAAACAGCACGTCTTCACGCTGCTTTTGCAGACGAATTACCTCGTGCCCTCTTGACAGGAGTTCGGTGACAAAATCTAGACGATCACCGCGTGTTCCGTCTGGTGTGTTGACATGTGTGCTGTTCTCAAGAGAAGCCAAGAAACCCCAGAAAGAAAAACCAATCTTCATTGTAACCTCACAATTGAATCTAAAAAGTAAATTGCATGCTCAGCACTGTACAGGGACTACACTGGCACACTAAACATGCTGTGTATCTTCATATGAAAGACACACACCTAGTACACCAATCTGACCCTTAGGAACATGACCCAGTTCAGGACAAAAAATCAAATATTTTGCCAAGCTCTCTTTGACTTCGATGACCTCGCCAGTGCACATTTTTCCTTTTGACTTAAAGTTTACTCTGTCACCAACTTTAGACTTTGGCTGAATCCCATTGTTCAGAACCCATTTTTCCACTTGATAATCGTGGCTCGCCTGGCGAAACCGCCCTACTGCGTCCATAACATCAATGAGGCTGCGATCACACTGCCAGCCCCTGTCATCTAGGTAATTCACAATTTGGTAAGAATCATCATCAAACTCAATTGCATTCCTGATGTCATCTCTCACCGCTGGATCATCCACGGCCTGTTCATCTTGCAGCCAAGTAGCGACTGTTGGCAGAAGCTTGTCCAGGGTCATTTCTAGAACTTCATTGCTAAAATATTTTGGGCGAGGGGGATCAGCGCACTCAAACAGCTTCATTTGCATTCCTGGCAACATCAGGCAGTTCTCCTAATCAAGGTAAATTTTTTTCTTTTCTTTCGCGCTCGAGATTGATGCCATAACCATCAGCTGCCCATTTTCCGCCTGAGAGCAAAAAGCCAGCTCCGCCAGTAATAATTCTGGTCGTGGTGATTTCTTGGCATGATGGGCACTGTGCTCTCGATTCATCTTTGATTGATTGTTGGATTTCAAACTTATGGCCACAACCATGGCACTGATAAGCGTATGTCATGATATTTCTCTCATTTTCCACTGTGTGGTCGACATCCCAAAGTCATCTTTCTTGACCTCGGCACAAAATATTGTAAATGGTTCTGGAAGATTTTTGCACCCCCAGACTGTAATTCTATTTACTTTACCTGTTGGGCCTAGAGCAAAAATCTGCACATATTCCTTACCTGTCTTGGTGGTCTTCTTCAAGCCGACGGATGGTTTTGTGCCCTTCTTGGGTGCAACAGGCACCGCAACAAACCAGACCACCTGCGGGTCGCCTGGCTCAAGAGCATCGATCGAATTGATGCCCTTAGTCTCAAATGCTGAGAGCAAGCTGTGGTCTATCAGTGACAGAACGTCGAGAGTTCCAAATACTTCAACCATATTTTGTGCACGCTCTGATGCAGTCCACTCCTCGACCTCAGAGCACTGCCTCACCAATTTATAGAGATTCTTCAAGCCCTCGTGTGGATCGGTCTTTGTGGACCTCCTGACCAGTGCCATGTGATCGAATTCAACATCTTCAGTTACCTCAACACCCTTTCTCTTCTTAGTCACGGTCTCGACGTGAGATCCCAAGAGAGTTTCGTGCATGTGATGGTAGCTGTTGAAGAGCTTGCCTTCTCCAACGATGTCCATTGAATTGAAGGCACCAATCTTGATCAGAGCGTCGAGTGCCTTCTTGTTGAACTTGCTGTGCTTCCACTGAAAATCATCATCCCAGAGCAGCTCCTCGATCGTCCTGTACGGACGATTCTGCATGATTTCTTCGACTGCTGAATCACCCACTCCCTTACAAGATTTCATGGAGGGCATCAGCTTCTTGCCTGGAAGAACAGTCCAGCCCAGCTCAGCGAGATTGATGTCAATTGGAACGATCTGGTAGCCGAGCGCTTTCACTTCACCAAATGCTTTCGCCCTTGTCTCAGGCGAGCCTGACATGGACTCCATGTACGCACAGACCCATTCTTCTTCGTAATAAGTCATGAGCCACGCACACCAGAAAGAATCGATTGCATATGCCACTGCATGTGACTTGTTGAAACCATAACCGCTCATGAAGCAGATAGTCTCATACATTCGCCGTGCGACAGATTCAGGTACACCATTCTTCACGGCACCTGCGACGAACGAATCTTCGAGCTCCTTCACTTTCTTCTTCGCAGCGTCGCCTGCCGAGAGATTTCTCTTCATGATTGCTCGACGCACTTCATCACATTCAGCGAGCGGAAAACCTGCTACCTTATTCGCGAGTGCCATGACACCTTCTTGGAAGACGAGGAGACCTCGGGTTTCCTTGAGCGTGTCATTGATGAGAGGATGACCCCAGTCGTAAGGCTCTTCAGCATGCTTCAGCCACAAGTTGTCTACATTCGCAGCCAAGGGGCCAGGTCGATAGATGGAAGTGAGAGCTGCAATGTCGATGATACTCTTCGGCTTGGCTTTGACAAAGAGACGCTGGGCACCTTGGCTCGTGAGCTGGAAAATTCCACCCCACCGAGCTTTTTCGTACACTTCATAGGGCTTAGGATCATCAAAATTAATCTTTGAAGGTGCAAGGTGTTCTTCGTACCACGCACGAACATCTTTGAACGTGGGAGCTTGATTCCCCTGCTTGATGAGTATCAGCTCAATCGTCCTCTCGATTAGGCGCAACGTTTCAAGGCCGAGCAAATCATACTTGATGAAATTACCAATGTACTCCAAGTGCTTGAAATTCAAGCCCTCGACCCAGGGTGATTGCGGCTCACCGCCTGACGTGATGAGAGGCATCTTATTAGGCAAGTCGTCAGCAATGAGCACACCGCCTGCGTGTCGACCGAGAGAGCGATTCTGCTTGAAAAGAACTTTGATCGACTCAGCAATCTGTGGGTACTTGTCGATGAAGGCTTTGAATGAGGGTGAATGAGCATATGCGTCGTCGTACTGAAGTACGAACATGTTCTTATCATCACCGTGCTTCTGAGTGGCCTTACGCACATCATCTTCTACTGTTCGAGTCGCTGCATTAGTTTCTTCAAATGGAACACCATAGAATTTACCAATGTCCTTGACGAGAGTCTTCAACTTGAACGTGTTATAATTGGAAATGGGCACGACGTTCTCAAACCCAAAATAATTACGAAGCTGTTCAAGCACCTTGTCACGATCTGAAAGGTCTGTATCAATGTCAGGCGCACCTTGGCGGTAGACGGATAGAAATCGGCTGAAGGGGAGATCCCAGTATATCGGATCTAGATCAGTGATGTAGAGAACATAGGCAACAAGAGAGCCGCCACCAGAACCGCGGGCAGGACCAACGAGACAAACCTCGCGAGCCAGCTCCATGATTTTCTGGTACGAGATGAAGTAATCAGCATTCTTCATCGTCTTGATAACACCCAGCTCCTCTCTGAGGCGCTCAATATATCCAGGCTTGTCTTGCAGGCCACGCTTCACCATACCTTCTTTGCAGAGGGTGACAAGGTGGTTGAAAGACGACGATCCTTCAGGAATGAGCTTCTTAGTCGGAAACTTGGCTGAGCGATCGGCCGGCACTTCACCAATTACTCGATGTGCAATGTCGTGTGTGCGCTCTATTGCATCAGCAATCAAGCTGTCATCATAAAATGATGTGCCCTCTTTGGACTTGAGGTACTCACTCCACACTTGCGTTGCATTCTTTGGATACAGCTCACACTTGAGGTCGTCTTTGCTCTTAGGAAGAGAGTCTGGGCTGTATGTAGTGTAATTCATGAAGCCGAGCTTCTTGTACAGCTCACGCTCTTTCCAGAGCTCCGGACGGTGATAGTGTGAATCGCATGTCACGACCAGCTGGCTGGTTACACCATTCCTCCTCGCAAATTCAATGAGTGCACGGTTGACGAGGTTTTGTGCAGGAAGCCTGTTGAACTGAAGCTCGAGATAATAGTTCTCCCTTCCCACCGCGGAAACCATCATGTCATAAACATTGCCCACAGAGCGAATGCACTTTTCCAAAAGCGTGGGATCGTCGAGCAATTTCTCATTTAGGGAGTCAAAAGAGATTTTCTGGAGTTCTTGGAACACGCCCCAGGCTGGGAAGCCGCCGATGCAGGCAGACGACACGAGGACATTTCCGTCTTTTCCTGCTTCCTTGAGCATGTTGAAATCCATGCGTGGGAATCGATAAAATCCGTCGATGTAGGACTTTGAGCAGGCACCAAAGATAGAAAGCAGGCCCTTCTGGTTTTTGGGCAGAATCACAAGGTGATGACGCCTGTTGACGGGGTTGAAGTGCTTTGTGGATTTCGTCTCGTCTTCATTCTCAATGGTCAGAGCGTTTGTCGTCTCAATCTCTTCAGTCTCGTCTGATTCATCGACATGCGCAATAATCTTCGTCAGAAGTGCTTCTTGCGTCTTTGCAAGCTTCGCGGCAGCCTTCTTGTCAGACTGTGCCTGCTCTGCCAGCTCTTTGTCCCGCTGCCACTGTGCAAGATCAGGGTGGAAATAGGCTTCAATTCCGGGAATATACTTGAAGCTTCCCTTACCAGAAGAATTCCACTTCTCTACCCAAAGTTGGGCATGAGCATAAGAATTGAAGTTGCCGTGTTCAGTAATTGCCTGTGCATCAAGGCCGTTTTCGATGCACCACGCGAAGTGCTCATCAGGATAACCAAGTCCATCAAATGGGGATCACTAGGAGAACCCGGTATGAGCGTGCAAACCGACAAAGCGATTCGGCGCCCTCACCGGGTTCTCTTGACCCTCCGAGTTTGCAGTTGAATTCATTTATTCCTTCCGTCTTAAAATGAAAGACCAACCTCAGTGTAATACATGACTACCAAAATTTACACTGAGGTTGGATCTTTTAGCTAACGTATAAAAACTAAACAGGAGCCAACTCTTCTCGAAACCAGTCTATCGTCTTTGACAGGCCCTCAGCCAGAGAAACCTGTGGGTTCCACCCGAGCAGCTGCTTTGCCAAAGTTGTGTCAGGCTTCCTCTGGAGCGGATCGTCTACAGGCAGCGGTAGCTTCTTGATCTTAGGCTGCGTGCCTGAGTGGATCATAGCATTGACGATGACCGCGAGCTCACTGATCTTGAACTCTTCAGGGTTGCCCACATTAACAGGCGTTCCTGGATTCTTGGGAATTTTTGCGAGTGCAGTGATGCCACGGACCATGTCGTCTACGTAACAGAAGCTGCGTGTCTGCTTGCCTTGTCCATACAGAGTGAATGGTTCACCACGAAGAGCCTGCACGATAAAATTGCTAATGACGCGGCCGTCTTCCATGTCCATGTGCGGACCATAGGTGTTGAAGATCCGAGCCACGCGCACGTCAACATTATGCTTATGCAAATAATCATAGCACAGAGCCTCAGCTGCCCGCTTGCCCTCGTCATAGCAAGACCTTGGGCCATAAGGATTGACATTGCCCCTGTAGGTCTCAGGCTGGGGACTCACGATTGGGTCACCATAAACTTCAGACGTCGAGGCATGAACAACGACAGATCCATGCTGCTTTGCCATCTGAAGCACGTTTGCCGTGCCCACAGTGCAAGTGAGCAGGGTCTCAACTGGAATGTTCTGATACCTTGGGGGCGATGCTGGGCATGCAAAATTATAGATTAGATCAAATTTTCCAGGACACTTGGCATTGAACTTCTCAAACTCCCACAAGATGTCCATGTACTCTGTGATGTCAACGTCACAGAGTGAATAGCGATCAGGACTATAGAGCTCGCGCAGCAGCTTGATGTGCCGGGAATCTCTCTTGGAAGACGAATAGTTGTCCGCACCCAGTACACTATCACCACGTTTGAGGTGGTGCAACATCAGATGGCTGCCCAAAAATCCTGCGGCACCCGTAATAAAAACCTTCATCTTATTTTTCATCCATTTTTCTGGTCATTCAAGGGCCATGCTGCGAGATAAATTTCAACCAATCGTGCAGCCAAAGAGCTCCACTTGGCAAGAAACTGTGAGTCATCCTCAACCGCGGAGTTGAACCAGAACTTCATGACCTCGGCCACAATTCCTGTAGCATAGGGATGTATGTCCTCACTGTCTTCCGCAAGGTGAAATCCAGACTCCGCGAACCTCGCCAAGATTGATAGAGCCTCAGGCTCATATTCATCTTCGTGCACAGACCCTAGATTCATTGGATCAGCCTGCCGGAGTGCAGCAGTGAACTCAGAGAGTAAACGGACTTTTGAACCATGTTCGTACATGGGGCAAATGTAATATGTGAGTATGCTCACTGTACAGGAATATTTAGAACCATGAGCAGAACAAACATTGATGAAGCGACCTATAAAGTGCTCCGGCGTCTCCTCGAAGTATTCGGAGAGCCCATCGGCGACAGGCCCACGACCTATGGTGTGCCTGATGAACGTGTCAACGAAGAAAAAATGTGTGAAGGTTGCGGGTGCAGCGAGAGTGTCTGCGAGTGTGGAATGACCGAGGCTCGTAGGGGTCCCACGAAGAAAACAGCTAAAAAAATTCTTAGGGGCACCAAGACTTTCAAGCAAAAAATGAAAAAAGTGTCCGGGTGGGCTGAGGATCCCGCGGCTGCTGCGGCGTGGATGCAACACAAGGCCACAGGCAAGTGGCCCCGTGAAGATTGATTGGTCTTATGACCTGCAGCGCTGCTTCAACAGATAAACATGGGTTTCATGCTTGTCCTCGATTCCAGCAATGAGGTTATCAAGACCACGTGTCAGAACTCCCTGTTCTTTCATGCACTGGACCAAATGCGCAGTGACAGCTAAGAAGTTCAGCTCTGCAAGCAGCGACCTCTTAGCCAGCTCTGTGGGTTGGGGGATTGTCTGCATCATTCCATAACCCTGAACGAGGCGATTGAGTTGCATCGTCTGTAGGGTGAGGTCGACATTGGCAGATGTTCCAAGGCCGATCGCTTTTTCAGCGACTGAATCAATTTCTTCTGGAAGAGCGCCGTAAATTCTTTCGAATAGCAGGTGGTCTCCGTAGTAAGGATCACCTTTCGCTGTCCAATGGTGATTCTGGTGGACAGCAGCCAAAAACTTCAAATACACAAGCAGGACTGACAGTTGTGGGTATGGCAGTCCACCCCATTCTGTACACATGTTATCCACAGAAATGAGTAGTTCTGGGCTTGATACAAGCTGGACTTCCATCGTCTCGGCGATGCGCTTCTTCATCACTTGAGCTCCATTTTGAATGTGATTACCCCCACGGCTGAGGGATTGAGAGACCAATTGATTCGAATCGGTTCGTCACTCTGGGCTTGAGCTTCGTTCCAGCGCTTTGTGTACATATCAAGTGCACGCTCGACGAGCGAAGTCACACCGCGGCCACCGGGTACCCTAGCCTTGCACGGAACCTTCATAGCAAGCCTGTGTCCCTCAGAGAATCTATACTTCTGGAGCGAACGTGGAATTGTTGCTTCCTGAATGTTGAAGATCACAGCTGCCTCTCTCAAGAACTCAGATGTTGACAGGCTGGAGCCCATGAGTTCCTCAACAGGGTCAATGGACTCCTGCCAGATCTCAGCCTCATCTCCAGCACTTTCATACAGGCGTCGAGCGACCTCTTTCAGCGAATAGCGCTCGAGTGTGCGGTCGTCTCTGTCAGTCAATTGCCTCTGAATCTCGTCCCATAGCTTCTTCTGATCGACATCAACGCCAGAAGTCGCCTTCATCGAGGCACAGATCCTGTGTGCCCAAGCTTCATCCCACATACCCTCAATGTTGTGGTGATAATCACTGATTGCTTTGTGCGCCATCATCGAGTACCACTGGTCGCTCAGTTCAGGTCCAGCAGGCTGCTTCACGGCAGCACCTAATTTTTTGCCGTACATGTCGAAGGGCTCATCGGCAATTTTAGGAGTCGGCACACCAGATTCAGCCACCAACCTCTCGCGATAAATCTGCTGCAGCTCATCGTCATTCGGGCTACGACGTGCCATCTCTTTGACAATCGACAGTGAAGTGCGGCGGGCCACTGCGTGGCGCACAGCAGGATCTCTGTCAAGCTTGAAGCGTGACAAAAATTGCTCAGGCAGCGTACGGGCAGCCATTCTGCGTACTTCAGCACTTTGGCTGTCAGCAAATTTTAACATGAGAGCAGGCTTGAATGCGATACGATTCGCACGTCCAGTTCTCTCAAGGACGTCAATCCGATCATTGACACCCTCAGCCAGGGCCTCGAGCTTCACGTCGGTGACGACTGATGGCCCGAGAACGTTGGAGACTTCCTCACGGAGAGCATCGACATCTCTCTCCTCCATGAGCGTTTTATTGACAACCTCTTGTAGCTCTCTCAGCTTTAAGCGCATGAATCGACTCCTGCTTCATAAATATAGCTAACAATTATCATTGATGCATTACTGTCCATCGAGTTTCATGCCCTTGGCCCATTTTTTGATGGCAGCCTTGATATCATCAGGAACATACACACTCTTTTCCCCATAAGAAGGATCGTCGAGCAGGTTGTCTTCATAGGGCTTGGAGAGATTCTTTTTTGAAGCTCTATCGAGCTCCTCACGAATAATCGTGCGAATCATTTCTAGGATGGCTGCATTGCTTCTTTGTGTCTTCACGGTATTTAATTATATTAGCCGCGAGGAATAAAGATCGCCCAATCTTCATGCCAGCTTGCGCTACACTTATTCATCGACCAAAAATGGACTGGCGTGGGTTCCACAGGCACTTTTAAGAGCGGCATCTCAGCCTCAGAGGGAGTTTTATTTGCCTTCCTCCTGTTGCAATTTTTGCATGAGGCAACGCAATTTTTCCACGACGTCTCGCCCCCACGAGAGCGGGGGAACACGTGGTCAATCGTCATATTTGATCGATAGAGGTCAGCTCTGCAGTATTGGCACTGCCAATTGTCGCGGCTAAAAACTGCGCTCTTGCGAAATTTTGGAGGATGCCACCTCACATTGACCCGCTTCAAGAGCCTGATCGTGGCTGGTAAATTATAAGATGCGGTTGGCGTTCTAACGATATCCTCAGACCAAACGCTCGGTTTTCCGTCCATGTCAAGGATCTCAGCACGGCCCTTGAAAACGAGAGCAAAAGCACGAACATTGCTGACGAAGTGCAGCGGCGTGTAATCAGCGTTGAGCAGCAGAGAGCTTTTCATGTATAGTCCTAGGAGGACAATTTATAATCCAAGCCCTAAATGTGCATTTTTAAGGAAGCTCAATCATCGACGAGATAGATGGTAGTCCATACTCAGAGCGACCCACATGACAGTACAGGTTGTCCGTAATCTTTACGTCACACTTGTTATGTGTGTGTCCTGAGAAGACCTCGAACCTGACATTTGGATACGATGACGCAGCAAGTCGCAACATGTCACCCATCATCCTTGAAGTATACCACGGCCGAATGTCCGGCCCGCCCGGCCTCTCAAACTGGTGGACTTCGACGAAAGGTGGCACATGAGTTGCCACCGCGATCGTCTTGTGGTACCTGGTGGCCGCCTTGATCGCCGCCGCGACATGATTCACACCATCCCTAGTGATCTGTGTAGCGACCTGCACGATCTTCTTGAGATCAGGCCCTCGACCTGATGTCATGTCGACACAGCCTTCATAATCTTTGATCTTGACCCAGTCATTCATCATGACAGGTTCACCCTCAAATGTACCGTGTCCCGCGTCATACCAGCCATCGTGTCCAACAAGCGCAGTCTTTGGTGAGACTGAAATGTACTGGGTGGCTGAGAGACACTTCAGTTGTTGCGACATGTTATTGAGTTCTTTCATTTTTTGGCGTGTCACTGCCACTGAAGAGCCATAGTGGTCGTGATTACCTAGCACAAAATAAATGGGCCGTCGAATGACCCTCTCTAGAATGGAGAGGTGGTAGACGAGGCTGTGTGACAAGGAAATATCGCCTGTGATGAGAATCCCATCGGGATTCTGTGCAGCGAGGCTCTCAGCGAACCTGACCACGTCTTCATCACCGAGAAAATCCAAATGAATATCAGTGCACCACAGAAGTTTAGGCATGCTCAATTTTATATTATTTCAGAATTAATAAAATGGGGCTCATGAAGAGCCCCTGCATAATCAAAACATATCATCTACATTGTATGGGAATCGATTTCGCGGCCTCGGTCGCGAGCTTCGCAAATTTCAACGACAGGACACCGTTCTCCAGGGTGGCAGCTGCGGATGAAGCATCATAAGGCCGCGCAATCTTATAGCGTTGCTTGATCTCGGCGCCCTTACGTTGTGCCGTGATCTTCACCAAATTACCCTCAGCTTGCACATTAAGATCAGAGGGCACGACACCCGGTAGGTCGATCTGCAATTCAAGTCCATCTTCCGTAGTTTCACAAGTGTATTGTGAAGCAGATTCCCTCTTCACGTCAAAGAAATAATCCTCAAAGGGCAGCCTGTTCATCATCTTTAGTGGCATAAAGTCGAGTAAAGCGCTCATGTCTAACATTTCTCCTGTTCGGGCACTGTGCCCATGGAAGAATGATAGAAACATTCACGCTCAAGAACAGGCCGAATGTGAAAATTAATTCACTCGTGTTCCACTCTCATAGAGTCCAGCAGAGGTAATCTTCACGAATAGAGGATCTTCACGGAGGTCTTGGAGTGTCAGTGCGTCCTGGTACGACATACCTGTTTGAATACCATTGCGCAGATTCTCCAAGATGTCAGCAACAGGACCCTGGCACGGCACTTCAGTTATTACACCCTCTGGTGCAATTCCAGGTCTAATCCTGCCCGCCGCTGTTGATGCCATTCCAAAGTACCGACCGCCCTGAGGGGCCTCATCAGTGCCAGCCAAGAGACGGCCAACCATGACAGCGTCAGCGCCTACAGCGATTGCTTTTACAATGTCACCTGAGGTCTTGATCCCCCCATCAGCGATGACTGATGTCTCAAAGCCTCTCTGCTTCAAAGCTCTTGAGCAAGCAGCGACAGCAGTCAATTGTGGAACACCACACCCTGCGACTGCACGGGTCGTGCAAACGCTCCCTGGACCTATCCCGATCTTCACAACATCCGCGCCTGCCTCAGCAAGACGAAGTGCACCACCCTCAGTCGCAACGTTACCACCTATAAGAGTAGCATGCGGCAGTTCTTTCTTGAGAATGGACAGGAGCTGGGTGACTTTGGTACTGTCGCCGTGTGCCACATCGACACAGAAAATTGTGGCACCCTCATGTGCAAGGGCCATCGCATCGCTGAGAGCTTCAGAGCCTACACCTAGCGACACAGCGACATCCACGACACTCTTTTGAAGTGCCTGCTTCACACGCTTGCGCTGCACATCGATTGGCAAAAATCTGTGAAGAATACCAAGTCCACCATGGTTTGCCATGGCAACCATCATATCGACCTCAGTCACAGTGGACATGTTAGCTGACACAATTGGGCTCTTCAACTGTACAGTGCCAAGTGTAGTCGCTGTGCAGGGATCTTGGCGGCTTTGAATGTGCTGAGCATGACGGGGCAAGAGCAGGACATCATCAAACGTTAGATTATTGTCTATGATTCCCTGAACGTCTAGAGTGTTCAAGTCAATTCCTTTTTATTGGTGGGTCAATAACCATTTTCAATTCTTGAAAAATTGACCAGGCCCTTCTTGAGGTATGCTCCGTGCAACTCTTCCAAGCTAACACCTGATGCAATGACAATCTCAAAAAAGAAGTGCAACGAGTCCACAAGCTCCTCGACATACGCATCACGGTCAATGTGTGACACTTCAGTCACACGGTGGCCTTTGCTGTTCTTGAGCTCTTGGTTTGCCTCAAAGAGCTCTCCCATACACTCATGAGTGATGCTCTTCAGGAACTTCTGGCCTGTCTTAGAAGTGATGTCAACTGGAAATTCAGGAAAACCCCTCTTTTCTTGGAGGAGCTTCATGAAGCTGAGCTGCTGGTCCCACATTTCTTGTAGTCTGTCACTCATTATATGACCTCAATTGTCAAAAACAATATTCGTGCGCTCGGATTCAGATTGAGCCCTCAAGGCTTCAAGTTCTTCAAGGAGCTTATTATGGTGATCAAGCACCCTCTTGAGGTAAGGATCCGTGAGGTTCAACTCAGAGCCATCAGGTGCCACTTCAACTTCGATTTGTCGAAGAAGATCGACGACATCGATGCCGAGCAGGAGGCCTTCTTGAAGAATTTGTGCAATTCGAGCAATGACATTATCAGACAGTTTGTAAACCATGTGGGCATTCTACTCTTCAAGAGAGCCAATGTATTGACAATTTTTCAAGAGAAAGGAGGCCGGATGGTGCCATCCTCTTGCACTAATCCAAATGCAAGCAGGCTTTCCTTGAAAGTGTCTGCAGCCACCACAGCTTCAAGCATCTGTCGGGCCACTTCACGAATCTCGAGCTGAGCGTGTGTAGAGTAGCGAAGGCGCAAGAAGTGGACGAAGCTCCTAAAGTTGAACATAATGTCCGCCGTGATCTGGTTGCCGTAGGGCAGGTAGAAGCGTGCAGACTCTTTCGCGCGCTTCCTGTTGACACCCTTCTTAACAAGACGGCCCAACGTTTCATGATACTTTTTTAATGAGTCTTCTAAGTGCTGGATGTACCGGTCACGCTCTTCGTCATCCCAGTCAGTAGGGACATAATACTTGTCGTCCTTCAGCTCTTTGTAGCGTGCAGATTCAGCGTTGACTGAAACACCAATTCGATGCTTCAAAAGTTGAATGTGCGTCGCAATCTCAGTCGTCACGAGGAAATGCAGAGAGCTCTTCTCGAATGGGGTTTCATGTCCATTCGACGCGAGGTCCTTCAGGAGCTTGCCCATTCTGGCGCGCTTCTCCTGTGACAAATCACGAGAGGTTGAAGTCCAAGCAGACAAGGCATGAGCCTCGTCTCCTCCATAAAAACCAATTAATTCTATGTGATTAGTATTCATTTTCATCCGCACTTTGAGGATCCACAATCCATGCACGTCACACAGCCATCCTGATATGCAAGATTTGTGCCGCCACACTCGAGACACTTCTTCTCGATGGTGGTCTTTGTGCCATCAGGAATGTATCCCTTGCTGAGCACACGAGCAATCACACTTGAGAATGAGGTGATGTCGCTACTCTTGTCCTTACGCAGTTGTTCAACAAGGTACTGGACAGGTACACCATGCCGCAGAGCCAAGGAGATTGTACGAGTGAAGGCGCCATAAACCTTGTTGGAGAACAGCTCTACAACGTCCTTGAAAAGAACAGAGTCATCATCACCGACTGGAATTCGAAGGTTGTACGTCGCCACGCCATCCTTCTTGCCATTCTTGATTAGAACACCGGTCTTAGCCTTTTTTGGAACCTCAACGTGTTCAGACAGACCAGCGAAGACCTCATAAGGTGCGCCATCCAACATGCCTACAAGAACAAGGTAAGATTCACCCTTCACGTTCACCCTGTGAATATCGCAAGAAAGTTCCTTAGGTCTCTTAGGGGCGTGATTTTCAAGAATTTTCTCGGGCTGTCCGTCAACCTCTTCTGCTTCCTTCTTCGGCTCGTCTGACACCAACACACCAGTACGACTACCGTCTCGATAGATGGTGACGCCCTTGCAGCCCGTCTCCCAACCACGCATATAGACCTCTTTGACAGTCTCAACGCTAATGTTATTTGGAAGATTGCAATTGTGAACCGTGATTCCATTTGCAGTAAATGAATTGCCGTCAGGAACAGTTAGGTCATAAGTTTTTTCAAATCCAAGTTTTTCAATTGAAATAACTTCATCATAATCATTGTGATTGTGCTCATCATTCAACCACCTATAAATTGTCCAATAACCTGGATTTTTTATCTGCTCTTTTTCGAGATTCAGAGTTGACACCAGCATCAAAAATGTTGCTGCTGATTTTTTATCTTTTCTAAAATTGAGGGGAATTCTTCCCCTAGGATCTAGGCAAACATCTTTGATGGTATCGCTGTTCATATTAGGGTCTCCAAGTATTCCTTAATGTCTTTTTGAAAAATTTCTACTTCCGTCAAAATGTGGAAAGAAATTTCAGGAATAGATTTTGCTGCGCAAAATTTTTCACTGTTTATTGGATCAGCACATTTTTCTAGCGGTTTGATTTCTAGAACAATTTTTTGCCCTTTTGAATTGATAAAACATGCATCAGGATAATAGTGGCGCTTGATATTATCAAAACTATATGGAACTCTTTCTGGCTCAATCACGTCTAATATTTTTCCCTCGCCCAAAAGCAGATCTAACGCCTCAAATACTTTCTTTTCCCAAGAAGATCTATAAAAAAATCTATCTGTGGAGCTAGTCATAACATACCAGCCTTTTTCTGTACACGAATAACCATTTTTTTCTGTTTCAATTGAGCTTTTCTTAAATCTTCTTGAAAGATACTCAGTATACAGCCTGTCGATATTTTCTTCTGAAACGTCAAGCACCTGCATGCCGATATTGAGCAGGTGTTTGAGCTTCCATTCTTTTTTACTGTGTGAACGAAATCTTGCAAAAGCTCTTTTTGTAATTTCTTTTCTAAGAATCAAAGACATGTCAGGGTCAAACTTTATCCCCAGCATATTACATGCGCCCTTTACAACTCTTTCTTGGTCAGATTTTTTTCTATCCTCAGGATCTGGCCGCTTCTTTTCCCTTCCTATTTTGATTTTTTCACCATGTCCAGCATGAATAGAAAAGAGTCTCTTAAATTCTGCTAAAAGTGTGCTAACACTCATCTCACTTGTGTCAAGCCCTAAAGCATGTAAGAAATTTTTTGCACGTGTAATTTTCCCTGCCATTCCATTTTTATGAAAATCACCGGTCATTCTTATACGGGCAATACGTTTATCATCTGATTCTTTTCTTAGAGAAAAATATTCTTTAGTCGTTTTGAAGCACTCAAGTGAACAGCATCCATTGCTCAAGCTTGTTGATTTTTTAATGATGCTGTTCATTTCTTCACGTTCTTTTTGACAAACTTTACACGTAAACCTTGTTCTAGATTTTGACACTTTCTTGCCCATCCCATTATAAATATGGTGTGGGCAAGAAAATTATGATAATTTGATTCTGTCGCCGACGTTGATATCAAAAAGAGGTGTCCATGCCTCAATATCACTGATCTCATTCAGGAGAATGAATTTATGATCATTCGTGGTTATGACACTATTTCCTGATTTAGTAGTAACACGATAGACCTGCTTTTCTCCTTGTGAGGACACAAGACCAACTGAGGCATTACGACCAAGGTGATTTTTTACCCTTAGGTCTTTAACAGGAGCAGGTTCATTATCGCTACAACCTGCATCATTTGCTATCTCATCCATATATAGCAGCCCCATGTCTGTTTCAACCAAGGCGTCGGCCGCCACACAAGTATTAGAAATTGAATGACAAATCCACTTCTGAGCCGCGGCCTGCATGTCGACCTTCTTGACCCAGTCGATCTCATTTGATGTGGCACCATAATAAGGAGACTCAGGGGCCTGATCCATCGTCTTACCCGAGACATCCATCCACTTCTTGAATCCATGGTGATAAACCATGTACTCCTGCCACTTATCCCCGAGCGGATCGATAAAGTCAACCTTCGCCTCAAAGTCACTGGGATTAATCTTGCGGCGGCGCTTGTATCCCAACATGAACGCCGGCTCACAGCCTGACGTCGTCTGGGTGAGAATCGAAACCGAGCCTGCGGGTGCTGTTGTTGTCAACGCGATATTACGACGACCATACTTTTCATAATCTGCACGTAAAGCAGGATCCTCGTTCAACACCTGCTCAATGAAAGGATGACCCTTTTCAATGTCATGTGAAAACACAGGGAATGCTCCACGATCACGTGCCATCTCCACAGTTGACCTATAAGCACCCAATGCCAAGCCGCGATAAAGTTCATCTGTCTTTGTGACAGATTCGTCAGAACCATAACGAACGTTGAGGTATGCGAGTGCGTCTCCCAAGGCCGTGATGCCCAAGCCTGTTCGACGACCATTGATAGCCGCAGAGCGAATCTTCATCCACAGATTGAGTTCGGGCCTCTTCACCTCCTCTGGCTCAGGATCGCTCTTGATCTTATCAAGAATTCGATCGACCGCCTCGAGCTCCAGATCGATCAGATCGTCCATCAATCTCTGTGCTTTCTTAACCGTGTCATTGAATTTATTAAAATCAAATGAAGCATCGGCCGTAAAAGGATTCTTCACAAATTTTGAAAGATTAACGAGCAGCAGACGGCACGAGTCATACGGAGACAACGTGATCTCCCCACAGGGATTCGTAGATGTTGAAAGATATCCATGGCTTGCATATGCATCAGCAGGACCACGACGAAGAACCGTGTCCCAGAAGAGCAAACCAGGCTCCGCTGATGCCCAGGCGGCTTCAATGATCTCATGCCACAATTCACCAGCATCTACATGTTCAGACACAATGTGCTGGGCATCCTTCTGGACTGGGAATCGGAGGTGAGCCTTGCCACCATCTTTGACTGCCTGCATGAATTCATCTGAAAGACGAATTGAGATGTTGGCGCCTGTCACCTTCTTCAGGTCACGCTTGATGTTGATGAAGGTGCGAATCTCTGGGTGATGGACATCAATCGTCAACATCAAGGCTCCGCGGCGACCTCCCTGCGCAACCTCACGACAAGTGTTAGAGAAGCGCTCCATGAAGACACCAATACCATCAGTGGTTCGGGCTGCATTAGCAGTCACAATGCCTTTTGGGCGGATTGTGGAAATGTCAAATCCAACACCACCACGGCGCTTCATGATTTGGGCTTCTTCCTGGTCGGCCTTCATGATGCCGCCATAAGAGTCGTGTGGGGATTCAATAACAAAACAATTGGAGAGTGACTGGAATTGGTGGTCATTTCCAATCGCTGACATTGGAGAGCCCTGTGGAATGACTGATCCAAGACCACGTGATTCAGCCGCAAGTTCATCAAGAGTCATGGACTCACGAGTGGGCAAGTCAAGGTGTTCAAGATCTGCAAAGAGACAGAAAATCTCCTTCTCCGTGAGAGGGTTAGGATATTTGGCCTCAATCCTAGCAAATTCTTTTGCAAGACGACGATGCATGTCTGAGGGTGTCAGTTCATAAATGCTCCCCGCCAGATCCCTGAGGGCATACTTGCCCGCAAAGACTTCCGCGGCGAGCTCGTCACCGCCAAAGTACTTAATCGACGCATCACGAACCTGCTGATACGTGTATGTGCTCATGCTGAATTCTCCAGTGTGTTTACTTGTTCGAGTGGTTTTCTAACTATACTAGGTCTCAGTCCAGTTTATTCGCTGTTGTCGGCATCTGGCTTTTTCATTTTATTCCCGATCACAGGATCATTTCTCAATTCTTTCCACTTGAGGCGGAGGGCTTTCTTCACCTCATCTTCGTTGTCTTTCACCGCACCCTCTAGAGAGCCTGCACCGCCAGTTATTTCAAACTTACTCCTAGCCGTGTCAATCTTCACAGGGTACACGAGGCCGTCCCGGCCTGCACGGTTTTTGGCGACGTAGAGGCGCCCAAAACCTGTCGACTTTTCATGAGATCGCCGTGAAATGCTGAGGACCACGTCGGCGACCATCGCCTTCCCATACGCCTCACTCATGTTGCTGAGATCTACAATGTCATTGTTCGATCCTTCTTTGTTCGACTGAGATGCCGTCCAGATGGGAATGCCCTTCTCAGTCGCAAACCCTCGGAGCTCTTCATAAATCAACTTCAATTCATGACGGAGCGAGTCGAACTGCCGGGTAGACCGCATGATGTCTGCGTAGTCGATGATGATGACTCCAGGCCGGAAGCCCTTGATATCGAGGCGCTCAATGTGGCTTCGCAGTGTGTAGATGGAGGCCGTGTTCGTGGGAAATTCCTTGATGATGAGACGACCAAGCTTCATGTCCTGGTATTGCTTCAGGACTTCATCTTTCCTGTCGATCACCTGGTTAGAATCGAGATCGCACAGGTTCGAATCGTAGCGCAGGCCGACGGCGGCCTCTGACAGTTCGAAGGTGTAATGAAGAACGTCAATGCCCGCTCGAAGAGCGCTGGCACCGAGGTATGTCAACATGTGACTCTTGCCCACACCTGTAGGCGCGACGATTACACCAATCTCACCTGCACCAAGGCCGCCATTGAGGATTTCTTTCTTGTCAAGTTCGTCAAGCCCAGTTGGCACAGCATTGCGCTGGAGGCGCGTGAAACGACTCTCAAAATCTGTGAAGAAATCGTGTCCCAGCTGGGGCGCATTCCCCACCATGACGGCCTTCTTGATGCCATCAACGATCGATTCGTATTTCTCTGCCTGAATCTGATCGACTGCGTCTTCTAGCGCCTTCTTGAGTGCCTGCTTCTTACAGAAATCAAGAGATTTCTCTTTGACATATTGCAGATCGCCGGGATCCGGGTTGGCACGCATTCTTTGCAAATAATCGACGATCTGGTCACGAATGATAGTGTCAGTTCCGACCTTCAGCTCATCTCTAATGATCGTCACAAGGAGCTGCATCGTCGGAAAGACCTTGTACTTCTTAGCATAAGAAAAGTAACGATCTCCCAAAAATTGGAGGTATTTTGGTTCCAAGTAAGAGATATCGAAGACTTCCAGCATTTGCTCAGCAAATTGCTTATCGACAAGCAGGGCCTGCACGATCTTTTCTTGGAAGGCTTTGCCATAAGTCGCAAAAGAGACCCTTGTCGTTGTTTTATCGTCGTTCATTAATTCCTCGTTTTGTTCTCGACGCCAGAAATGCAGTTGAATGTGTAGAAGAATCCCTCCACATCAAAATCATTGATGCCCTCACGAACTAAGCTTCTAATGAGTCCCATTCTATCTGCTATAGGAGTGAATGTATTGATGAGATGGTCGACCTTGGTAGACTGTGCAGCTGAGAGCATGCTACCGTCCAGGTGGACGAGCTTCCAGTTTCGCTTTATGTCATCTTCGTGCCCAATTATCCTGCGTAAAATCGTAGACTCGTCAGAGTGTGCATGACAATACTTGAAAACATCTTCCAGTATGACGTCCTCCTCTGTCGAAAGAAATGGCAGCGACTTAGCCACAGTCTTGAACCCTAAGCCCTTAACACCTGGAATATTGTCCGTCGGATCGCCGCACAGGGCTTTTGCAATCGCAAAGTTCTTGGGCTGCACGCGGAATTCTTCGACCACATCAGGAATCGTGATGTACGTCTTCTTGTGCAGGCTGTATATCTTAGTCGTGTCATCGAGCAGCTGGTACATGTCCTTGTCGGATGACACGACAATCTTTGGCTTGTTCCTCAGGGGACCTCTCACCAAATAAGCAATGACGTCATCACCCTCACAGTCTGAGACATAAATCTGGCATGCAGGAATGCACTTCAGCATGCCCAAAAGAGCAATGATCTGGTGCTTCTTGTTGTCGTCACTGTCAGGAATATCGTCCTCATAGAAGCGATTTAGCTTCTCAGGTTTTCGATTCAACTTGTATTCTGAGTACAGGGCCCGGCGCTTCTGCGAACCGCCACCTTCCCAGGCAATATAGACGCCTTGCGGGCCGATTTCGTTCACCAGCCTCCTCAGGGTCTTCAGGTAGCCTATGCACCCGCCCATCTGATATCCGTGCGCAGACATTGTGGGGTATGCACTATAAGACCTCACGAAGAGGTTCATCGAATCAATGATGAGAAAAGGCCGTTCATCTGTCGACATAATGCTGTCACAGTATCCTATAAATACTTTGAAGTACAGAGACCCACTAACAGTGGGTTATTTCATTGCTGTGGATTGTGAATCGACACAGAGTGCTGACGATCCTCGTAGTCAATCCGCTTCCACCTGTTCAGCTCATTGGACCAGAACTCCACGTCATCACCATCGTCCCGCGCCACAATCTGCCCATACACGGCACGGTAAGTATACTCAGGGTTCGTGGTGAGACCCACAGACTGCAGACTCTTGGGCGGAATTTCGCTCTCGGGATCATTGTTGTACCTCATGATTAGCTTCTCAAGGGCACCAATGTTGACAGATCTCGCTTCACGGATGACCTGTAGCTCTTCACGAATAATTCTGCGCAGCTGTGAAGTCGTGATTCTCATATGCTCTATGTATTTTGCCCTGCTACAATTTTGATTACAAAAAATCTCACAAAGGGTGCTGTGTGCCATGAGAACAACCTCATGGCACACAGGCAGATCAACGACCTGTCGATCCGAACCCGCCTGCACCTCGTGGTGTATCAGACAGCTCATCTACCTTTTCAAAAATGGCACGAGAAAATTGCGCAAAAACCATCTGTGCAATCCTATCTCCTTTTTTGATGATGAACGGACGGTGGCTCATGTTGGCTAGGATGACCTTTATTTCGCCCCTGTAGTCAGAGTCGACAGTGCCGATGCCATTGAGCACGAACACACCGTGCTTCACAGCAAGACCAGAGCGTGACCTGATCTGTGCCTCATGGCCCGGGGGAACTTCCAGGAAGAGCCCCGTAGGCACGACACCCCATGACTGGGGTTCAATGACCTGATCCATCGATGACGTGAGATCACAACCTGCTGCACCATCGGACTGATAAGCCGGTGTGAAGTCACCCATGTACTTGATCTTCTTAATCGTCATTGAGCACCTCATCTTCATCGTCGCTGGGTGATTCTCCGTCGCCTGCCGGGGCGCCGGACTGCAGTGTCAAGGCATCATCGATCACCTTATCGAGGAAGGGCTTATACACAGGATCGACGAGCATGTCGCCAAAGTCATTCTTATAGAATTTCTTTTCGAGCACGACCTCTCCTGTCTCCGCGTCTGACACAGTGAGCTCTTTCCAAGCACCAGTTCCTGAAACGCTCACCTCGACCTTCCTTGCTTGTCCCTTAGCACCAGCGTAATCCATCAGGACCTTGTTCTTGTCGCACCAAGACCTGCACTCATCGAAGAGGAACTCGTGTTCCACAATGCCCTTGCCAAAGTGAATGTCAAATTCGCACTTACGGAAGGGAGGAGCCACCTTGTTCTTCTTGATAGAAACAGTCGTGTGAATGCCCACCACATTACCCGCCTTGTCCTTGATGGGGCTACCAGAGCCGAGGCGAATGCGTACAGAGGCGTGGAAGGGAATCGCTTTGCCACCCGGCGTTGTGATGGGATCTCCGTGGAGCACGCCAATCTTCTCGCGGACCTGATTGATGCACAGAAGCGTTACGTTGTTTTGCCCAATCACACCCGTCAACTTGCGCATGCCCTTACTAATGACACGAGCTTGCAGACCAATAGTGTTCTGGTCATAATCACCGTCAAGCTCAGCCTTGGGTGATGTGGCAGCCACAGAGTCCCAGATCACAAGGATGGGAACATTCTTTTCAATGATCTGCTTTGCCTTCGTCACTGTGCTCTCAATGATGGCGAAGACTTCTTCCGTGCAATGCGTATCGCAGTACACAAACTTCTTTGCCACATTGATGCCCATGTGCTTCAACTTCTCAATGGGAGTCGCATTCTCGGTGTCGACATAGACGACAAGACCGCCCAATGCCTGTGTCACCGCCGCAGCATGGTAAGCAAGATGCGACTTGCCTGAAGATGGAAGGCCCGAAATTTCGATGATTCGACCTTCCGGATATCCGCCATTTGCTGCATTACGAATTGCATAGTTGAGTTGAATGGAACCAGTGTCAATCCAGCGCTTCACGATCGTGGGCGCTTCGTCTTCGCTCAAATTGTAAGCAATTCTCTGCCCGAACTCCTTGTTGAGCTGCTTGATGAGGTCAGAGGTAAGATCGTCGATCTCATCCCCTGACTTCTTCTTGCTAGGCTTCTCAGGGAGGTCTGCAGAGGTAGAGCCCTTATTGGATACCTTTGCCATGTTTTACCTCAGTCGTCGTTCATCAGGTCTTCGAAAGCTTCATCCAGCGACTGCTTCTTGGGCGCAGGGGCGTCGTCATCATCAAAGGATGACTTCTTCGTCGCACCTGGCTTCGGAGCGGGCTTTGCCTGCTTCACTTCCTTCACAAAGTCATCAAGGACATCGACCCCGCCGGACCCACCTTTCGCAGTGCCCGTTTCCTGGACAGTTGATGTATCACCGCCATTGAGCCAGTTATTGAGCACGGCCTCGATCTCATCCCTCGACTTGAGACGGTACATGTCATCGAGGTTGGGGACAGCGTCGAGCCACTTCTTGATCGTGGCAGAGTCTTCATGGAGCTTGCTGGGGCGACCCTTGCAGTCGACCACCGTGTCCTGGAATTGCTTTCCGGGCTGCTGAGAGATCGTCACCTTCAGGTCGAAGCCCTGGAGTGGATCGAGAATATCACCATAATCTTCATCAATGAAGAATCCAAGGAGGCGCTGATACACGATCTTGCCGAAGGCCCAGACCATGACGCCTTTATCTTCCTGCCCACGAACGATGACAGGCACATAGGCTCGCATCTTAGGTTGCAGATTCTTCGCAAGATTACGATCGTCAGGCTTGCCTGAGCTGTACAGCTTGCGAATCAGGTCATCGATGGGATCCGGCTTTCCAAACTGCTTCGGCGAAAGGATGCCTGCGTTGTTGCCCAAGTAGTAGAACCAGCGCTCGTGGAACGGTTGTCCTTCAGCGGCGTCCTTCCAAGGAAGGCATCGGATCTTGTATTCACCAATTCCAGGCTTCCAGAGCTGGACAGATGAGGTCTTCTTAGTGCCATTAAGTTCCGCCATACGGCGACGAATTGCTTCTAGATCAATTGCCATGTTTCTAATTCCTATTCCTCTTTCCGCGATAAACGGTAAGGTCCGCACCGTGCGAACCTTGCCATCTTATGCCTAGCCTTGGGACAAGTTCAAACCGCTCGTTACTTTATTTTCGGGAAGAATTTTTCTTCCTACCCATGCTGTCAGGGTCAATGCCGAGGGGTCCAGTGTACCCTGCGATCGCTCCGACGCCTGAGAACTCAGTAACTCCGTGAGCCTCTTCCTTGTCATCCCCTTCCGATTCAGTGTCATCATCGTCAACAAGCTGGTTCGGAACGTGGGCGCTCCGATCCGACTCGAGGACCATCCTTACATACCTCATGAGCAGTGTTTTACTCATGGTGATAATTATATGCCTGTCTCAAGCTTTTGCGATCTTTGTCGTCGCCAGGCGCAGAACCTCGTCGATCTTGTCGTCGATGCTCTTCTTCAGCACCTTCTTGTGGTTCTCGACGTCTGATGCCTTCATCTCGTCGAGCATCGCCCAGGCCGATAAGTTCTCATCATGCAAGTACTGAATGAGATCAATAGCTTCCTGCAGGGCAGCCTGCAGTGTCAGTGGATCAGAAGATTTACTGACTTCCTTGAGGAGCTCGACCCTCACTTCGACTGATTTTGTCATGACTGAAAGTCTCCCTTCTCCTGCCTCGTGGAGATGTAGTCCGCGGTCATGACGACATGCGAGAGGATGGGCTCTTTGAGGCAATACGGCTTATTTTCGTCGACGACAAACCCATCATTCAGGAGGATGGCCGTCATCTCTTCTTGGGTCAGCTTCAGGCCGTAGTGCTGGCATAAGAAAATGCTCCTGTGTGGGACCGACATGTATTGCATGTCTCTATTGTAGGTGTACATTTCACCCATTTTTTCGGCACGCCAGGCTTCCGCAGGGACGTAGTAATCATGTTTATGATCACCCACCTTGCCGAGGTCGTGGAAGAGGCAGCCAATGATGAGAGAATCCTTGGGGATCTTCCAGCCGAATGCCTTCGCCAGTGTCATCGCATTCTGCAAGACGCGAAGAGAATGATCCACGAGCCCGCCTGGAAAAGCATTGTGATAATCTTTCTTTCCAGACGCAGGGCACAGGGCTAAACGCTCTCCAAGACTGTCAATGAGGTGAAGCGCGGCAGGCGCTCGATCTCCGAGCTTCTCACACAGGGATCGAAATTTGTTAAAATTTGACTCAATTTCTTCAGGAGTTAGTGACATGTAATTACACTACTTCATCAGGCGGGGGCTGTACAGCCTTCTTCTTCTTTTCACGCTCAGCTGCTCTCTTTTCCTTCGCGGCCGCCTTCTCTTTCTCTACAGCGAGACGTGCAACTCGACCCTCTACCTTCTCCTTGCCCTCCATTGAGAGCCTAATCCTACCGCTCTGTGTCGTCCCCATGAAGCTCAGCTGCGACGCAGGCACGAACTGTAGGATGCCCGTGTAGTAGAAGCACACACCCGCTGCAGCCCCAATCGACTTTTCGACAGCTTGATTATTCATTACAACATAGAGGTCTGCAGGCGATTTTAGGTCGCGGTACTTGGCAGGAAATTTTTCCTGCAGGACGTCGAGGAACTCGGGAAGGCGCTCGGTCAGCTTATAGAAGCCCAGGGTTCCAAGGTCAGCAGGGCTTATGCCCGCCTTCACAAGGTCATGGTAGATGTCAGTTGCATCGAAAGTGAAGCCTGTGGCTTCTCCCATCCTGACTGATTCTTTGGATGAGTGTCCCTTCACATGCCAATTAACTTCGTTAATCTGGACATCATACGGGGGGTTCGTGCCCCCGTGCATCGAAGCTTTTTGGAAAAGCAACGGAATGACGAGCTCACCGCTGCCGTGCTGCTCACCTGCTTCTTTATTAGGAGTCTTATAACTCGCAAGTCCCAGGAGCTCCGCGGGCACGTCAACAGTCGTCTCGGAATTAGGGGGCGGCGGGGGCTTACTAAAGAAAACATCAGGCGCACTGATGACGTCCGACTTCACAAGAAACCTCTTGACGAAGCGCATGGCAGAGGGAGAAAATAGGCTCACCTTCTCCTTGACTCCCGCGGCATCTCCGCCTGCAGCCGCGAGATCATTCAGGAACATCTCGAACTTGTCTTCGAGATTGAAGACCACAGCTTTGAGCTCACCATTTAAGTAATCTTTGATCAGCTTGATCTGGTCAGGAGTAAGGTCGTACTCGACATCGTCGACCACCACGAGGGATTCCATCAGTACCTCTTTTATGTAATTTCTTAGGTGAATTTCGTTCATTTACTTTCTCTGTGCTGTGGCCATAAGTAAATGGTCTAGCCCCTAACGTCACAGCTTATGGGGAATTTCTGAACATAACCTGGCACAGTGACATGCTTAATCTCCATTACCGCATCCAAATGTTCAGGTGGAACATCTAAAATGAGCGCGTCATGGAGGACGTAGAGGGGGCGGACACCCTCTCGATCGGCCAGGCGTGACACAATGTCGCTGAAACCCAGGAGGCTGACGTCGACCCCTGTGGATTGTGCGTATGAATTGACGAGAATATGATCGAGGGGCTCATCGATGGGCACCCTGCGGCCGTACCGGTTGGTGATGGCACCAGTCTTCACGAACTCATCTTTCAGGCGCTTCCGGAGCTCGGCGATCTTGAAGTAGCCCTTCACCCGGCCCACGAAGTCGTCGAGCTCCCTACCCGCGATGCCAAGAACGGCGCCCAGGGCTGCCTTGCTCGAACCGTACAGTTCAGAGATGACGGCGGCCTTGACGGACTTCCGGGGAGCGCTGCCCCCAAACAAGTCGTCATTAATGTGCGAGTACAGGTCAGGATTGTCACACCGGCCTCCTGCCTCATATAACAAAACTCGGGCTTCCAGAGCGGCGAAGTCCAAGTAGACGATCTTGCCGCCCGGGTGCGAGGGGACAATCATGTCCCGATATTCTTTCTTCAAGGTGAGGATGTTGGGGCCTGAGGCGACCGTGAGGCGCCCAGTCCGCGTGCCGAACCGATCATAGGCGATCGGAGGTGCATGGCCTGTCCTGTCAGGCTTGAATCCCTCGACCAGGCGGAAGTTCGTGCCCCCCTCAGCGAGAATGGCGCCATAGCGCTCCTCTGATATTCGGGGAGGTTGGAGACTCCCCAGGACCACGCTCTGCGGCACCCATGTGTTCACGTAATAATTCTTGGAAATTGTGGCCAGGACACCATTGGCCGCATTTACGATATTTTCTACGTGGGCCCTGTGGTCCCGGGGTGTCATCACAAGTGCCCACGGGGGTGGGACCGAGCCTGACATGAGGTGGGACATCGCAGTCGTGTACTTCTTCGGGGGCTCGACCGGAAGTGGGACGCCCTCGAGGCGAGCAAGAGTGTCGAGGCACATGGGGCTATGGGACTTAGGAGCGCCTGATAGGTGCCAGGTGCCTTGTGGGACTGTGGATGTCCAGGAGAAACCGTCACCTATAAGGAGATGGCGCTCAGTGCCTAGGATACATGCATCTATGCAGAGTGGGTCAGTCACAAGATGAATATAAAAAGCAAAAATAAAATTTACACAAATTTATTTATTTATACCTGGGATAGGCGGAAGCCACTCTGCAGGTGGTTTTTTCACTTGGGGGCCGGGGGTTTACCTTTAGAGCTGTTGGTGGATGGACCCGGAGTTTCATTTTTCTTTTGAAGTGCTTCCGTGGTTTCTTTGATTGCCTCCACAGGATCTGCATTGGGCTGGTATCTGCCATAGGCGTTGTAGAACGCGAAGTCGAGGTTCGTCTCGAAGCGCCCGGGCGTGAGAGAGTGCGTGATGCCCGTGACGCCGTAGATGTTGTCGATCGTCGTGCCCGTGTTCATGTCGACGAAGAACATCTGCGCGAACGAGAGGAGCGGGCACCCCAGCGTCCGCATCGACAATTTGGCGGGGATGACGTAGAGCGGGAGGCCCCCAGGTGTGGACCCCCGGGGCGTGCCCTGGACGTCACGGCCCTTGTTCATGCCCATCATCTGCGTTGACGCGAGGAGGGCGTCACGGTTCGAGGCGAGGCTCACTTCATAGATTGAAGACGCATTCATGCCCGGGATGAGGGAGGGCACCATCCTCGAGACCTGGGCTGTGATCTTCGTGCGGGCATCGAGATCCGCATCCGTCACAGTGATGGTACCCCCAGCCTGTGCTGTCGAGGGGGTGTCTGTATCACGCCTGCGTGTGTACGGACTGTTCGCTTCATTGGGCGCGGGCGATATGGTGGTGACCGTGCCACTATTGATGATGTTGGCGGCTTCCTTGAAGGGATTGAGGCCCTTGTCGAAGATGTGTATCCTGAGAACCTTCTTGAGGCCGCCGCTGCTCCCCGGCTTGTTGAACTGGGGGGATGAATAGTAGGGCAGAAGGTCGCTTGTCCTGGACTGCCCGGACAGGATGAGTGTCTCCAGGTAAAATTCGACCTGGGGGAGCTGGAAGGCACCCCGGCCCCTGTTGATCGCGAGCTCGATGCCCGGAATCTCGTCCTTCAGCTTCTCATTGAACTGTGGAGGTTTATCGTCCTCGCCCGGCACGAATGTGTTGCGCCCCTTCTTTCGGAAGCCGTACGGGATGGAGACGTGGTCGCTGAACTGTGCGTCCACCGCGAGCTTGATGAACTGCTCGACAGTCATGATCGTCGACTCGTTGTGGAGGATGTACTCCTTGTACTGCTGCATGAAGAGGGGCAGGTCGATCGCGAACTCGGCGATGTTGGTGAGAGACGCATGGCCCGCCAGCGCGTTGATGTTATAGAAGAAGACCTGGAACTCCTCGACAGTGTCGATCGACAGGAGCGCACGGCCCATGAAGACGGAGAACAGCTTGCCGAACGACACGACCTTGCGCTTGTACTTCGACAGCGCTGCCTTGTCCTTCTGCTTAAAGATGGAGTCGTCATAATTTTCGATCGCGTCGGCGTACGGGTGCGCGCCCTGGAGGCCTGCCTGACTCAAAAATGCGTCATGTTTTTCTTTGAAGTAGATGAAGGGATCATAGCCCTCCGCGAGCTGGTCGAGCCTCTGCTTTATGACCTGGTCTGCGGCCTCCGCGCGCCTCTCCCTGAAGGAAAAATCCTTGGTACCCTTTTGGAAAAATTTTTCGAGCGCCGCTATGAGTTGGTCCATGTCAGACTTGACGTTTGGAGGCAGTGCAGCAACAGGATCATTTTTTGTTTTTTCGAATTGTGCTTTTAGGTTCGTCAGGGCCCTTTGGGCCTCGGCAGGCTCGTAATCGACGTAGATGCCGTTCGCAGCCGCATCGATGAGCTCATACGCAATCACCTTCTTCGGGCCCTCGCCGTCCCCACCCTGGTTGGAACCCCTGAGTCGCAGGCTCAACTGCGAGATTCGCTCGATCAGGTCCTGCGACTCTTTCACGATTCTAGCATATTCTGTGTTGTCTTGGAGCTTGATTTCGCGGAGCTCGTTCGCGCTCTTGGTGTAGAGCTCCAGCGTCACGGTCACCTGCCCAGATGCATCGAAAGAATATGAAGAATTATTGATGCCGTATGCTTCCTTTATCAGCATGTTATTGTTGATGAACTCGCCAAATGACGTGTCCTCGGGCCCCGCGCCTGGAAGAGACGGATATCTCCAGCCATACGTGAGCCACAGGCTCGTCCGCGGATACGTCGCAGGCTGGATGAGGTCTCCAATCTCACTGAGGCGCGACCGGTCGTGGACCTTGAAGACGACCTGCGCTGTCTTGAACGACATGACACCTGTCGTGCCCTTCACGTTAATCGTCGCGCTCTCGAGGGTCGCGAAGGGTCGCATGGGATCGAGGACTGGGATGTACCTATTCGCATTGGCCGCGGGATCGAGGTTGATGAGGGTCTGGGGTGACGTGAATAGCTCCATGCCCGCGGTCGTGTGGAGCCTCTCACTGCTGTTATCATCGGTGCCCTCCTTAGCGGTCGCCGCGCGCGAAAAGTACATTGCGGAGTCCGCGGAGCTTGAATTCTCTTCGATCTTTGCTCCTCCCAACAAGAACTTCAAGAGCCCTGCGGAGGTGAGCTTGTGGCCCACCGCCGGGTCGTACTTGCGGTCGTACATGAACTCGAGCTCGAGGTAGGGCGTGCACTGTGACATGAACAGCGAGGGCATGTAGTTGAGGAACGTCTCGGCCTTCGAGGAATTGCGAAGCGCGGGAGAAATGAATGCGCTGCGCGAGGCGCAGATGCTGAATTTTTTGTCCCTGAGATCATCCTCAGGCACACCCAGAATTTGGTGCATCTTGATGCCCGTCTGGGGGTTAAACTTCTCATCCTGGTACATGTAGGGAAAGTGCGTAAGATCTAAACCTCCATCTCCTGTGCTGCAATAAAAACTGATGAGCTCGTTAAACGCCTTTTTGTCCTCATCCTTGGCGTTTTTGAGTAAGTTTTTTAGATCTCTCTGAAGCTCCTCGACACCGAGGGCACCGGAGCCCGTGCCCTCGATGAGAATCCTCATCAACTGGCGAACCAGCGAGTTTTCCTGTGTCGGATTGCTGCCCGCATTCAGCCTCTCCGCGACAAGCTCGTCGGTGGAGGAGAACATGCGGTATATGTCTTGCAGCTTCGTGAAATCAGCCATTGGATCCTCACCCGACGAGCCGGCCGACGTCGGCCAAGCTCGGATATCTTATGATCGTTCCAGGGGGCACCTGGAGGCCCCACCCGATGTCAGAGGCGGCGGCGAGGACCCACCAGTACCTCGCATCGCCATACAGCCTGCCCGCGAGGGCGTCGAGACGCTCGGCACCCCGCAGATAAAACTCTTGAACAGCGAGACGGCCGTCAGCAATTGCGGCCCGGACGATCCTGCACGCTTCTGATGTGCCGTACTGTGCGCCGAAAGCGAGGACAGGGGCTCTCGTGTATCTACTGAATGGCATTTACTTCTTTCCTCCCGGATAGACAGGCGCCCTGTTATAGCCCAGCGAGTCGATGCCGGGAGAGATGTCGTGGATGGGCGTGAAGCCTATCGTAACCTTGCACATCATCGGGGCCTTGCGGCCGTCTCTAGTGTCCCATGTTACCTTATCATACCAATCAAAGTCGAGGTTCGTGATGACGCCTGCGAGACCCCGGCCACCCGCTGATTCAAAAGACTTCACGACAGAGTTTTGACTAGATTGCATAAATTTTTCAATGGATGAGAGGTTCTCAGGGTCTGCATTTTGATTCACATTAGTAGATTCTAAACTTCCTGACGATGGCGAAACAGCACCCACAGGGGCTGATGATGTAGCTGGCACAGGAGTACCAACTCCTGGCGCAGTTTTTTGCCTATTAGCTAATATTTGACGCACTAAAGGTTCTCTGTCAACAATCTTGAAATCACTAATTTTTTCAAAAAAAATAGGATAACTGCCTGCAGATCCATATTCATTTGTTAGACGCTCTTTGAAATTGAAAATGGATATGGTGTCAAGCCCATAATTCCAACTCTGCCACATGATTTCGGCAGATGAAGCATCTTTATTATGATTTATAATAGAAAATTGTAATCTCTGAACATCATCTTCAGTCAGGCCGCTGAATGCGCTCAAGCCATTCGTGAGCAAAGGATAAAGTTTTTGTTTTAGCACATCTAGATTTTTAAAAGTAAATGCTGTCTTACGTTCTACAGCAAGTTCAAAAATCTCTTGCTCAAGGGGATCTTGAATACTCTCACTATCTGTAGCAGGGCTAGAATTTGCTGCGGGCGGGGGAGCTTGAGCTGGCGCAGGCGAAGCCTGACTTGGTGCTGCAGGCGACGTGTCTTGGAAACTTTTGCCTGACAGCCCAGCGCCAAAGACGCGTGCAAGTGCAAACTTGGAATAATTGCTGCGGAACAGATTGCCCAGCCTCAGCCTGATCAGGGGTGAGGCTCCGACCATTTGACTGAAGGGTTGCACAAAATTATAGCCGCCCTTAGCCAATACACGCCCCTCCGTGTACTGCGGGTAGACGAGGGTGACGAGCTTATTGATCTTGGTCCACATTTCATCGAAGTCAGCATCATCGAGGGCAGCGACGTAAAATGACAGGCCCATCCTGCGCTGCGTGCCCTTATAGATCTGGACAGGGTCAATGCGACCGAAGCCTGACACAGACTCATATTCAGCTGAGAATCCGTCAGTGATGGAATCTAAAAATGCGTGGAATGAAATGATCTCATTCGTGCGCAGATCATGGAAATAGAATGGAACATAGGCAGCTTCAAGAATATTTTCTATTTTAGAGACTTGCTCAGGATCTGATCTGTTCGTTTTGAACATTCTTGCACCAGATTCCAATATCTTAATTCTATCAGTCATAGAAGAAATTGGTAAATCACCTCCCAGATTAGGGTTGTCAATTTTGAGTTGCAAAATTGATGATGGCAATAAATAATAAGAGGGTGCCGCTCCTGCAGCATATGGAATTGAGCGACCATTTGACTTGAATTGCCGAGGTGTTGCATCGAACATGCTGCTTGTTTCACTTAGGCTGCTCAACTTGGCTTTATAATCATAGCTCGAGATTATTCCATCTCCAATAGCAGCGATCGCATTCAAGATTTTTAAAATCTTAGAATTTGAAATCACGCTGATTGTGCCCATGATCATATCATTTTTTGGAATTTTTGCAAATGTGTCATAGAAAATAAGATTAGCCCGAAGAATCGCCCGAGCAAGAGTTGAAATGTAGCCAGGTGTAGCCTGTGAAAATCCTCGCTCACCTGCTGTGGCAGATAGAATTGATGGAAGCTCAATTCCAAAAAGATTAGAATCTGTATTATTGCTCTCAAAAAGAGCCTTCAGCCCTTGAAATACACAAAGCGTGTAAGAATTTCTAGTTGGGACTATTCCAAAAAGCCCTGTCAGGTAATACAAAATATCCCAAAATTCTAATGTGCTTGGGTCACCACTTATTTGTGCAGTTGCAAATGATTTGCCAAGCTGGAGACCTAAACGGTCAGGCTCTTCATTTGGGTTAAAACTTTTATTTGTTGTAATGACCAAGTCAAGAAGACTGTCCATTATTTTGAAAATGCCCTTTGTAAGCACTATAGCCAATGCTTCCATGGCACTCAAAGATGATCCATCAAATTGGGTTTCAAAATTTGTGAATGTACCCCAAGATCCATCTGCAATACTAAAAAAATCAGCTGAAGAAGCCTCAGCATCAGATAGGGACTCAATTGCATCCCTTGCTTCGAGTTTAACAAGCTCGATCTTTTTTAGCACAAGTTTTTCTTCCCCTGGAAATCTCTCTTGTCCTGGGAGTTTTTCTATTTCAGAATCTGACGCACGGAGGAGAAGTGTTGGTGCTATTTGTGCCAATTTATCAATTGTGAATGGCCCATATTCGGGATGATAAACGACGGGCTCACTTCTAACGTTGCTGGATGAATCTGACACATCAAAATCGACATATTTGTTTTCACGAGTAAAGCGATTATTTTTTAAAACAGCATTAGAATAACGCTCAATTTTCTCGAGGCTCTCATTCTTTGAGAGGAGATCATTTCCATCTAAATCGGGATCGCCCGCGGGATCTTTTCCCTTCTTTAGATCTAGTTGATCTGATCTTGACCCTATACTAGTCTCTGGGGGTTCGAATTTTTGGCGGGGCTTCCATCCTCTAAGAGGCTCTGAGACATTAGATGTTCCATCTGTGCTATACGTTCCCTTTGTGAACCAATTGGAATTTTTGGTTGGTTCATTAGGGCTAGGGATAGGCGGTGTCAGCCCAGGTGTCTCAGAGGTAATGCTGGTTGAGGTCCATCCTGTACCTCCATCGACTGGGAAATAGTTCTGTGCAGTCTTCTGGCCCAAATACTTCGCCAGCGTGTCCTTCGTCGTCCGGCTCAGGTCCTTGCGGGGAGGATCATTTTGCTCGACATTGACCATGCCAGAATCAAGAGCAAATGGATACCCTGGAATGTCTCCCCGATCTGGGTCTCCCACGTCATACGTGTAGCCTAGACCGTCGATTTCAAAGCCTGGCATGCCAGTCCACAACCGGGCGCCTCCGCCCTCAGGAGTGACCGTCAGCTCTCGTGTCTCATCGGGCCGCGCTTCGGGCTGCACACCTTGATTCTGTGGGGGAACAATTCTGTCGACCATCTTCAGCCTGCTGAATCGGGCTTGGGCGATTCAGTACTACTAACTACCTGCTTCCCCCCCGATAATGCCTGCGCTATTTTACTTTGCAGGCCGGGATCCCCTGCGGCCCCCTCGAGGGCGACCTCGAACTTGTGGAGCGTGTCGAGGAACTCGCCCTGCAGGAAGCCCTCGATCTTTGCACGCTCCTCGGGTGTGACCCCAGATATGGCTTTTTGGTACGCTGGATTGCCCGACAAAAATTCCCAAATTTGCTGCTTGGTCTTCATGGCACCATTTTATTATTTTTTATGAGCCCATCAGCTTTATTTCGTGTATTTTCCTGGAACCTGGAAGCCCTTAGTGCGCCGGGGTGGGATTGGTTCTTCGAACGTGACGGTGTTTCCTGCTGTCGCAGCGTTGACGCGGTCACGGATGATGGATTGGCTGCGCATGATGATGGCAGCCTCGACGTCGCCCGCGTCCATCGCGACCGCGAGGTCGATGTTGATCTGCACCCGCTCGTTCGTGATCTTGTAGTTGAACTTGCCCCCGAGGCCGATGCCGCTCGCGAGTGCCTTCAGCTTCGGATCCAGGTTGATGTCAGGCAGGGTCGTGAGGCTCGTGTGGAGGGCCTTCGCGGAGTCGATCATCACGACGACGGCCGTCATCGCGTCGGCCATGTTGCCCTCGGTGGTCGCCTTCGCGACCGCGGACATCTTCGTCGAGTAGGACTTCATGTTCGCCGCGAGGGCACCGAGCTGGCCCAGTGCCTTCGACGCGAGGGTCTTATTGAGCTCCTCGAGGACGCCCTTGCCGACGGAGGGACCATAGCCGCTCACGAGTGACACCAGGATGTTGTTGAATTTATAGAAGGTGCCCGCGACGTCGAGGCCCTCGAGGGACTTCTGCTCATTAGAAATGTCCTTGAAGGCGTCGATCGTCTCCTTGATGTTCGTCGAGAAATTCTTCAGGTTCTCGACGTTCTTCATGGTCACCTTGTCTGCGAGGAGGAGCTTCCCGATCTCATTGACACTGGCGATGATCGACGCCAGGGTGCTCGACGCCGTGATGTCATGGAGGAAGGTCTGGATCTGCTCGAACCTCTCCATCATGCTCGCGGGGCCGCCTGACATCGTCTGCACAGGGGGGACCTCCTTCATCGCGTTGACGAGCTGGGGGATCGACGCGAGCATCTCGAAGAGCTTCTTCATCGCGTCGACCCGCTTGAAGAATCCGTCGTCATTGGGAATCTGCTCGGCGGCGGTCTTCAGCTTGCCCACGAGGATGCCGAACTTGTCGCCGATCTTGTCGATGATGCCGATCACGTCAGGAATCTGCTTCGTGACGATGACCGTGTTGTTGTAGCCACCCGCGTCGACCTTGATGTCTTCACCCTTGGATGTGTCGTTGATCGCCTTCACGAGGTCCACCACCACCTTCAGAATATCAGCCACCCCGCTCAGCTTCGACAGCTGCTCGACGGGCACGTCTTTCACGGCGGCGAGGATCTCGGTGATCATGCCGCTCGCGAGGGTCTTGATGAGGGGCGTGACGGCACCGATATATTCCGTTATAAAATCTTTCATCTGGGTAATGTTCAAAAACGACATGTCAAGGTCGGTAAAGGTGCCGTCCTCCTTCAGGTGTGTCTTGAAACTCTCGATGAGCTGCGGTGAGGGGGCGACGGCATTCAAGAGGCTCGCGGTCGCAGCCACGATCTCTGCCACAACTTTTGCCTGCTCCGGGTTGGGCACTGCCATCTTGATGAATTCAGCGACCGTGCCCTTGACGGAAGCCATCAGGTCCGTCATCTGCGTAGACATGATGTCGACGAAATCCTTCGTCTTCGCGATCATCTTTGCGGCGTCCTCAGGGTCATCGATGATCTCTTCGAGCAGGTCCTCCGGGGGCATCAGCCCCTGCACAGCCGCAGTCACGGCAGTGAGCACATCCTTGAAGACGGTAGCAGCGGTCTCAATACCGGGGAATTGAGCCATGGAAGACAGTGCTTCGGTGATCGTCTCCATGATGCCAATGATGCCCCCGCCGCCGGGCTCACCGATGAGCGCACCCATGATCGCTGTCGAATCTGCGATTTGCTCCTCGAAGCTGCGCCCGCCGAAGAGCAGGCTGTCGAGCGAGGGTGCGGTGGCTTCCATCACCTCGACCATGACATTGGTGAACTCTGTCACTGCGGTGAGGATCTTGACGAAGGCGTCGACCTTGGCCCCGATGTCTGCGCCCATCTTTACCTTATCGAGGGCTGTCATGATATTGATGATCGCATCAGACATCTCTTCAAGGACTTCAGACATCACGGGAAAACCTATCAGACCGAGCAGCAGGAAGGGCACCATCGCGCCCATCGCGGCTGCTGCGAGACCCACAGGCACAGCCATCAAGAGTATTTGGGTGGCGGCCCACATCGCTGAGACTGCCTTGTCAGCGTGTTCTTTAGATATTGTTCCCATCAGTGCGATCACCCCCGCACCAATTAAGCCTCCGATGCCCAGTGCTGCTGCGATAGCTAGACCGCCTAGAAAAATTTGGCTCGGGGGTATTGCGCTCCCCAGTGCAAGAGCGCCCATCAGGGGCAAAGATGCAAGTGCCACAGCACCAATAATATAGAGAGGCAGCTCTGCCTGCTCAAGGGTCATATCACCTAAAATTCCTTTCATCGCCCAGATGGCAATAGCCAGTGCAACACCGCCAACCGCGAGGGCTCCTGCGATGGCAACGAGCTTTAGCCCCAACGCTTTGGCGGCCGCAACCGCCGCGACTGAATCTGGCGCAGGGGGCAATGGTGGTCCAGTCGGAATGGGTGGAATGGGCGGAACGGGAGGAATGACTTTTGGGAGCCCCCCGAGCCATGTGGGCAGGAGCCTCCGGAAGCCCTTCAGGATCCCAGGGCCCACTTGCTCGGCGAGGACAGCGAGACCTGCCTTGATGAAGGCTGGGCCCAAGAGGGCAGCAGCAAGGATAGGCGCCTTCTCCTCGAGAAATGGGAGCACCGTCATGTCCAGCCAGTTCATCAGCTTATCACCGATGAGGGACAGGAGCTCACCCACGACGGGGGACAGGGTCTTCCAGGCATCCTTGAAGGCAGCGAAGAGAGGTGCCAGGGCCTCGCCCCAGAAACCGCCGCCTGCGAGGCCCGACAAGTCGAGGCCCTTGCCCTGCAGGAGTCCGATGAGGATCTTGACACCAATCGCCATCTTCTCGGCGATCCACCTGATCGCGTCCGCCGCGAGGGTCATCGCGCCCTGGAACAGCCTCTTGACCCCCGACAGGAACTTCTGTCCTGCACCTGAGGACGCATCGAAGTGGTCGAAGAACCTCTTCTTGATGTTCTCCATCATGACAGGGAATGACTGCTCACCCTTCACGAACTTGATGAGCTCACCGGTGACGCCGCCGACGAGGGCCTTGAACCTGGCAGGGTTGAAGAACTCGGCGATCCCTCCGAAGAATTCTTTGACGGCAGGCATCTGCGCGATGGCACGGCCCAACCTGACACCCTCGAGGAGGACGGTCCTGAACGCAATCCGGAGATTCATCATCACCTGGCGGAATTCTTTGCCTGCCATGACGCCCCGGGCGATGCCCCTGAAGAACCTGTCGAGGAATGAGCCCTCTTCGGCGCTGCCCGACTTGATCATGCGCTTCATGGCGTCCGCGAGGTTATTCATCGCCTCGGCCTGCGACACCTGCTTCTTCTCGGCCTTGGCGCTCGCCGACGAGATCTTGTCGAGGCTGACGCCCTGGTTTTTGAGTGAGAAAGCCTGCCGGGCCGTCGCCTCGTCGAGGCCTGTCGTCGAAGACAGCAGCTTGAGCTGCTGGCGGTTGAACTTGGAGGCGTCGACGCCTGCTGCGGCGAATTGCTTGCGCAGGTAGTCGACCTGCTGCGCTGGGTCCTGCATCTCCATCAGCTTGAACGCATCTGCCTGGATGCCGAACGACTGCGACAGCTTCGACACGTTCTCAGCAGCACCCTCGAATGTCTCGAATGTGTCCAATGTGCCCACGATCTTGTCGAGCTCGAGGCCCAGCTTTCTGGCGTAGACCGATGCTGTCGCCATCTGCTTGATCGTCGCCCCGCCGAAGTGCTTCACGTCCGCGGCGGCCTTCTGCAGGTCGCGCGAGATGTCCTTCGTGGCGATGTTGAACTGTGCACCGAGCGCATCCACCTGCTTGTACACACTATTGAGCTCACCCTCGAGGGTGCCGCCCATCGTCTTGGCGCGCTCGCCGAAAGTTCTCATGGCCTCGTCAGTGAGCCCCAAGCCCTTCTGGTAACCCAGGAGGGCGCCGCCGCTCTTCTTAAATTCTTCCGTGAAACTCTGGAAGACTGGGCCCATCTTCTGCGACAGCTCGTTGAGGTGCTGGAGGCGCTCCGCCATGTTGCCGAAGATCCGATATGCACTGAGGCCTGTCGCCGCGAAGCCCCTCATCTCTTTGGCGGTGGAGAGGACGGCTTGAGGCGCAGTCTGGCCCAGGGCTCCAAAGTGATCTCTGAGCTTCTCAATCTGTTCAGCGAGCTCATTGGAGCCGCCCTGGGAGGCCATGTTGCCCAGAATGTTGAAGAGCTTGAAGGGAATCGCCAAAATCGACTTGCCTAATCTATAAATCGAGCCAATGGCACCGCCGATGAGGCCTGTGACTGACCGCAGGATTGAGCCTGTCATCTTCAGGCCCTGCCAGAACCCGCGCCCGAAAGATGTCGCGTACAAAGCTGCCTTGCCGAAGAGGCCCAGCTTCTTTTCCGCCTTGCCGGCTGACTCGCCGATCTCTTCCAGCTTCGAAGAAGATGTGGCAGACTCGCTGTTCAGGTCCTCCAGGTCGTCGATCAGCTCCCTGACACTCTCAGAGGTCTCGCTGATGCCTGCACCCATGCCCGGAGAGTCAGACAGCTGCTTCGAGATCTTCACCATCTCACGCATGGCGTCGAGCTGTTCACCTAGGGCCTGGCTCGCTTCGTCCGCGGCGTCGGCCATCTTCTCCATGAGGGGCAGAAGTGCTTTGGCCGCGTCGAGCTGGTCTTGGGATGGGGTTGCCACAGATTACCTCACAGGGGCCAGGATGTTCCAAACACCTTCTCAAACTCCATTGCGGCAACGTTTTTGGCCTCGAGCCTCTCAGAGATCGTGCCCACGGTCGCACCAGGACGCTGGAGCTCATTTTGAAAATTTCTCGTGGCCACCATCGCGCGTGTGACAGTCTCGACCTGCAGCCGCGTGCCCTGAATTTTTGTGACAGGTTGTCTGCCCACGAGCCACGCGCCCAGGGTCACGTAAAAAATTTCTCCCAAGAGATTTGTGCTGCCAGCTTTCCCCATGTTGGATACCCCTAAAATGTCGCTGTTTTCATTTTTATGTATGCCCCGGGTCGCAACTTCAGCACACTTTAATGCCTCACGCGGCTCTTGCCGCGTGAACATCAGGTGAATCTTCTCAGCCTCGAGGGAACTTGGGCTCGGGCACGGTCCTGCAAGGCCCTAACATCAGGTGTGTTGTGGTGCAGTGCCTTTGATGGTGGGTCGCCGCCCTCATCTTTGCCCTTATTGAGCTCCTTGCTAATCCTCTCAATGAACCATGTGCGATACGGCACGGGGAGCCAGTAGGCCTCCTCGTACAGGAAGCCACCATAGTACATCAGGAGGAAGATGGGCTCAAGGGTGAGCTGTGCCTTATCTTCCGGCCGAAGGCCAAAGAAACGTGACTCCGAGCGGCATGTTCACCTCCTCGCTGTGTCCGCATGAAGGACACGACGTTTCCTGCCTCATCAGGATGCCTGGCTCATTGTCCTTGATGTAATTCCGGAGTGCCAGAGAGTCTCGGGCCGGCATCATCTTCACGAATGACGCAATCTTGGCACGGTCCTCGACACCGTCGATCGACACGATGGAGTACAGCAGTGACGTAGTGACGCTCGCCTCGGCCGACAGGCCCAGCTTCTTCTGCTTCTCGGCAGTGGCGACGATCTCCTCCTCATCGCGCCCAGTCAGGAAGCGGAACTTGACGATCTTCTTGCTGTACGGCAGGAGGAACTCAAAGATGTTCTGGCCCTGTGCGACGGGCGCGATCTGGAGGCGCTTCAGGGGCAACCCCGCAAGGTCGAACTTGTGCTGTGCCTTCGTCGAGCACTCGTTGCACTCGATCTCGGCGTCGTAGTCTGATCCGTACCCAGTGATCCTGATTGCCACCATGAGAGCGTTTCTGTCGCCCGTCAGGAGGTCACGAGGATCGATGCTCTTGTCGAGGAGGCACGACTTGATGAGCTCTGTGATGACCGTGCCCTTCTTTAGGTACGCCTTTGAAGTGAGAATGTCCTCCTCACGGGCCGTCATTGCCTTGATGTCCACAGTCTCACGGCCGTGGAGTGTGCTGTCGACGGGATAGACCAGACCATTCGAGGGCAGGGGCATCGTCTCGACCGGAATGTCGAGGCCGAAGTCCATTCGAGCCCGATCGGCGGACGACACCTGCTGGATTCTTGGGTCGATGCCCTGATGGTTGCCTCTAAAAATTTCATTACGTGTCTCGCGTTCTTCTGCCATTTTAACTTCCTTATGACAAGAATAGTAATTTTAGCGGCGTAAACGTAAACCAATAAAAAAGGCTCCCACCGCGGGAGCCTGCCGGAAAAATCGCCATCGCCAATTTAGGTGACAGGGAGAATTAGCGATCCCCAGCACCCATATCTATCAACCCTCGTCAGCGCCACCTGCGACGCCCATCAAATAACCATGAACTTGGCGCAGGTTCTCGTGTGCCACCGAGATGTGGTCTTGCACCCAACCTGGAAGTTGGTCATCTCCCTGGAGAATATCACATACATTCTGTGACATGCTCCGGAGCGACAGGAGCTTCGACTTCGCCATGCTCCCCTCACTGTCTTGCGGATCTTCCCCGTGCAAGAATCTCTGTGGGTCCCTGCCGCCCGCGTGGGCGAGGGCGAGTGCATGCTCTTCTTTGATGATCTTTCTTAGTTGGGTAATTGTTAGCTTCATGGTTGAAATTATCAACCTAGTCGAGGATTAGCGCATACAAAGAGTTTGGAAGTCCAAAAATCTGTGAAACGCCTGCTGCGGCCGCAACTTGGGCTTGTGACAGGCCATTCTTAGAATCTGCGCGGAACTTGAACCGATTATACCTCGTCGTGTAGTCTGTCCACCAGAAGCGCGGTTCACTTCCAGCTGACACGAGAGTCCAGCCCGCGGCCTGGTATCCTGATCCTATCCCAACTCTAAGATCAACATACGTTATTAACTTGTTGGCTCCCACACTCTTGGCGTAATCCCTGGCTGCACGTGTCAGCTTACCCAGCCATCCCCTGATTGAGTAATTAACGCGGGTGCAGCACCGTCCGAGCTCGAGCGCACCTTCGTACTTCTTGTGAAAGGGCTTTCTCAAGGAGACCGCAGCCATGATCTCTGAAGATGCGGGGTCCAGCAACGCGAAGTATTTCATCCCTACGACATGGCCCTCGAGGTGATTCTCATCAAAGAAGGTCCTCGCAACAGACGGGCCCAGCTCCACGACCTCCAATTTTCTAGCATCTAGCTTCTTCGCAGGGAGGCCAAGCCTGTGTCGAATCATGCCCTCGACGATGTGCCTCTTGCTCCGCCATTCGTCTTCATATATTGAAAAAAGGCTGATATTCGCCCCATAGCAGGCATGCATCTTTTTCACGTGATATTCTGGATCACTCAGGTTGGCTGCAGAGTGCCAGTATAGGCCATTATACTCTATGCCCAACCGTCTTGAGGGAATCCAGACATCCAGCTCTTTAGGAGAAATGGCACTTCTGTCGGAGAGGACGGCATCAGGTGCAAGTGCCTTGACGAGCTCAAAGAGTTCTAGCTGCCCGCGAGACTCCTTGGGCGAGCACACGAAGCAAACAGGCGACTCCTCCAGCATCGCGAGACTCTTCATTTGTTGGGCACCGCAGCTCTTGCACAAGAATTCCAACCTATCGACCCGCCTCGTTTTGTAGTCTTCGAGTGAAGAAACGAGCTGGAACTTATCAGAAAACCTGTCAATCCTCTCCCTCAGCTCAGTGGGCTTCAGGCGGCGACCTGCTCCAGGTGAACCATATCTCTCAGAAATTCTGCGGGCCGCATGCACAATGCTGGGAGATGTTTCCTTCGACAAGCCTTTGTTCCATGGCACAAGGGCGCCCAGAGCGAATTTTTTCTTCTTCGTTGCCGATATCTTCTCTGCGGCATGCACAGCTCTCGTTGGGTCCCGCTCGCGCCAATCCTGGATCTTTCCAGTACTGTGGCCCTCAAGAAGAGAGCTGGAGATCTTTCTGCTCATCTCCAAAACTTTTTCAGATGTCTCCTTCGTAAGGCCTGCATTCCACGGACTGCTGCAGGCTTCTCTCCTCTTTCGTGCCATTTCTTTTTGAAGTGTATCACTGAAGAATATTGAGTCCACCCTCGCGTTGTGCCCCCGAGCGTATTTTGAGGTGAATCCTTGCTTCCAGCCCAACCACTTTAATCGTTCGAGGCACTCAGGATTGCAGCTGCATGTCGGATGTCGCCCAGAGCAGTGCGTGTCTAGGTACAACTGGAGGCTATCATGCACCCCATGCTCACCTGCAAGATGTGACAGGAATCTTGCTTCTTGCCCAAAGCTCTTATCACACATTGGACAAGCGATTCTGCTATAACTCATGGTGTTTATTTATGTACACTCCTAGAAGTTGTTCAACCCAGAGTGAAGCATCACTGCACATTAAAAACAAGGGCCCCATGAAGGGGCCCTTGGGGAAGCACAGTTCCAGATTAGAACTGGAGCACCGCATTGTCGAATCTCAGTGTGAGTGAAATTTCGACGGGGTCCGCGTTTCCTTCATAAGTGAGCTCGCCAAAATTCACCTCAGTGGCAAACGCGCCCTTGATATCCCAGAGCTCGACGACCGTGCCGACGGGATCGAGCAACTTCAACTGAATGTCACGCTTGTAGAAGTCGGCGTAGCCTGCGCGGCCTGACACCGACTCATAGCACGTCCGGACCCATTCCATCACCTGCTGGGCGCCCGAGGGGGCGATGGGGTCGTGGAGCGTGACGCTGATTGTGTTAAAGTTGGTCTTGCCTGCGATGTAACGGCGGCTGTTGATGAATGGAATTTCAACTTCTTCGGTATTAATCGTGGGACGCTGGACCGTCTTCGCGATGTACGCGTCGATGCCCTCGATCATGACAACCCACCGCGTTTTGCGCTTGGGCTCGAACTTATTGGGAAGCATGCTGGCTACGTCAAGTGTCTCTGCTGGCATTTGTTATCTCCTGTCACCTGTCTCTAAATATCTTCAAACTTGAAAATGTGGTTATTAACGTTGGGCATCCGGGCGCTCTAGGAATATTTCTAAAAAATCAACCAATGAAAACCTCAAAGAATTTTTTGGAAATTTTCATTGGGTGTGCTTTGAACCGCGGGGCCACAAGGACCCCGCACTGCCATTACTCGGCGATGTTGTTGGTCACCACGAAGTCGAGCGAAACGAACTCGATGGACCGGGTGGGCTGGACGAAGATCTTGCCCCGGACCGTGTTGTTCTCGACGTCGGCTTGGGTCGTCGTCGACGAATCGATGATGACCTTGAACCGATCGAGGCCCGCCAGGGCCTGGATCCTCTGGAGCCTCGGCGTGACCGCCGCAGTGAAGCGGGCGAGGGTCGCGGCGCGGTTGGGCTCGAAGAGGATCGTCTGTGCGATGTCACGGACCTGGCGCCTGATCTCGATGAGGAGGCGGCGGACGTTGACACGGTCGAGGGCAGACGCAGCAGCCTGCAAGGTCTTCTGGCCCCACACGACCACGCCGCTGTCAGGCTGCAGCGCGACGAGGGGGTTGATGTTGACGTCGTACAGGGTGTCCATGTTCAGCTTCGAGAGTGGGACATTCGCACGGGTGACGGTCGGCAGAGCACCACGGGTCGTGCCAGCAGGGGCAAACCATGGATACCCAACACGATCATTGAGGGCGAGGGCACCCAGGACGGCAACCGAGGGGGGCACGACGAGACTCTCTCTGGTCGTGGGATCCTGCAACACCACGTCTGGGAAGTACGCGGCCGCGAAGCTATTATCGAGGGTCCGGCTGCTGAACTCCTGTGCCGTGTACGTGACCGAAGGAGTCTGGGCAGATGACGTTACCTCGGTGACGTTGTCGTCGTACTGTCTCACATCCATGATATACAGGGCGTCGAAGCGATCCCTGACGGCATCAGCCGCACGGTCAGTGACTGATTCATGCCTGATGCCCGGGATGGCGAGGAGCTGGATATCGGTGTTCACCGTGTTCTTCATGATCTCCAGAGCCTTCGTGTACGCCTTCACAGTCGCACCGTCCTGGAGGCCCCGCGCAGTGTTGTCCATGTCGGCCGTGACCGCGTTGTTGGTGAGCTCTGCAGTTTCACGGTTGAACAGGTTGACACCGTCGAAGCCGCCCTGGAGCGGGAATGTGAACTTCGCAAGCCGGCGATTTACGCGCAAGGTAAGATCGTCGACCTTGAGGGCTCGAGTCTTGGCTGCGGCGTCGGCGACGATGTTGCCGCGGCGGACGTAGGTCGCGTTCGCCCACTTGTTGACGTCGGCGAGGGTGTTCGAGCCCGTCACGACCTGCACGTTCTCCAGTGTGAAGAGGTTGTTACAGAATCTGTCAGCATCGATGATGCCGAGGGCAGCCGTGTCGACCGCACCGGTGTTGTCGCCTGCGACGAAATTGGCGTACTGCGTCGAATAGTCCGGGAAGTACTTGACAAAAGAATTCAGCGAGTCATTCTTGAGGGTCGAGGAGTTCGTGTCAGTCAAGGTGACGACGTGCTCGAACTGCGTGCCCCAGAAGAATGATGGGCTCGCCTGGACCCGGCCGCCTGAGCCCCTCGTGATGTTGGAGCGCATTGGGAGCGGAGGTGTGACCGCACGCTTGACGAGGTCTGCTGAAGACAGTGTGCTATCGCAATCGTTGCTCGCCAGGGGCATGCTGCCTGAGGTGACGAGGTGTGCAATGCCCCGGAAGCCCAGTGGCAGTGCCGTTGGATCGACGGTCCCAGTCTCGACGCCGGAGTCAACCTCCACACGAATGTAGTTGGAGCGGGCCGGGTAGTTGCCCTCGACGACGACTGCCTGGGCTCCAATGTCACGGTCGAAGTCAAAGAAGACATGTGCGTCACCGATGACCTTCGCAATGTACCGGTCGCTGCGCGGATCGAGGTTGACGCCGCGGAACTTTTCAAGCGGCTGCAGCGCGCCGTCACGGTCCCGCCAGTCGCGCACAATGATGTCGAAGGATCCAAACTTGTTGGTAGCATCGGGGCTGGGTGTGATGTTCTCAATTGAGATCTTGTAGAGGTTAGAGACTCCTGCACCGGCGTCGATGGCATGGAGCTTGAAGAGATTGGCAGGAGAGCCACCAAAGCGCTGTGAGATGACCCACGGTGACCTGGCATGCCCAAACCTGTCCTCAAACCCTTCGTAATTAGGCACCTCTGTGGAGCCTGAGTTGTATGTCAGCGAGCTGGTCGTCAAGAATGCCGAGGGCTCAAGACCATTTTGGAGATCCGCACCATATGCGGAACCAACGAGGACAGTGCCTGTGACAGCTGCTGTCGAGGGATGGATATCCCAGTTCGCATACAGGAAGTGCCCAGCGTCTTGGATCTTATACGGATCCTTGTTGAAGATATTGGCGAAGTAATTGCCGGCCGTCGGGTCGAATGAGGCAGTGATGACATTGGAGTAGTTCACGTCCGCGCCGATGTGACCGTTGAGGATCATGACGAACTCTTGCTTCGCGAGGCCGCCCTCCTCGAGCCGCACGTCACCGACGATATTGCCTTGTGCCGTCGCATCGTCAGCGACATAGCTGGAGGCGGGCGCATCGCTCGTGTTCGTGGTGTCGAATGATGCCGATAGGCGCAGGATGACGCCTGAGGGTGCCATGACGACACCGCGGATGATGGGAACAGCTGATTGGGGATTTGGTGTTACGCCCCCAACGCCCTGGAGCCCTGCGGACGAGAAGACCGACGAGCCGAGTGATTCGGACATGAAGGCGCCGAGGAAATATGTGCGCCCATCAGGCCCGCCCGCATTCGCGAATGAATTGCTGGTAATGACACCATCACTGTCGGGCAGCTCCGCACCGACGGCAAAACCTGCTCGAGCGACAGATCCATCGACATCGCGAGCGCCGCCCTCGCCCGCGCCTAACACTCTCAAATATGTCACTGCGTTTGCATTGCGCATCCACTCAGCGACAGCAAGGGGTCCGAACTTTTTCCCATCGGTGGTGCCAAACTTAGCATAAAAGTCCGAAATCGTCCCAACCGTGACCGGAACGAATGCAGGACCCTTCAGCGCCGTGCCGATGACCCCCGCAGGCACGCCTGTGGGTGTCTGTGTTAGAGGACCTGAAAAGTCGATCTCTGTTGCTGTTACTCCAGCGCTTCCTTGATTTACCTGTGCCATTATTCTGCTCCCTGTCTAGCACTAACTATTTTCTTCTCCGCAAATACGTGAACTGGTTTTGTTATAAAGCGTTCCCACATCTCCAAGTAACTATTTCTCCTCGTCACATTTGAAGCGTGGGACCGCGAAATTGTCTCTCTTAAGCAAGAACGCGGCGGGATTGCCGCCGCGCTCCTACTTCAGCCGGCCTGATCAGACGAAGGCGACACCGCTGTTCGTGATGATGAAGTCGATCGCAATGTACTCGATCGCCCGCGTCGGCACGACGACGATGCGGCCGTTCAAGCGATTAAGCTCGACATCTTCGGCAGTGTTGTTGGTCTCATTCATGACGACCTGGAAGGCCTCGACACCTGCCTGAGCCTGAATAAGACCCAGCTGCAGTGTTGCATCCGCCACGAAGCGATTACGAACAACAGGTGTGTTCTGCTCGAAGACGAGACCGTTCGCGATGTTGATGATGACCCTCTTCACCTCAAGGAGCAGTCGGCGAACGTTAACACGATCGAGTGCTGACTTGTTGACCTGCAGGGTCTTCTGACCATAGATGACGAAGCCCAACCGGGGGAAAGTTGCGATTGGATTGATCCTGGACTCGTAGAGCCTATCCCGGTCAGTGACGCTGAGGCGCACACCGACGTTATTGACGAAATCGAGGGCTGCACGGTTGAAGCCTGCAGGCGCGAACCATGGGTACGCAACGAGATCGTTGAACGCAAGGGCACCATATGCTGCGATGGAGGCAGGGACCTTGACACGGCGCCTATTGGTCGCATCGTCGATGAAGACATCAGGAAAGTAGGTGCCTGCGTAGTTATTGTCGATCCCGCGTGCATCGAAGGAGGTTGCGGTCTGTTCAACGTTTGGGCGTGCTGTCGAGTCATCGAAGAGCCGGTTGCCTGAGTCGTCGTACGCAGGGATATCCATTACAAAATAGGCGAGACCATAATCGCGGACCTTGTTCATCGTGTAATCTGTGATGAAGGGCTCACGGATGCCTGGGATCGCCAGCACGTTCGTGTTGACAAGGAGTGGATCGGTCATGATGTCAACCGCAGCCTTGTACGCCGCGACGGTCGAGTTGTCCTGTCCATCACCTGCGAAGTTGACGGCCGAGACCGAGAATCCAGGCGAGACGTAGGAGACCGCGGCACCGCCGATGTCGAAAGATGTCGATTTATCATTCATACGCCGAGCATCGCGATCGAGGATGTTGAGGCCATCCCAGCCGCCGCCCATGAATGTGACGAACTTGGAATACGACGAGAATTTGTTGAACTCAGCCGGAGTCAGCTTGCTGAGAAGAGATGCTAGGGTCAAACGATTGCCGAGGACACCGTCGTTGATGGTATAATCGGTTGGGTTGATCGCAGCATCCCGGATGTAGGCGGCTTCGCGCATGTGCTGGGCCGCTGAGCCTGTGATGACCGAGCTGACATTCAGCGCTGTCAAGTTCGACAGGGCGACCTTCGCGAGTGTGAACTTATTGTGGTTGAGTGTGTCTGCACCGGAGCCTGTCACAAGTGTGTCGAGCTTCGAAATTCCAAGGAACTTCGTGTAGTTGTTGAGGAGCAGGTTCTTCTCAGAGATGACATTCGAGTTGAGGGGCACAGTATTGCGCTCGAACTTAACACCCCAGTGGTATGATGGGAATGTGAGCTCATTCTTGCCTGGTTCACCCGCCCAGGTGCCTCCTGCAAGAATTTCTCCCTTCGTGATCTTGAAGCGGAATGGAATGGGCGGGAGGATCGCGCCCTCAAGGGCTGCGGTCGTAATCTCACCAGTGAGGCGAGGCGTGCCCGGGGCACCATCAGTCAACAAGTCATTCGTCTTTGGCAATTCAAATCCGCGGAAGCCAAAGGGCATCGCGTTCTCAGGGACGAGCCCACGCTCGACGCTCTCATGCACCACAATCCGAACGAGCTTGGAGACATTATCATAGCTGCCCACGGTGAGGATGCGACGCTCTTCTGGAATGGCCGCATCGAAGTTGAAGGAGGACTTCAAGTCACCGATTAGCCTCGCTACATAGTTAGCTGACCTCGGATTGAGTGTGCAGTTCGGGAATGACTCAAGAACAAGGGGGCTGTTGTCCGTGTCGTTCCAGTCGCGAATCTGAACTGTGAAAGTCGCAAATCGATCAGAGTCATCCATCGAGGCTTTCAGGTCCGTGATGGCGATCTTGTAGAGGTTGTTGGCATACTCACCGTCATCGAGAGACTCGAACTTGAATAGATCGTACTCGGTGACGCCGAAGGGCTGCGAGATGAACCAGGGTGAGGCAGGCGCGCGGAAGCGTGTGTCATATGCACCGAATGCTTTGCGGAACTCCAGAGCGGGGTCACCTGAGTCAGCCGACGTGTTGTTCGAGCCTGAAAGAATCGCAGCAGGGCCTGCGGCGACCGCGACCTCAGCGTCGACTGGAAAGTCCGCATAGACGAAGTGCTGCTCTTGGACGAACCTGTCAGGATCAGTGTTCATCACCTTGACAAAATAGTCAGGGTCTGTCGGGTTGAGCGACGCAGTGAAGATCCGTACACCTGGGCTACCATCGGTGTTGGCAAAAGAATTGCCGAGGGTCGACGACACGATCAACTTGAACTTGCCGTTGAAAGTGAGCGAAGAAATGTTCGTCTCGTCAGCGTCCGTGCCGTCGAAGGCATTCGGTGTCGTGGGATCAGCCGCGATCATGATGCGCGCGGTCTCGGGTGTCATGAAGATGCCGCGGACGAGGCGAGCTGTATTCGGGTTGTTGATCGAGTCATTGTCCGTGAACATCGGCATGCCGAACGCCTCATCGGTCGTCGCATCATGGGTTGCCACCAAGAACTGCACGACACCGTTGTGGCGACCGATGGCGTCATCAGGCGCGGGCACACCATCGAGATAGAGACCTGCACCTGTCACTCGGCCAGTGGCAACTGTCGTTTGAATTTGTGACTCAGACAGGTTGGCGCCTGCACCGAGCGTGCGAAGGTATGTCAGTGAATTCTTGTGCTTCAAGAATTCACTGACAGCATAGGGTCCAAAGCACTTCGGATCCAAGTTGCCGAATTTGGACACAAATTCATCAAAATTGCCGACGATCGTCGGGATAAATGCCGGTCCCTTGTTGGCGGTTCCAATCACACCAGCTGGTGTGCCGCTCGGGCCTTCGGGGCGCGGGGCTGTAAGATCAATTTCTCTTTCGTAAAAGTTGGGAGACCTGAAAGTCTGCTCGGGCATCGCTGCACTCCTTATGGTATAAAACCGCTAGAATAAGTATTTCGTGGCGAGCCCAAAATTATTTTTTACTATCATTCTTCAATTGCCACTATCGATAGCTCACCCAGGTCCGCGCTCGGAACGAAGACAGTCTCACCTGTGTGTGGGTTCTTATTAGCAATTCTAATATAGCTCGTCATGAGCCCCCCGTTAGCTCCGCGAGTCATGACTTTTCTATAGCGCTCAGGAGACGTGCCCCTGGGCTGCGCCAGTAGGGCGGGGTCCTCTGGATTAATTTCGCCTGAGGTGAAGTACCGCGAAGAACCAGGGTCTCTCGCGTCCCTGCGCGGACTTCTCTTCTTGTCTAGGGGCAGTGTTGGATCATCCGCACCCAGGAATGGACCAGTGACAATGTCAGCTTGGGGTGCACTATTTTGACGATCGTCTGGAATGCCGACATCGAATGAAATATTAGGAACGCTCACATAACGTTTCACGGGCACAGGCACACCTGGGGCGCTCGACGCTAGAATGTAGGCAGGAACTTCAATATTGAATTTCTGCTTGATGATGCGCTCGCCCTGTGACATGTCATCGAAATTTGATTCTGCCGTGAAAGCGCCCTCTTGCATGTGGGCAATGAACCAATAACCCTTAGGAGTGTCCAGCTTCCAGCCCCGAGTCTGCGGCAGAAAAGATGACATGAGGGTCTCATTGATCTGGTTCATGTGGTGGGTGTACTGGGTCCAGATTATCACTTCATAACTGAGAGTGATGAATTGTGGGCTCGGCACGACGAGAGTCTCAAAGACATTATTGTGCCTGTCAGCCAATAACAATCCGCCCCTCTTTATGGTGGGATCCACCTCGAGCTCTCCCACATCATTCAAGGTCGTCAGCTGCCCAGGATCAGCCAGCGCCGGATTGACAGCCAGATTCCCTTGGTGTTTCAGGAGTAATTTATTGATCAGGTTTTGATATCCACGGTCTGAGCGATCCAACCTTCTCCTAATGACGATCTCACCTGTGCGCTGGTTAATTCCGCGCCCCGTGATGTCCGACGTCGGGTCCTGTGTAAAACTCGGGCGCCCGATCGTGATGATGGGCAGGATCAGAGAGTTCGTCTTGTCCCTCAGCGGCCGGTTCTTCTTAAGCATCGCCCACTTTTCACCGCCCGCAAAGACGACAGGAACTTTCTTCAGGTCGACAGCGGCAGGTCCCCCGACAGCGAGGGGCAGTTCTTTATCGAAGAGATTAAAGAGTGCCACGTCGACGTCCTCGAGCCCCACAGGGGGTATGACTAGATCAGACGTGGTGTCAGTGGGATATCCTGTCGGGAGCGGCGGTTGGCCTTGTCTAATCTTGCCTTTTGCGTTGAATCTATTGGCCATGTCTCACTCCTCGTCGTAGAATGCAGAACCCACGCCTGGACCATCGCCCAGGCTCGACACTTCACGGGGGCCAGTCAGGGGCTCATCCAGGACGCCATTCCTGACAAGGTCACGGACGTCAGCTGTGTCACCCTCTTTATTCACGGCGGCACCCCGCTGCTGCACGAAGGTCGTCTGCACGGCATCTGCCTCTGGCCGCGAGATGTCGGTAGGCCCGATGACCAGAGCCTTGAATTGGCTCTCACGAACTCGGGCCCCCACGAGCTTGACACCGTCCTTGTGCTCGGGCATGCCGTAGATGTTCCTCATGAACGACCTCTCGGTGATCTCATAAAAAATCTCAGAAAATGAGAAGTAATCACCAATGGCGACATTTATGCCCTTCTCCACGAGGTCACGGTGTTGGATGAAGACCTCAATCTTGTACTGCGCATCGACGCCGAACTGATCGATCTTCGTGTCGGACTGGAAGTTATTGTCGATGAGGGCATCAATCGCGATGGGGTTGTCGAACACTTTCTTGAGCGCCTCGTTATAGACCCCGTGTGTCTGTGTCTTGTGCTCGGAGATCGGATAGTAGTAGATCTTTTGACCGACGACGTCCTTGATTAGCTCCTTCGTGATATCACTGATGAAGTTGAGTTCTCTGGGTGTGATGAAGAGCCGTGCCATGTTGTCCCCCTATTATCCTATGATGACGCTTCGGCCGAGGGGCATCGGAACGTACTTCAACTGTTTCTGCATGAACTCGGCCATCGTGGCCTGCTGCTCCATCAGCTTCGCGTTCGTCAGATTGTCAAGGAACTCCTTCAGCTGTGTCTGGAGCTTCTCCTTGTCCTCCCGTGCCGTCGAGATCAGGTTCTCACCGTTGAGCTGGAGGTCAGCGTTGGGAATTGGAATGTTTTGAAACTTTGAACGGATCAAGCCAAGTAATTCACGTGACAGGGCGAGAGTGTACTGACGGATCCACTGCCGCCCAGGCTGCGTCACACTCGAGAATGGGATGTTGCCGAGAGGCACATTCTGTGGACCAGAGACCCCGTAGATCGACTGGTCCTGTCCCTGAAGCGCCGTCGGGTTGAGAGGATCAAGCATACCTGCCTGCACCTTGACGAACAACTTACCCACCTGGAGGTCCGTGACGGGCGCCGGATAGATGCGAACATTTCCGCCTAAAATCTCATATGAATAGTTCGAGCGCCGCACCCGGAACGCGGACTCCAACATACCACGGCGGAGCACGTCCTCGAAGATGGGGAGGACGTAGAAGAGGGTCGAGTTGACGTACGATTCATAGTTGAAGTTCGTGGCCAAGAAGTTTGTGACGTTGCTCGCGTTGAGCAGAAAGTGCTGTGCAGCAAGGGGTTCAACGTGGAAGACCTCGATGACCCGAATGGGCGACTTCGTCGTCATGCTCTGGTAGATGACTGAGCCAGACACAGCATCTTTCAGGTCAGTGTAGATGTTGTAATCCTGCTTGCCTGCCTGCAGGTCGAAATATCCTAACGTCGCATCATAGTTACCACCGACCCCCGCGTAAGTTGAATATGGGGACGCCTGACGCATTAGGAACTCGAGCGTCTGGAAAGGGTATTTATTCGTGAGATCGTTCGTGCTGCCTGTGGGCATGCCCAGGACGTTGGCGAGCTCGGACTGGATCTTCAGCTCGTGTATCTTGCGAGAGTACTCGCAGCATGCTTCTTCGAAGCATGCCCAGATCTCCTTGCGGGTGAGCTCGACCGACAGCACATCATCGCCCAACTTGCGCTTGACGAAGGTGACCATCGAGTCCGCCTCCTGCTGGAACTGCGGATCGGAGTCGAAGAAACCGAACGGAGTTGGCTGTAGTGTCTGTACGAAGCTCGGCATATTACCTTCCCGCAATAAATAGGAGCAGACAACCCCAATTCACACATAAGAATTATCCGCTCATTTTATGGTTGGTCAGGCCCTCAGCTTCGATACCTCGTGTCGAATGAGAGCCCGAAGTGCCGCCTCTTCCATGGGAGAATCTTCAAGAATTTCTTCTCCTTCAGGCTCAGCCCCACTCTTCATCATGCCCCCGCGTGATGACGGAGGCCGGTACGCAAAAACGTCATCAATAATATTTGGCTCATTATCTCTGATTTTTCTGCGCACGGTTCACCTCACATGCCTGCAATTATAGCCTGTACCGCAGTCTCCACCCGTCGTCGGAGCTCTTCAGGCAGGGCGGACAGGAGAATGTAGATTTCATTCTTGGGTGGAGCCGACATGGCACCCCCTGCCGTGTAGACATCAGCAGGTTGTGTGGTGGCTCTCAGGATGAGAGGTGCTGGGCCCTTGCGAGTTGCCTGAATGGGTGAATATAGATCGACTTGTTGCATAGGTGTATTCATCCCTTTAGGATTTGCTTGCTCTCATTCAGGGCACTCGCCGCAGCGGTGAGCTGCTTTGATAGCGCATCATAGCGTGAAATAAGCGCACCGACGTCCTGTCCATTCTTACGACCAGTGTCGATTTGCTCCTTGAGCTTATGAAGTTGTTCTGTGATAATTTCTGTTGTAGCCGACAT